GGGGGGGGGGGGGATGGGTGCGCGGGTAGGTGGACGGGTGATGACGATCCTTACAGGAAGTCGGAGCCAGGTGTATTACCAAAGTCTAAACAATATTCTCTAAACATCCCCTTAACTAATTGCCAATTTTCCCCGCTGGCATCTAACCCGAGTCTCTCAGTGGCTTGGGGGACGTTCCATTTTGCCCCATATAATTTTCCCATAGCAATTTCATAGTCCCCCTTTGAAAAAGTCATTACTTGTTGCCAGGATTTTTATTGTTATTTTTCCGTTTATTGTTATTTAACAAATTATTTATCATCTTAGTGAGAATCTTATTGACAGGCTCTGGGACCTGGTAAACGGGGATTTTTGGTTTTTTGCCGGGAGCTTTCGCTGCAGGGGCTTTCGCTGCCGGAGCCTTGACTGCAGGGGCTTTCGTTTCGGGTTTTGTCACCGGGGACTTTGCTGCTGGTGACTTACGTTGGGCCAATATCTGATTAGCAACTTTGGTGATCGCTGGATTTAAAGCCCAAGGAATATCAACCATGCAAACATGGTAACCCGGGATGCAAGAAGCCCCGCAAGATTTCCCCTTTTTGCATTTCTTTCTTTTTAGTTTGGGTAAATTGAGACCCCCTAGCCTAGCTATTTGACCACGTTTAGCGGCATTAATTTGGCCCTCAGTTCTTTTCTCAATTAAAGGCATCTGGGGTGGGTCACTTAGTATTCCTTTCTTATTCTACCCTGATGCCCCCCCCCCCCTTTTTTATTGTCCTGCTAATTACCCTTAAGTGTCCTATAAATTCCCTCAAACCACCCTGCCTTACGGGGATCCCCACACTTCCACAACGGTAAATGAGATAGCAAATATCGTTTTTCCTCTTTAACCAAACAAGCGATTGCGCTAGGGTCATAGCCCTTATAGTCTGGGTCGTGGAACTTAACTACCGGTATAGAGTGGTACTCTAATGATAAGAGTAAATCTATCAGGTGCCATCTCCCCTCAACTGTTAGCCAAACGAAAGAGGGATGCTCGCCCTCAGGAACTCCCCGTAAACGGCAATACTCCAGCTGAGCATGAGCTGACTGGATAGCTTGTTGATGGGTAGGGAGATCACGCCTAGAAATGGCGTAGAAGTGTTTTGGGCTCATATTTCCTAGGTAGGTATGCTAACGGAATCGTCACCCTGGGTTAAACCCTAGTCAGATAAACCAAAAAGTTCTTTAAAAAACTCAACTTCACCTGAGAATTCAACTGGTACAGTAGCTAAATTAGAAAAAATTGCTGCTGCTAAGCGGTGATTCCCGTCAGTGAGTATCCAATCCATAGAGTAACCCATAGAGGGGATTCCTACGTCTAAGGAAATTGGATCCTCAAACCCATTCACAATGAAATAGGCTATTCTTGCTGCGTGGTCATTGGCAGTTGGTTTTCTACCGTTGGCTTTAAGACTACTGATGGGAATCTCTAGCAAATTCCCGCAATTGATGGCCTTTTGTACCTTGGACTTTGGGACCTTAACACCCCAAGGATGGTATAGGTATGGGTCGCAAAGTTCTTTAAGCTTACTCACCGGGACATGGATCATGTGTTTCTGAATACAAATGGCATTTACTTAAGGGGCTTCCCACGGAAAGAAATCTTAGCATCAAACCCCCTCTGTGTCAACCGGTCCTTGTCTGAAATGTCTACTGGTGGCAAACTGTCGGGGTTATCTCTGAGGGATGTCAAAAACATAGCAATCTCCTGGTACATTTGTTCAGCAGTGAACAAGGATGCAAACCCTAGTTCCCCCAAGTTTGGTACCGTTCGATTTAGTGTCACATGAAATGGTTCCCTAAGGTGCTTGTAGTGGGGGTCTTCTAGAGTGAAAACAGGAATTTGTAACTTTTTGGATACTTCAACGCAGGCTGAGTTTGGAACTCCAATTAGGTCTTTGATGTCTGGCTCTTTGAACCATACTCCAGGGGATCTGCTGTAGACTAGGGCCAAGGATGGGTGAGCCTCGGTAATTAGTTTATATTTGGGGAGATACACTCCAGGTTCTTCAGTCACCAATAGATACAACTTACCGCATACCGAGCACCATTTGTATAACCAGGGAAATGGGTCCGGTTTTCTGCCCCGGTATCCGTCGGCTTTTGGTAACGGTTTAGCTGGTATCCCTCCTTTCACCCCAATGGAAAAATAACCACAACTGTATTCGTCCTTACTCTCTAAATCTCTACGAACATAAGTGTTAGCCGGATCCCCACCTTCTTGGCTATACAGGTATTCTACATAGTCGTAGTAATCTTTGAACTTTGATAGGATTTTCATTGTTTTTGGGGTGAAAGGTGAATGAGTTTTACTTATTCCGTAAATCAGAACAATTTTCTATGGAACCTTAAGGGTTTGCAAAATCCTCCGTATGAATGGCCAGTATAGCAAACTTGTCCAAGGTGTCGTAGGTCTGGCTAACCCATTGCATCCCAGATTGTTCAAACCACCAATCGGAGGGTAATTCACAAAGATCAGCACTAATGCCAAACTCTGTGACCAACCAGCTTTCCCTATCGTAAGCCCATGGAACATTTGAAAGCTCTGCTTTTCTGGCAATGTAAGTTCGACCGTCAGGCCCCTCAAGAAGTAGGTGCGTCACTTTTATTCAGTCCCAGCCCCCATCCAAACGTCTGCTAACCCCACGCGCAGTTTCAGCAGCGTCTTCAATTTGGTTTCTTAAACTGATTATAATGTTGGCAATGTTCGTGTAGATTATTCCATCGTTATAACTAAGGTCAAAACCGCAATTGTATTCATCATTCTCTTCAACTCCTGAACCGTTAAAAATTTCCCTAAGAACCTTGTGGGTATTCCACTTATCCCGGAACTTGTAGTAATCTTCTCCCTTTTGGAAATCACTCCAAGCTAGACCACTGTAGTCTGGGGGACCGCACTCTGATAGGATTTTCTTAAGTTTTTTCTTACCGGTAGCAGTCAATAATTTAGGGTCGATTTCCATTTTTCTATTAGTGTTTGGGGCAGCAAGGGGACCGAAGCCCCCCGCAATGAGTCAGAATGCTATAGCTCAAACGGCTACGGCAGTCCTCTCGAATTTGACGATTTTGTTAGCGTCTATGTTGTGCTTATGCAAGCGGCTTTCGGTAATTGGCTTGCTGTCGGTCGATTCCAGAGCGGACCCTCGAAAGGGAAATGGATCCGGGGCGATTCGAACGCCCGTGTCGCGCAGTAGTGACAACTACCTACACCCAGTTTTGAGCCGTATGGTAGGGCTTTAACAATTATTACCCGTTACAGTTAAGAGTCTATGGTAATCTTATACTGCCTAACTAAGTTAAACAACTCAGTTTGAAGGTCTTCGAAGCCGCCCACAAGTTGATCCTGAGTGACCGCATAGCAAGGGCCCACTTTAGAGCCCGCCCAAGGTATGACTTGTTTGTGCTCTAGAATCTTGTTCCTGTACTTAAGAAGTAGGGAGTTAATCCCGGAGGCGAGCTGAACTTTATCGGATAGATCTACTTGTTTTAACATGGTTGGTAACGGTGTTGGTAACGGTGGATTGATAACAAAAGGTGATGTTACCGGATGGGCTGGGTCCGGGCATAGCCTGCGGCGCCCGTCCCTGGTCGGGGGCTAACGCCCCCTCCCGAAATTTTCGGGCCATACCCCTATTGTAGCGCGTTTACTAGGGGAGGCAAGGCGGCTAACCCCCCACAACCCAGCAAGCTGCCTGGAGTCCACCCATTTAACATATATGGCTAGGCAGGTTCACCCTTGCGGGACCATCCGCCGCCTATTTCGAGTCGATGGAACTTCGATATAAGTCAAATGCTCTTTGGCTCTTGTCACCTGGACATAACATAAGTTGTTTTCTTGAATAATTTCCCAATCTTTTCTCGCCCACTTACTTGGGCTATAAGCATTCATACCTAGCGCATAAACGTGATCCCATTCTTTACCTTTAGAGCGATGCACTGTGGATAGGGTCAAAATGGACTGGCCCTTTGACGAATCACTATCTCCAAACAACCCTTTAATTTTATCGATCAATACACTGATTGGATCATCCAATTTACACTGTTCCATCAAAACCCTTAAGGTTTCTGCTTGGTCTTCAATATCATCACATTTTGTATAATCTTCGTCATCCCTAGCCTTAGCCATGGCTTTTATGTACCAGTTGGCTACTTTGGACTCTAGTTCGGACACCTCTTCACAATCCCAACGGTTTATTAACTTAATTAGACCATCTCCAATAGCCCGACCCTCTACCCTGCATGAAATACCCTTCTTGATAAGCTTAAAAGCCAACTCAACCAAGGGCTTCGTTACTCTGCACAAGATGGCATCGCTCGGGTTAAGGTTGGGATTCTTCAGTAGATCTTCCAACTTTAGGGAATCTACAATGCCGTCGGGCGCACCATCAAATGCTTTAATGTGGGGCACCCACCTTTGGGCCTCCTTGACAATGAGCTTTGGACAACGGAAAGTTGTTGTCAGCGGGAGATTGATGGTGTTGAATTCTTTAGCAATCAAATCCATTGCATTGTGGTCAGCACCAGTATACGCATTGATCGACTGATGGCTATCCCCAACAGCAATTAGACGTCCATTAGGGGCAAGCATCATCTTAATGAGTTTGCGCCTTACAGGGTTAGTATCCTGGGCTTCATCTAGGAGGACCCAGTCATATTGCTTAGATTTTAACCCCAAAAGAACCGGTCCATATACCATGTCATCGAAGTCAATTATTTTCGGGATAGCCCTATTACTTTCTTTTAGGACAGCACGAGCTTCTTTGATTCCGTCACTTAGTGATGCAAACTTAGGGAGAGCCAAATCCAGGGAAAAGTGATCAACCATGTGGTTCCAAGCCTGGGTATCATCAATGTTTGAAAAAATACCTATCCCGATTTGTTTGGCTTTTGATGCAGCATTTATGGCAAACGTGCGTAGATAAGGGTTTTTAACGACAGAGTCTGCAATTTTTTTGAGTTTTTTGTACCCGTCTAGCTCTACCCTTGGGTAAGCAGAACGTAAAATTTTATACCCGAAACTATGAACGGTGCCAATATTGAGTCGATCCCCGATTTGCATTGGGCTAGATCTTACTTCAAGTTCTTTGACAATGGCTTTGTTATAGGCGCAAAAACCTACATCGCCCTTAGTTCGAGGGAGAACCCCAAGTAAAACCTTAGTTTTTCCTGACCCTGCCACAGCTTCAACAAGTGCAGATCCTTCACCTTTGACGGCCCATTCTGCTACTGCATACTGCTCAGGGGATGGGGTTGGCCCTTTGGTTGCGGTTGAATCGTCAGTAGGCTGGAGTATTAGCATCTTGGTTGCGGTTTGGTTGCGGTTTAGTAGTTGGTTGGTAATTGGTTTATAGCTGGGTGTGTCAAATTAACTTATGGCAATATGGCAATGTCCCAGTGGGGATCCCCTGAAAGATCCACCCATGCGCAGTATTTGCCGTTAACTGAAACGAAGAATATTTTATTGCCTTTCCGCTGTTCGATGTTGATATTGGGGTTTCCACCCATTGAATTTATCAGGCGGTTCCTGGCTTTGTTTGAGATTGGAATTGCTCGGGCCATTTTTTTTTTCGACTTTGGAACTTACTTCTATTATAGTACATGTGGGGGGAAAGTCAACTCCACAGGGCTCTGGGGGGCATGGTCAATCGTAAAAGGTTCTCAAAAGGTCCGCACACTCCTTAATTTTCTTTCTAGAAAAGTTCTTTGGCACCTTAAAGATAGTCTTATTATCAATGAATTGATTGTATTTGGATCCGTAAATTCCCCATCCAACTTGGTAGCAAACTTCAACAAATGCTGCTTTTCTTTCCCCATCTGGTCCAAAGGGTAATTCTAGAAGATAATGAATTGAATCATGTTCGGACCAGGCAACCAGGTAATCCTGGTATGAAAACCCTGAACAGGGTACCGAAGTTTTATCGAGTGATACAGAATAATTATAGCTTTTCTCACTTAAAACTTTATCCGGGCATAAATCATAAAAACATTGAAGATCCATCATTGGATTTCTTTAGTGCGGGTTTTTCATTAACCAATTCTAATCGAAGCTCGGCTCTAGTAGTAGTGCCAGCATTTCCTGAATGGTTTTATAGACGGGATCCCCGGGTGAGAAGGAAAACTTTTGAGTTGCTTTATTGTCGATCCATTCGCGGATGCCAGTTCCAAACTCAGTTGACCTAGCATACCAATCACATACCATCTCGGCAACGTAAACTTTCGGCATGTCATGGATGCTACCCCAGTATTCAGGGTGATGTGGATTCACGGACTGATGATGCTTGATGACTTCAGAAAGTAAAGGGTCTGAATGAAAAAGGTGGGCAAACTCAATACCTTTGAATTTGGAGTTATCATGGATTTGCCCGTTGGCAATTAGGTTACGACCAAGCTCAATTTCGCCACGCTTCATTAGTTTGAGCCCTAGCTTATAGCAGCCCCTTTGAACATTTTGAATGTGGTTAAAAACAAGTTCGATTTTATCGATGGATTCGGTTTCGATTGTCATTTGGGGGTACGCGCATTCATCATTGATACCTAAGCTATTACCCTGCTTTACCGGGCTCTAGCAATGATAGTGATAGAATTTTTCTATGGTATCACCACACAAATAATTAATTAATTCATCATCAATTGTGTTCGGTAAAACGCATTCATTTTTTATTACGTGGTCGGCTTCGTCAAATAGTTGGTTTACAATGGAAATAAGTTCGCTATAGGTGATCCTACCATACTTAATGTCAAGAAGGAACTCTGCGTCACCGACCAATTTCCTATCTACGAATAGCTTACCGGTCCGCATCCCTTCAATAGCCATTTTCATAAGCCTCACGCAATGGCTGGCATTCTTACCATCGTACCCGCAAGCCCGTTCAATTTCAGATCGTTTGACATTTCTATTCGTCAACCAATCTTGATAGTTGCCCCATCTTTTCAGGTCTGCCCGGTATTGCTGACTGGAGTGAAGTAAGGCCATGTATTCATCACTTGCCCTTGTGATTTTCTGTGTCTCATCAAAGCATTGCGTTGGTAGGACACTCTGTTTTAGAATACCTTTCCAATCAATTTGGCCATTGAGGAGGTCGTAAAGCTCAGTGGAGGCCTGATAATATTCGATTCTATCTTTAATCAACAGATACAAATACTCAATAAACGACTCAATCTGCGACGGTGTTAAGCTCGGTGAAGGTACCCCGTAGTCTCCCCACTCTGGTTTCCTTGTTGGTGGATCCCGAAGCCATTTGCGGTGGGTTTCCATCTTTTTGATTTGAGACTTTGCATACTGGACAAATGTGCCAGAGATTCTTTTGGAGATTAGTTTCTCCCGGTTGTTAATTAGGGACTGTCCAAGATAATCTAGGTAGATATAGCTATCGGGGGTTTGCCAAAGCATCTCCAGGATGTTGGGGTTTTGCGATCGTAACAGGCTGAGATATCGCCTGATGCCATAAACTACTGAGTCGGAATTGTCTAATTCAGGAAATCTTGTCCTAAAAGTTGGTTCTCCGGTATGCTCCCACCCTTTATCCTTTTGTTCAAATGTTTCGAGTGTATTGTAAAATCTCCGTGGTGCAACACAGATACCTTTAAAGTCAAGGTCTGACATTTCGGTGTTTAAACCATAGGCGTGACTACCTGATTTACAAAACAGGATCATCCCGTCTTCGATTTCTTTTCGTGTAATTGTCATTTTTTGGGGGGGGGAGTCTCGTTAAGTAGGGTCGTTAGCTTCTAGGAGGTACTCTGATCGGATCAAGTGCTCGTCTACTTCGTAATAGGATGGGATATCAATTTTGTCGTGGGGTCCATCAATGCGAAACTCTCCTCGCACTGCAGTCATCAAAGCATTTACAAAGGAGTCTAAACAGTCTAAATTCCCGCAAACCCCCTTATTTGTCCTGAGGCACTGGATTTCGATGGTGGCCCTATAACGTTTGATTCTCGATGCTTCGACTGAAGCAATGTCGGCTTTTAGTTTCCGAATTTGAAGGTCGGTTAGTTTGGTTAAGTCAATCAGTTCCATTGGGTTTTCACTTTTTTGTGTAAATCATTGGGTCCATTCCCTCAAGTCAACAATTTCATACCAAGCGCATTCCAGGACCCCCTTTTTTTTTTTCTCCGCGTTTAACATTATAGTGATCAAATTGGCTGGCACTTGAGACCACAAACTCTACTTGCTCTTTAGCTTCTTCGTATGTTGAGAAACAACCAATCCAGTCTCCAGTATCACCTGACGGGTAATAGTCTCCAGCAATTAACAAGTATGGCTTATTCATAGTGACACCAAATCTTCAGGGCTACAAGATTGGGATGTGGTCCCAGCCCAGCCCAGCCTCGATACTGCTTTGTCAAACTTTACAAATACGTTTTTGCCATTGTTAGATGATACGGTGCCATGTTCAACGTCCGGGTGGTTGATTTCCCCGTGGGCGTGCCCCGGAATATAAGCCACTTTGACTCCGGGTGTTGCAAGTTTGATGTCAATCATTGGTTTTGGTGTTATTTAATTTGATTTCTAATGATAGGACTCTTAGGGTAATTTCCTCGGTCTTGAGCGCCATTTCCTCGGCTCTGAGAGCCATGCGTTCAGCTTTGTAAGCCATTTCCTCAGCCTTGAGCGCCATCTCTTCAGCCTTGAAAGCCATTTCCTCAGCTTTGAGCAACACTTCTTCGGCATTAAGAGCCGGGGTACGTTTGTTTATGGGCGGCAATGGTTGCCTCATCCACAATGGCAGATATGCTGGGCTCCACATGGGTTTAAAGGTAAATTACAATTAGTTAGAACCCAGAACGAACCGAGCGAATCGCTTCACAACAATGTTTTCGCCCACAGTAGCAGCGAAGTTCTTGGTATAAGTATCGATAGTCATCGTGCCATCTTTGATATAAGGTTGGTCCATCAGGGACATTTCCTTAAAGCGTTTGGCTACACGACCTTCAACAATTCTGCTACGCATTGCTTCTGGCTTTTTAGCAAGGTCTTCTTTGCCCATTTCGATTCGTGTCTCGTCTAGCAGGACTGATTCTGGAATTTCTGAAATGGAGACATAACTTACAGAAGGGCAAGCTGCGATTTGCATTGCCAAAGTGCGAACGAACTCTTGGAATGGCCCAGATTTTGCCACAAAATCAGTTTCGCAGTTGACTTCGATGAGTACGCCTATGTTGCCACCCGTATGGATATAGCTAGAGATGGTCCCTTCTTTGGCAGCCCTGCCAATTTTACCATCGGCCAAGGCAATACCTTTTTGGCGCAGCCAAGTGATTGCTCCTGCTTCATCGCCTTTGGAGTTAATAAGTGCATCCTTACAAAGGATCATTCCTGCTCCGGTCTTTTCTCGTAGAGCTTTAATTTGTGGGATTGTGGGTGGGAAGTTGGTCATTTTTTGTTTTAGGTATTTGGTTGGGGGGGGCAATGACTGAGTAGGCAATGGTTAGATGCCGGGGTCATGATAAAAGATGGGGATTTTCCGGTCCCGTGCAAAGGAAATTTCATCTTGAACTCCAGGAGATTCCATCCACCCTGGAAGTTGCAAGACAATTAGCTGATCTGACTTCTCAAGAATTGTCAAGCAGTAGTTTCTCCAAAACCCATAATCGGAAGGCAGTTCAACACCCCGACCAAAGCAAAAGTGCATGAGCAACGGTGAGAAGGCCACCAGTCCTTTCGAGGCAAGGTCGGCAAGTTCATAGGTGACAGCATCCATGCGGGTTTGTGTGACTGCAGGATTGCTATCACCGTATGGTGCAGCCAGATAGATTAAAGGTGAGATTTCCATTGGGCTGGTTAATTGTTTGGCGAGTTCAGGGGGGTCGGTCTTGGCTATGGTGCTAGTTTAGCACGTTGGGGCCGGAAAGTCAACGGGGATCACACCCTGGTGGCACTATGGCAGTGGGACCGTCGTGAGTAGTGATGCTGCCAATGATCTCAGCGCATTTTCCATTCGAAATCTGAATAAGAGAAGTTCCTTTGGTTGTATTATTCAGGTATACATCCCCCACAATGACCAAATCATCACCAATCAGAACCTTAAGGATTGGCCCACGAATGGTTCGACAAAAATCACGCCATGCAGCGCGAAAGAGATCGGTTAGTTTATTGCCTTTCCATTTCCATTTTACTAGGGTATAAGGCGTGGTAAACCCTCGCCAGAATTTATAGATGGTTTTCATTGCCGGGTTCGTAACAGGGGGGATGGTGTGTAGCATCATGATTATTATAGGTTGTTTGCCTTTGGGTGTGGGTGCGGATTCCCGTACAAAAAGGTTCGGTAATTACACCATCGGGAGCCGAAGTCAATCAGAAGCGAAGGGTCTCTTCACCGGGTTGCATCGTTTGCGGTGGTGCTGACCCGGGTGAGCTTGTCGGCGATGACGCTGACCGACCCCGTAAGTAAATATCTAATTGATACGGAACGGCGGACATTATGTCTCGCAAGTAGTCTTCAACTTCGGTCAATATGGCGGGGGGTACCCAATACGCAAAAGTTGGATTCCACTCCGAGGACCCCCAGCGCCCCCTGTCTTCTAAATGGAACCAACTTCCAGCGCACTCAAACGTCTTTTTTCGATCGACCCAACGTGTAAAAGTAATTGGCCAGAAATGATAAAGAACTAGACCCGAATTAAAGTAAACACGAAAGCGATCGGTGCCAATCTTACCGTTGTAGATGATGTGGGTCGTCATTGGTTAGGGTCCATCTCGGTAGTAACGATTGAAAGTCGGCCACAATGCTTATTCCATTCGGCCCGCAGATAATCTTTGTATACTTGGTAAGGGACACCCCTTTTACAGCACGCTTCCATCACACTCTCTGCTTGTACGCCAGGGTCCCATTTGTGCTGACAGCGGCATTTAGCAAAGTTACCATTATCAAAAACCCAAGTACGCGGAAACTCTCTGCAATTAGGGCATTGATCCCATCCAGCTGTGGATTTAAGCGGTTCGTACCATTCGCCACAGCAGTCTTCCCACCTGTAGGTTTCAGTTATTGCATGAGCAGTAGGGGTTGAATGTAGGTCAGTCATTTGGTTGGTTTTCATTGCTTATAGGAACGTTTACGATCCATCCGAACTTTATTGAGAAGAAACCAAAGATCAAAAAAATGGCTCGAACATCTTCATCAATCGGACTTTGCAGCTTGCGCAATCTAAACCGTACTGGCTTATTGTTATCCATCCAACAGTCTGAAAGGTCAACGCGAAGCAGCGTCCGCTTTGTCTCATGCTCGATAAGATTTATCACGCCTTCACCTCCCCGGTTTGGGGAATGGTAACAAGGCCAGTAGGCGCAAGCCCACGAGCTATGATGCCTATGACTCGCAGCACAGAAAGATCCAATTCTTCCTGGGGCCCATTATTGTCGAAATAAATATCAGCATCACCTACTACAAGCTCCATTGAATATGCGCTTTCCGGTGGCCTGCGCTTTGAGGCGTCAACCCAGATAACGTGATCAAACAACCCAGCCTCGCGGCAGGCGTTAAATTCATCCCGTTTTCGCATCCCATCATACACATCATATCCACAGCTCAACATTGTCTTGGCCGTTCTCGTCTTGTCGGGAGTATTGTATTCGGAAATTAGGTCAGCCCATGTTTTCCGATGATTTACTCGATCGGCAAACATATCGTTGAAAGTGGTATAGTGCTTCCAACCCCATTGCCACCAAACATACTCCCACCCGACAAAAAGTGAAGAAGAGGTAGACGCGAGGTCCATTTTGCTGCAGATTTTTTCGGCGACGGTATCCTTGCCGTGGCGGGCGTGGCCGATGATTAGGAGTTTGGGTTTAGTCATTTTGGATAAGTGGTGTGGTCGCTCATGGCTGGGACTCCACGGCATGGGGTAAAGGAATGGCATTGTGAGGGAGCGTGTGGGTTTCTTGGCCGTTTGACCGGCTATAGCTCCAGTTGCTCCACCTTGAGTCACTCTCCGGGTGAAACCTCCAGCACTGCCCTTCCGCATCGCAATACCCCTCCTCTAATGGCTGTTCACTCGTTGCCACCGGCACCACTGCTAGGGCAAAGCGTGCAAGGACTGCGCGGCCAAAGCGCAACGCTTCGTCATACAGAGCAAAATACCCCGCTACCTCGTCCCAAAGGCCCCATAGATCTTGATCCGATGGCCCACCCTTTTCCGGCTTGTCCAGGGCGGCTCGGGCTCGGGTGATCAGATCGCGGTGTTCGTGACAGGGGTTGGCGCCGTCGTATTCAGCCAACGGTTGCAATAGCTCGGCACACAGTGCGCGAAAGTCAGTCATGGTTCCTCCGATTCTAGTTGTTTCAATGCTATTTGGACGCAATCAGCAGCTTTGGAGGCAATATCGGCCCGAAGGTGTGCTTCTTTCGCCGCTATGCCCGCATCCCACGAGGCCTCGTGATGCCATACAAGCGCAGCAGACAGAATAAGGTTTTTATCGCCAGTGACGCAGGCTTCCCTGTAGTTTTTGGCAGCCTGGCGAGCAGATTCCGACGTTCGTTGTCGGTCAGTGTAAATGTCTGGGTTAGTCGTCATAGTAAGTTTTTCGGGTTATGGGGGGGTGGAACGGGAAGGTTGCCCCAACGGGCGAGAACGGAGCGGGCAAAAACACCAGGATTGTTGCAAGCGAGCCACATGTTCCGAATCTCTACTGCAGTCGGCCCCTCCGGCTCGGCCAAAGCAGCGGGCGGCACTAGCCATTCCAGGTTGCACTGCTCACACCCTGCAATAAATGCCTCCAGCGATTCGGCCCAGACGTGACCAATCCCGCGTGATCCAACCTGCACCAGCTCAGGAGACCATTCGGGTGAATGAACGGTTCTGGCTATGTCTCGGCAAGTGTCGGGCTTGCCATGATCCAAGTCAACAATGCAGACGATCGCTGCGGTATGGGCCAGTTCCCAAAGCTGGCGATAATCGCGTGAGGTTGGGTAGTTGGCAGTTGGGACGATCATGGTGCCTCCGTGGTGGTGGTACTAGTGTCTTCAATCGTGCCGCCAATAAAAAGTTCATGGCAAGCATGCAAATAAGTGGCGCCTAGATCCAACCATACGCCTCTCTCTATTGGCCTCTGGTAGTACCCAAAGAGTTTGTCATAGTGGGTGAGGCGCCGTAAGCCGCCGTCAGTACATCTGACTTTTTGATTTAGCGCTTCGTCCAGGGATTGGATCGTGATCATGGTGCCTCCGTGGTGGTGGTTTGCTGTTGCTCTAATCCTGAGGCAATAAATGCCCCCCTCAACTTATCAACTACATCTGCTTTGAACGTCTCAACCTGCGAACGCAACTCTCCCAAAGAGTCGCATTCAAACGGTTTCTCTTGCATTTCTTCGCCCAGGATCAATACAGTCACGGTGCCATCCCATTTTGGTCCGTAGTGGGTCTTTGGGGGATAGAAGCGACTGCTAAAGCTAACTACTGGGCCATCGTAGTCCAATTTGAAGCCACAATCCCACTTCCAGGTCGGCTCATGTCGCTTGTAGCTATCGGTGTTGGCCTGTGATTCCCATTGGTAGGCCTGGTCCCAACTGGTTGGGCAATCTCCCAAAGGCTCACCGCCATCGAAAATAATTTGGTTGTTTGTGGTGGGCATGTCAATGTGATCGGTGTTCATGTTGCCTCCTTAATTGGAATGCACAGCCAGTAACGATGCTGTTCATTGATGCGTTGATACTCTGGGCCGATTTCCCAGGTAGTACGAGCCTCCATCAATGGAAAGTCAGCGCCGGGAAAGCCATAGCTAGAAAACATATCGCCTTCAAATGATGCTGTACCAAACGGCACAAGTTCAGGGTGCCGAGCGCGAATCACGGCCCAGACTTCTGCGCTTGTTTCGACTTTTCTGTAGCCTTCATCGGTCAACCTCCCGGCGAAGCTCATCGGCGCTGCCTTTGTTCCCGACACGATCGAGCCACGCCGCTACCTCGCGGATTAGGGCGCGGGTTGCCTCTTCATCGCTGGTCGCCATGCCTTTCCAGAAAGAGTGTAAGGCACTCTTCACCAATCCCCCGACAGGCAAAACCGGTGAAGCAGGCTGGGTGGCTGAGGGCTCCTGCTCCCACCGTTTGATTTCGGACCACTCCGAGTCAGTGTATTCGCTCTCGTTATTCACATGGGGCGCGGCAGGTTGGGTAACCGGTGGGATTTGCTCCGATTCGGACTGGGCCAGGGCACCCCGCTCTTCCCTCGGATATGGATCGCAAACCTCCAACCGTGCGCATGTCATTGCGGTCTGATTCAGAACATCGCACCAGGGAATACCGGCGTTTTCCGTAATCGACATTAATACCAGCAAAACATCAGCAGCTTCACTGAGCGGATCGCCATGCTTGCCCCGGATGGCTTCGATCAACTCGGAAGCTTCCAGGAGAAGGTACACGCCTCGGCTAGACCAACTAAGGTCCCACCCGCGCTTTTTGCACATAGTTAACACACGGGCTGGCAGTGCGTTTGGGGGTTGAGCGGTAGTGGTGGCGCCATCAGCCTCTTCATTCAGCCACTTAATGATGCGCTTTAATCGCTGAAGTAAATTGTAGTGAGTATAACTATTAGCCCTATAGTCAGAGTTCCCAGTGCAGAAATTAAGTGCTCCGGTAAGCAGCTGAACCTCGGCTAATGACAATTGGTAGGGGTGAGAGGTAAACCGAAAAGCCCGCACTCCTCTAATGCCCCGCAAAAGCGTTTCGTGATCCACATCCGGGTGCCGGCCGCAAGCTCTGTAGAAGACATCAAGCAGCTGTCCGTCAGCATTTTTCCCTTCAGGGTCGATGTAGGCGGCTGGCAATGCGTGCCCCTTTGGGGGAATCCCTGAGTCGGCCCGAGCGGCGGCGTCAGCTTCTCCGAGCAAATAACCTTCCGCCAATCCATCTTCGCGGCCACGCCTATAATCAGAAGTTTCATTGTTTAAGACCCATGCCTCCGACTGGGTGGCGGCCTCTGGTGAGGCCAGAGCGTCTACAATCTCAGACAAAGTCTTCTGTACGTCAAGCAACTGAGCGTCCTTGGATTCTGCTGAGACGCAGCAAAGGCCCTCAGACACCTCATTCAATGCCTCTTTAACCTTCTCGGAGCATAGTGCCATAAGATTGCTATTCATGGTTTTTCTGATTGGTAATTGGTGGTTGATTGTTGATGGTTTAATAAAGCTTTCAACTCAGCTATTTCAGCGGCTTGCCGTTGTTCAAGAGTGGGGGGCTTGGGTATCGCACGGTACGCGGCTAGGGCGTCTTCTTTCGTGGGCCAACTGAATTTCTCTATGAACTTCGGGTATGGATCGGTGCTTAATTCCCATTTACTTTCTTTATTTAAGAAATATTTCCGGTCTCTTACTACCCACTTTGTGTTCTCACGGTCGCAGGCTTCAATACAAATTACGCTGTGATGGTGTGTATAATGGAACCTAAAAGGTACTGGTTCCGGTATGGGCCCTAAAAAAGAAGGCTCTTTGATCCAGCGGACTAGGCCCAAAAGGGTATCCGTAGCATCCATTGATTCCCAGTGAACCCAGCGTAGTGTACCGTCCACATTTTGTTCTAAATCACCATCAATAAACCCCTGACCATCCAAAAAGCGTAGAATCTCGTCGTCAGTCCTAGTATGTTTGGTACCACCAGCAAGCTCCCTTAGCAAAGCAGTTCGATACTGCCCCATTGATTGAAAACTCATAGCGAAATCATCGTCAGCGATTAGGCTTCGAATGTCGTTTGTCATGTTTGATTTAGGGGTTACAAGGTTCGTCAGAAAAGGTTTAATGCCATCGCCTGGGCCCAACACAGGATCAGGGTTTGGAGGGCAATTATGACGTTGAGTTTATTACCAGTGGGGACCTGAAAGTAAATTTTAAAGTCCGGGGAGTGTTTAGTTGCCATTTCCCCAAAGCTCTTCATAAGTTTGCTTGACGGTGTCTTTCTTATTAAGTGGGTGGTCGTCGTTCCATTCGCCAATTTCTTTTGATTGAATAGACATTACCGTGGGGTAGAGGTGCTTTATGTTCTCAATGAAATACACAATATCATCTTCAGACATGTCCTCAAAGTTCAGCACTAGAACTTCAACTTTGTATGCTTTCATTGCCCCCTAGTTTCTGGGTTATAATCAGGAAGTGGCATCCAGTGAGTTGGGGGGAAAGGATGTGGCCACCTTACGAATTTACCATCTTCGGGCCAAACACAGTACGGGTCTGTTGTATAGCGAGTCCCATTGCCAACTCTAACATCCACGGCAATCACAACAAACATTCGGTAAGGCTCCCGAACTTTGGGGGCGGTACTAATTGGGAGCCATTCCCCAGCTTCGGCCCCCCTACCATAACTCAACGTTCCCTCAGCAATCATTAATTCGATATTAGTCCATACGGACTCTTGAAAGGGACACTCAACTACCCAATTACCAAGAGAACTGAGAAGTCCAAAAGGGGCATCTAGCGTTCGCTCAATGAGTCGCAGCCTGGAACCAACTTGATAGACATAACCAGCCAGAGTCCTGAAAGGCTTTTCAACTACAAGGACATCGCCAGCTTGAGGTAGACATTCGGGGCGAGGGAACTCGGATGAGCCTCTGCAATAATAATTGGCGTTGTTCACCACCGAAATGGTGTAGGTTGGTTTGGGCATTGGTTTTGGCATTGGGTTGAACGTTGGGTTGATGTGTTCCATGGGGCTATCATACCTTGAGCGAGGGGTCAGGTAAAGATCGGTTAACCGCCCTACCCGTCAAACTCTGAAAGTTCTTTCTTAGCGGCTTCCTTCCCAAGCAACCTTTTCTCTTTGCTATGCAAGACCTTTCCATGGGAACAAAGTTTGCATCGCGGGTTTCCGCAATCGATTGGGTCAGAATTGTAGGTGCGCCCAAAGGTTATACCATTAGGGTTGATGCCGTTATTCAAACTACCTAGCAATCTTAACCATTTATTCCTCAAACGTTCCGCATGGTGGCGTCTTCGGGCTGACTTTGCCATTTTGGTCCCGGGGTTTTACAGTTCTAGATAGCTAACGACGAAGTAAAGCCAACCGATACCACAAACAATTATACCAAGGGGTTGATTCAGAATTGCTAAGCCAATGACGGTTAAAATGGTTCCGACAGCGATCAGAATGTAAGGTTTGGGCATTGGGTTTTGTTGAGATGGGTGTGATCCGATGCCATTATAGGACAAGTTTTCCCTGGGGACACGGTCGGTTTTCCGAACCCATAATTAAAACTTCGAAGCCAAAATACCGAATGTCGGACTCGAACCGACACGCCTTGCGGCAATCGCTTTTGAGGCGACCGTGACTACCAATTCCACCAATTCGGCTTGTTGCTCCGAGGGGCAAATAGGAGCAGGGGAAGTCGAAGTGCCATTAATGTGCCATCAGCATAGCACCCCCCCTGAGTAGAAGTCAGGGCCTGTAGTTAACCCAGGGCCAAATCCAAAGATCAACCAATACTCAAGTAAGCCCTAGCCTCTACAATTTCCAAGCCATCCCCACCGAAAGTAAACGCAGTCTGGATGCCCCTATGATTTGAAAACGGGCTAGAGATTGTCACCGTTAGAGAGTCAGGGTTATCTAACTCCCCATAGGAAACTCTGCCCAGGGTCAACCAGTTAGATTGGAATCTATTGATGATAGACTCTTTTGAAAGTCGTGGGTATTGGGATTGCATTTGTTTGCTAAGGCTGCCCCCTAAATCAGGCAGTGAGTACACATGGGGTAGATTTACCCAACTTGCTGAAATTGGCTGTTGTCACTAGTTTTACTGATTGACTGCCGGACATCTTGGCCTCCGATTGGGCACCAGCCAGCAATTTCATTTGCTTTAGGGTAGCCAGCATTTCGGTAGCTTCCTTGGCGCCATCACGGTTGGCGATAGCAAGTTTGGAATGGTTTTTGCGGGCAGAGCCATAATCACTCCCATATTGCGCCCACCAAGCATCTTGCTGCTCGATGTCCCAATCATAGGAAAACACAGGCACATCAGAGACGGCGTGTTGGTTGGTGCGGATTTGATTTTTGCGGTTGCGTTGGCCCTGGCTGAGTTGGCTGTAGGCTTGCTGCCAGTCGGCAATGGCTTGAAGGTAGGTTTCCTTAGTAGTGAAAGCGGTGAAGGTGGTGAATGCGGCTAGTGTTGTCATTGTTTTTGTTGTGTGTGTTTTGGTGTGGGCTATCGACTAGGCTAGTGTCAATTTGGGTTGAGATGCGGGCACGGGGACACCATGCTTATTGATGTACTCAAGGACGGCTTCGGAAAATTTCTTACTGGAATAAGTGATGAAAGGATTGAAATCATCATCATCATCTTCCCATACCCAGACCCCATTTTCATAGTAAATATCCATCACCTGGTGGGTGTCTTCCTGGCCATTGAACCTTGTTTCACTCACGGTGGCACAGTCGGTCCCGATATTGTAAATTTTTACGGTTTCCCCTAATACCTCAAAGAGATATGAGATGTGGGGAGTGTAGGGCTGAGGTAGGGTCATTGTTTGTGGTTGCTGTTGAAGCGATTAAAGCTGTGATTGTTGCGTTTCCATTGTAGCTTAAAGGGGGAGCTGAGTCAAGGGGTTGACCGATCCCCGACCATCACTCAATCCAATGGGGGACCACTCGGCTTGTGTCAAGGACAATCGGCCGGTCATGGTCCCTAATGATGATGCCTGCGGGTTCATTACCAACAACCCAAGACCCGATGACTGCCCGATTGTCACCGTCCTGGAAAAGATCGGCTTTTTTCTGGTAGATGCGGGGCCCATCATACTTGCCAGTAGTTCTAGAGGTTACCATGCCGGACTCAACAATGTCAATGTTGGCCCCTTCCCGGCTCAGCATAGGCTTTACCACGTAGGATGTGGGATTTAGTTTTCCGGATGAAAACGCCTCTAATTGTTCTGGTGTCCCATGCTCCCGGAGATTCAGCCAATCCCAATCATCCACCGGGATGCCACCCTCAGTGAAACTGGCTGGAAGGATGTTAGGGTGGTCTGGAAACATCTCATGGAGAATAGGCAAGATGCCCTTATTGCTCAGGATTGATTTCCAGATTGGCTCTACAATTCCAGAGGAACCTTTAATAGTGTGTAATCCAAACTCATCCCCCATCATCCATTCCCATGGGTATAGCTTGAACCAATACTTAATCGGATTCTCTTGGATGTCAGTGAAGTTTTCTCCATTCCAGCCAATGTCCCCCAAATCAATAAAATCTGTAGTTAACCCAGCCTGAGTAGCTAAATCTTGGAAGTAAACCAGGGTCTGATACTCCTCTAGGCTTTCAGAATAACCTGCAAATACAAACTTGTGGCCGAACGGTACCCTTTGCCTGATTTCCCTGAATTGGTCAATAAGTTTTTCATGCAAAGAGTTGAATTGGTCTTTTCCGGGCTTAACATCCTGCAACCAGAACCATTGCATTAGCGCCGATTCAATAACCATTGTAGGAGTGTCTGCATTGTATTCCAACATCTTAGGTTGGCTGTCCCCCGTATATGCAAAGTCAAACCTGCCATATAGAGATGGGTCGCATTGCTTCCAGGATTTGGAAATCGCGGAGTGATATGCTGAGGGAATTCCGATTTTTGCCATTAACTCTGAATCACCCACAACCTTGTCCACAGCATCGAGGCACCGGAGTTGGCATTCCCGTGTGGCATCTTCAAGTTCGTCAATTTCAGCCATAGAAAACTCATAGGCCACAGATTCATCCCAATAAGTTCCCTCCCCATCTTTTGATGAGGTACCCGATGTGTGGTAGGTGAACCCAATCTCTTCAGCTTTTTCTTGCCAATTAACGCGAGGTTGTAGGGTGTGACGTTTCATTTTTCTGTTTGGGTTGGCGGGTTGGTGCCCGGTATGAAAATTTGGGAGTCTACCCAGCCACTATAGCACAGCTTAACCCTGCAATCAACTCCCACTGCCAAACCCTCGACCGCCCCCTCCGAATCCGCTCCGTGCCGATGACCCAACGGATGCTGGCCGAGACGACGTAAACGATGAGCGGCCATAGCCACCTACAGAGCCCCTAATCGATGCACTACGGGCAGATGGCACATAGTTGCTGCTTAATGCCAAAGTGCGCCCGCTAGATGGGTTGGCGCGAATGTAGGAGGTTCGCATTCCTTCCGTCAGGGAATTGGATCGAATTCCGGAGAACCCATACGAGTAATAATAAGGAGTCGGATACCAACCGCCAAGAACAACAACTGAGGTTCGATCATAATCGTCGTCCTGATTATCAAAGACCGATGGCCCCGCAACTACGGCTCGCTCCTTAAGCTCATCAGCAGTAAGGGGCCGCTCGTTGATATAGCCTTCTTCATCCTCGTATTCTGCTGTTTTTTGATCGTAGCCTTGGAGATATACAGGGCGACTATTCGCCATGAACCCCACCATTTTAGGCAACCAAACTGTGGCACCGTCTAAAGTTACTTCGGAACATTCCTGATGACCTGCCGTCTTGCAATTAGCAGTGCTGGGGTAGCGAGGTGCCTTGAGCAGGTGGCTAAATGCTGCCCGATCATAATGCTGCTTGCAATCTTTGGTTCCAGACTTTTCACATTCTTCTACAGTTGGAAAAATCTTCTGACCTTCCAAGCTGGGTTGGGGTTTGGAGCAAGCTGTCAATGTGATGGCCGTCATGGATGCAATGAGGACCAAAGAGATGGATTGTGTGTGTTTCATTGTTGGTGGTTGGACTTTATATGTATGGTAAGGCCTATAGTAGGGGGTTTAGAAACCCATTGAAGTTAGGCGCTAAAACCAGCATGAGCCCCCCTGGCGAAACTCAGCTTGAATCTGCTTGTAGGTGCAGCGTTTATTGTCCGCAGGACTAACCCATAGCAACCCTTCAGGAAGCTCCGTACACTCGGAGAGAAGTTTGACTTCAATGTCTTTGATCTTAATGTCAGGAATCATCTTGGTTTTAATGTCAGGAATTGCTTTTTGGACAAGCTTTTTTTAAAGCCATGATGGCGGAAAGGGTGTTTCGAACTTCAGTCGGGGTTCTGCACCACCCTAAAGCATTGGAAACTTGTTTGCGGCGGGAGCATATCTCCTCGGCCCAAAATCTAAACAGTTCGGCATCTTTGTCATCGTTGGGGGCATCCATATTTAGTCTTTGTGTCCTGAATCTGCATTCCGCTCAAAACCCGAAGCAATAGATCTGATATAACTTTGAGTCTCCTCAGTCACACCGAGTTGGTTATCGGGGGATATTCTCGCAAGGATTGCCTTACCGATTTGTTGCCAAATAGTTAAGGGTTTCGGTGGCAAGGGTACCCATTGGCTGTGTCTAAAGCAAGCCCAATGCGAGCCCGATAGTGCTGGGTTATTGACCAAAGAACAAGAATCACTGCAAAGATTGCAAAAGCGGTATCGATCTTTGTTCTCTTGCGAGACGAAGTCACCAGGGGTGCTGTGGCCGCATGTAGAGCAGTTTTTGATTGGGAGTTCGCTCATTGTTCTTAGTGTGGGGAATCGAATGCGGGACTTTGATTGGCCCTGATGGTCTGTGGCGGGGTAAATTCTTAGCGCCTTAACTTAGCTACTATAGATTGTTTTCTCTGGGATTGCCGATGCGGTTATCTCTACTAAAAGGTTCGGTAATTACACCATCGGAAGGAAGGAGCACCTTACCGCATGGGTGACGAACCTTGTGCATCATCACCGATAAGTCAATAAAGGCCCAGAAGTTTACGATCTTCGAGGTCGAGTTTTGCAAGGGCAGCTTGCCGTTTACGGTGTTTTTCTTCTTCTTCAAGACGAGAGCGTCTAATGGACTCAATCACTGAGAAGGCATTATCGATATCGTATTCCAGATTAACGTAGTCAGAGTAAGAGTAGTCATCTTGAGATACCGTAAAATTAAGGCTATTATCTGAGAGGCCGAAGTTTGAATTATGGATGGTAAGTTCGAATTTATTGGATTCCGGTTGTTTTAAGGTATAGTCAATAACCTCTTTATCAAGTTCTGAAAGCAAATTAAGGATAAGACGAGGTAAACCCTGGAAGTAGGCATCCATTTCCTTAACCATAACAGCTTCTGCAAGAGCTTTTTCTTCGGCTTCTTTTTCCAGACGTTGCTGCTTGCGGAGAGCTTTTTCTTCGTCGGATAGTGGTTGTTTGGGGCTTGGCATGGTTTGCTTAGGGTTTGGGGGGCTGGAGGGTGTTGGTGCTATTATAGTTTGTTTGCTTTCGGGTATGGGTGCGGATTCCCGTACTTTTAGGTTCGGTAATTACACCATCGGAAGCCGAAGTCAAAACCCTGGTAGGCCACAATCCTTAAGCCAACCCTCATACCAAACCCTGGCAGAACCTGTGATAACTTCCCGCACCATGTCAGTCAGGATCCACCCCTGGCTTGAATGAAATGCCGTGTCCTTTAGTTGCACATACCGGTGACCTGCCCAGTAGTCTAGAAACGTCCGGTCTTCGTTAGGGAAGAGATCAAAAAGTAGCTGACTCATGAGCGGGCGCTTCTCAATGCCTCGACTTATTTTGTCAAGCGTAACTTTGATGGCCCCTAGTTGGTCTTGAGTAAGGGTGTTTTTCGGGATTGCATCAAGGTTGACTTTTCCAGTGGAGGTCGTTGCTAGTGGATGATAAGGCATTGGCTCGGGGGGGCATGGTCGAGGTGTTAGGGCTATTGTATGGTGTTTACTAATCGGGTGTGGTGCGGATTACCGTACAAAAAGGTTCGGCTATTACGCCATCGGAAGTCGAAGTCAACGAATCCCAAGTGCGTCCCTTTGCTCAGGGGTCAACGCTTCCCTTGCTACCTCCATTGCAGCCCTTCTAGCTTCCGTCTTAACTTTTTCCGCTTCCTTTTGTTTTCGGTGGTTTTCACACCGCTTCTCATATTCCTCGTCGGTCTCCTCTCTTATTTTGTAGTACTTAGTCTCACACTTTGCGTACCCATGGCCGTAATCGTGATCAACCCATCTTTCGCTACTTAGGTGGGTGTAACCCTCATCTAAAATACCCTGGAGATACGCAATCGCTCCTGAAATCCCCCCATCGAAAATATCAGTGGGGTCGTCAGTGTATTGCTCTTTTTTAGACTGCATTTTGTAGTCAGTTACAGTTAGCCTTTTGAGTTTTGCCATTTTGCCTTTGTTTTTGTTTTCAAAAGAATTCTAAAGGGATGCCCTAACAGATTATTGACTAATACCCAAAGCATCTCTTTGCTCCTGGGATAGTCCCGCAATAGTCACCCTCCGTCTCTCCGCTTTTTCTTCCCTTTCTAATTCAACTTTCAGTCGTGCCTGAAATTCTGCGTCAGTTTCCTCTCTTTCTTTGAAATAGGAAAGATAAGCTGTACCGGGCCCCTCCCATCCAGAGATGTCTACGTCTAAGGTTGTAAAACCTTCGTCTATGCGAGACTCGATATAGTCCGCAAGTTCCCTTAGGTTTCTAGGGAGGTACTCCAGGTCATCTTCAAGTTTTTCTTGTCTGTGGATGTTGTGGGCGAACGGCCCTAACTTGTATTCTTTAACTAGTTTCTTTGTTTTTTCCATTTTGATTCAGTGATTTGTTGTGTGGGGGGGGTCCTAATCCCTTAGTATTCCAGCCAATGTAAAGCACCCTGTACAGGACTCGAACCTGTGACCCTCTTTTTAGGAAAAAGATATTCTATCCATCTGAACTAACAGGGCTTGATGGTGAGGACCTAGTGGGGGGTGTAAGATAACCCCAACCAGTATAACATACCCGACCAGCAAAGTCAATGAGGCAATGACGCAACTTTAAGCAACCAAATGGAATGGACGATGCCAAACACAAATGCCACGCCAATTAGTCCGCTAACCCAACCAACTCTCAACTCTTGCTGCCGTATTTTAGTGTCCACAATCTCGTTGGCGATACGGGTGATTGCTTCTATGGTATCGGATTCTAGGTTTGTCATTGGTTGCGGGTTTAGCGGTTGGGGTTGGCAATTAGCATTTCATGATGGGACCATTTTGTGGGGGGCCTTTGAGCAGGGTTTGTTGGCGGGACGGGCACTGAAGACCCTGAGTGAATCATGTTTAAGGCATCCTGAACTTCGGGACCCCCAAAGCTCGGGTCAATCTCATGGTAGAAAACCATGTTGAGGTGATTGCGGATGACTTGGATTTGGCCCGGAGTGAGGGACTCAGGGTTCCCAAGTTCAAAGAGCCCTTGTAGCCAATAGCAAAAGTCGCGTGATGTCATTTTGGTTTCGGTGGTTGATGGTTGGGGATGTAGCAGTTAATTGGTAGCGATTATCGGGGAGTAACCACTGTTGTGAATAGTGCCGATGGATCCAATTTGCCCTGACATACCTGTGGGCCCCAGTGAGCTGCCTACTCTAACGATCCGCCATGTGGTTGTACCATCGGGTTGTCGCTGCTCGATCTGAATGGCTTGATCTGGGTCAAACCCGTGCTTGGCTATGAATGCCTGAAGAACCTCTTCGCGTTGAGATAGGATCGGGTTTACTATGTTTTGTAAACAGTTATGAAACACTTGTAGTTCCTTATTGTCTGGGCTCTGCCCCGGTACCTCATATGACCCGGCCACGGCGGCGATGACTTCAGCTTGGTCCGAATTGAGTTCGGTTCCAGTAACGCCCAGGATGTAGCCTTGCAGCCATGTTACGAAGTCAGTTTTGTTCATTTTGGTTGTATTCCGGTTGTATTCCGGTTTCAGTTGAAGAGAATAGAGGGTGACCTCATGGCAGTTAGCAATTTATTGCCGGGGTCGGCCACCACCTACCGGGTCCCTCTGGAGGGTAGTAAGGGTCGGGCCAAGTGAGGGGCCAGGTTTGAGGGGTGGGCGGCCCATCGTAGACCCATTTATCGGCTTTTCGTTTTTCATACTCCTCTAGCATTTTGAAATACTTGTCAAGAAGGGGGTCTGGGTCCCCGGTAGCCGTATCAGCCTCAGATTCCTCCGTCAGGATAGCATGGCCGGAGTCGGAGTCAGGCTCAGGGTGGGTGAAAACCGTATCGAGCTTTGCTTTTAGGGTAGTTAGTTGCCCCGGATTTAGGCTGGTACCGCAACCTTCGAGGAAGCCTTGTAGCCAAATGCAGAATGTTGCTGGTGTTTGTGTGGTCATTGTGTTGTGATGTCCGGGAATTTAAAGACGTTTTTAGAATCCATACGGATGGATTTCAGAAATTTACAATGCTTTACATATTCAATATCGAAGCCAGTTGCGTAAGCATCAATATCATTTTGATCGGCCACAAGGAGCCAACCTTCCGGGTTTATAATCCCCTTTCGTAGAGCAGCTAACCTCCACCATAGGGATGGGTGTTTTGCCATGAAAATTGCCCAATGGTATTTAATGAAGTATTTACCTTCTTCGAGACTAATTTTTTCAACTCTGCCAAAACCGCCAACTGTTTTGCTACGGTCACCGACCGTAATAGAAAATGTATTTTGTGGTTCTCCGTGGGGAATGTTGTTAGGGGTCAAAAAGCCAACTCCGAAGCAAGGGTTTTTAAAGTCCATAGGGCAACCTTCTGTAGTTGAAGCTAAAACATAGTCATCAATTTCTGGTATGGTTGTGCCTACGGGGTGTTCGTGATTCCAACTTACAGTTATCTTTTTGGCTTGATCCAGAGTTAATTTACCCTTTTCGACCATGCCCACTAGCTCTTTTGGGAGTGAGTCAACCGAAGATTGGGCAATGTTGGTTATTAGTGTGGCCATTGGTCGGGATTTAGATCTAGGTCCGCAATTACTTTGCAGTTTTTGAAGCAATCTGGGTAGTTGGCCTGCAGGAACTCATACATTTTAGGACCGATGAGTAATGGTCTTCGTTCCCTGGGCATTAATGCGTGTCTTAGGGTGTCCTCTTTAAGTTTCTCAAGGTCTTTGATAGTTCTTACTCATTGTCAATCATTGTCAGACCCACTGTCATCCCTGTCGCCATGGTCACAGGGGTCATATGGATCGGCCACGCCTCTAATACAATCAAGGTGCCACCAGAGGGATCTCCCTGGTTTATCACCAATTTCAGGAATTAGCGCCACTAAGGCTTTACCTTCTTTAGCCGTAATGGCTCCAACCCTCCTAAAACCGTTTCCCCTAACTAGGTTATCATTTTCATCAACTATGAGATGTCGTAGCCCTCCATTGTAGGATTCTTTATAAAAACCCACATAAAAGTGATCACGAGGGTCACCATCGCTCCATTTAGTGGCTAGGACGTAATCCCCCTTTTGCAAAGGCGGCTGCTCTGCGACTAAAACCCGGATGGGATATCTCGGCAATTGCTGCCTTACGGCATTCTTACCATCGAGGATTTCCTGGATTGTGGCGTCTTTTGGATGATCTTGATCCATTGTAACTACCGCCCCATTCTTTCAGGATTTTCTGACCACGAGATGAGGTTTTCTAATTTTTCCACCTTTTCTTTAGCAGCCTTTAGTTTCTTTTCCGCATGTTTTAACTTTGTGGAAGAGTCTACAAGGTCTGAATACTCCTTAAACGTTATTGTCTTAAACCTTGGGTCACCCGGTTCAGTGGCAACTTTGATCGTAGGGTGACCATGCTCACCTTGGTAGTTCTCCCTAGTTCCCTCAAGGATGTAACGAGCTTCCTCAAGGTAGACATCCCAGGGGGCTTCCCCTTCAAGCGTATCAGGCGGGCCGTTAATGCGGTCAACGAGCATATTCTGATACGCCGCGATTGGGATCGCTTGCTCAAGGGGCAGGAAGAGTTCGGGTGTATACTCAGGTGGTTTCATAGTGTTTGAGGGGTACTTAAAGGATCGCTTGCTTAAGGGGCTGGATGACTTCGGGTATAAATTACCGGTGAGCAACAACAACGTAGTCTTTCATATGCGATTGAGGGATCTCTTTTGTAGCGCCGTTGGCGTAAAACATGCGCTCTGCAACGAACCAACTACCAGTGTACATTCGCGGACTTGAACGGTAAATGTGGTACAAGTTCCCGTCTCGCAGATTGCGAAAGATTGTCTCGGTACGATCACCAGACTTTCGATCTAATTCGAAACCGAATCCTTGTTCAACCAATTGCTTGAGGGTGACTTTTGACATTTTTTTTTCATTGGGGGTTGGAAAGGTTACAATGATCCTGTCACGACTGCTAGAATGTCTTCTTCACAGTCAAATGGGCACTTGCCGTCAGCATAAACGGAAATACGATTGTAACCGTAACCTTTGTAATCATTTCTATAAGAAATTTGCCATAAGCCATCACCCCAGCTTATCTCGTGAACGGTAATAATCCTGTTGTCTCGAAGAATTAGGCGGTCCCCTGGCTTGACGATGTGGCCGTCAATGGTTACGGGGGTGTCTGAGGTAGTCTTTTTATGCGTGTTTGCCGATGTCTTTGTCGGGATTTCGGTTTGAATCAATGCTACAACACGACGAAGCAAAGCAACTTGCTCAGAGCTGAGGCCTGTATCCCCGTCACCTAAGGCGGTTGGCAGGATTTGGTTAAGTAATGCCGCTCCTTCTCGTTTCAAGGCCAGCTGAGGATTGAGAACCCAGCCCGGTGTATGCAACCAGGCATTGCCGCTCCCAGCGACGAGTTCCCAACCCTGCAAATACCACCATACTGAGCCGTCGCTTCTTGAGTGCAAACTCTGAACGTAACCACCTTTGTCTGCGTCTTCTGCGGTCGGCGGCCTATGACTGATGCCATTGGTCGGCATTTGGTGCCGCATCGCCTCGAAGGCTTGGGTAGCGCCCCATCGGGCAAAGAATTTGTAGTTGGTTTCGTTAGAATGCCACAATCCGCGCTCTTCTATCAAATCTTTCGGCGGTACGATGCTGTTGAGATCAAATGCCATGGTTGTTTTTATATGGGCGAGGAATGGTAACAAGGTAACTATACTGCTTTTGCTCCGCAGAAACAAGTCGGGGAACCGAACCGGGTGCGACGGTTAACCGTCTCCCTATATCTGAAAACTTTTTCTTCACTTTGGTCTCACCCTTTGAGAAGTGCTTTAACCATAAACCCAATGTAGGTTCCCCTAGGTGGAAGTTCCAAGCTGGAGTTTCATCGTTACAGGCTTTGGACTTGGTAAACTTCCAGTCGTGGGCTTTCCCCTCAACGACGGTAAAAAACTTTCCCATTTTCAGATTGAGTGTGATCAGTTGTTTGTTACGGTTAGTGTAGCACGATTTTAGTCAAAATGGGCTCAAAGGGGGTCGAACCCTCAACATGCAGAGTAAGACCCGGTTACTCTTCCAATTGAGTTATGAGCCCATGTAAATTTACATTTTTCTGCCCTTTCTATACCCTTCAGGTATTTCTCCGTCTTTTGGGATTTTAAGATTGTTATATCCATTAGTAACCCACATAGTGCCGTGCTGGGAGTTTTTCTCTCCTACTCCGTGTTTGTTCTTTTTAAACGTTTCAATACGTTTATGCCTTGAAGCTTCGCTCAGGGCTGCGACCACAGCTTTTGGTTGAGAAGTCATAGTTTGGGTCTTGCGTAACGAAGGGTTATCTGAATGCGTATCATAACTATTTTCAGATAAAGTGCCCAAGTACAAGTGTTCGGGATTTACGCAGAACCTCTCTGTTTTCCCCCTACAGTTCGTACACCTGTGGCATACGCAGGCTCCAAACTTTTGGATGTTGGGCTCGTACGGTATACCGAGTTTAAGAAAAAGATTCTTTCTCATTAAGTTTTTTCTCCAGCCTCCCCCTCCACCAGAAAAGTCACAGGGACTAGACAGGTTAATGTGGGATTGTCTTTCACCTTGTGGTAGCTTCAGGTAATTAGGGATTTCCATAAATAACTTAATGTTAGTTTCTAGAGCCAGGGCTAAATCCCGATGTCGGATTCGAACCGACGACATGCTGCTTACAAGGCAGCTGCTCTGGCCAGCTGAGCTAATCGGGCATTTTGTTTGTTTTCCCGTAAGGAAAAAAGTTCCAGGCCGGAATCGAACTGTCGTCTCTCGCTTACAAGGCGAGTGCATCACCACAATGCTTTAGGGGCAAGCGTTTCCATTATAGAATGGCTTGGCAAAAAGTCAATGCCCCCAAAGTCAGGGTGCCGGTTTTGACACCCCCTGCCTCTAGATTACAGACTGTAAGGGCCAATAAACGGGATGCCCCCCCTCTCTCCTACAACACAACCAAGTTATCACGAACCCGATCAGATGAGTAAGAATACACTTCATCATCAATACCAATGGCAACATAGTCAGGGTGTGAGACCGTGGTATCACCTTCCCTCGTTTTAAGGGTTACGGTATATCCAGCAGGGACAGGGACAAATTTGCAAAGGGCACTGCGACGATACATGCCAGAATTAGGCTCAGTTTCTTCCCAGGAGCCAGGAAAAATATCAACCTTACACGGGTACGGCTGTGACCCATCGACCGGCATCAGTACATGGTCAATGCCTTCGACGGCAGTTAGATCGCCCCTTTCTCGGGGGAAGACTTCGGTACCAACCGTTGGGCGAATGCGGACCAGAGTTTTTCGCTTTGCAGTCAAAGGTTGCCCGAAAGCTGCGATGACTTCGGTTCCGGTTGTGAATGTGAGGGTTGTCATTTTTGATGTTGGTTTGATTGCTGGGTGGCTCTTGGACCCCCATCAGTTTAGCAGACCACTAAGGCAAAGTCAAGGGTGGTGGTCCCGAGTCCTTGTATATAGGGGGGTATCCCTGATGGAAATATCAGCCCCATCGGCATCCAGGAATGGTATGCCAGTTGTGCGGCGTTCCCTGGCAATGAGGGCAACCCGCATCAACGCATGGCCGATTGTTTCGCCGGGTTGCAAGTAGATGTTGATAGGGGGGTTTAATGGTTGAGCCATATGCTTGTAGTTAGGCGAATTAAACGGGGTGCAATCAACCCTTATTAGTCGGAGCAGTCAGGATAGGCAACCCGCCTTGGTTAGGGGCTACGAAATAGGTTTTGTTTCCCTTTTCTGCCCCTTCCTCAATGTGTTGAATCTGCAGGAACGTCAAATACTCGGGGTTATCCTTAAGGCTGGCACCAATGATTTTATTGGATTCTGCGATACCTTCAGCTTCTTTGATGCGAACTTCCTTAAGTTTTTCGGCACTATCGAGTTTAGCTTGAGCCTCCAGAACTGCGACTTGGCGCGTATATTCGGCCTTTTGCAACTCGGCCTTCCCTTCTAGGGACTGCTGCCAGACTCCGTATTGTGGTAGTACAAACATTGCGGTCGCAATGATGGCCGCCAAAAGGAATGCCAGGATGCCAAAAATGACGCCGCCTGAGTAACTGTCTGAGTGCTTCATGGTGCGATTGGTTGTTGGTTGTTTGAGGTAGTGATTTGGCCTAATTGGGGGAACCCGATAGGCAAAGTTCCAGGCCGGATTCGAACCGGCGAAAATGCGAGTTTTGCAGACTCGTGCCTTAGACCACTTGGCGACTGGAACGGGTGGGCCTGGGGTTGCCAGGGGGTAATTACATAGTGGTCAAAGCCCGATGATTCCCCTTTTGTTTCTAAGTCTCAATGCCCTTCTAGCAAACTTTTTCCATAAACTCTTGGCAACTTTAGTGGGGAAGTCTCTTACTTCTCTAAGGTATCTGCTTTGGTTTCTATTCACTGGTTTTGCCATATTTATTCAAGAACCGTAAAAAATATAGTCAGTCTCAATTAGACTAGTGCCGTACTCAAGAATGGAACAGCCCCTACTGAGATCCCCGGCGTAAGCCCAGGCTTCACTTTCGGAGAGGAAAATTGGAGAGTCACCCCAAACTTCTTTCAGATAAGCGCCAATATTATAAGGCTGCTCACGTTCGTAAAAGTCAAAGTTGTCTATAGCCTGAGCTTCAGCTACCCTGTAGACGGGGCAAGGATCAGTGTGTCGAGACCTACCTCCTTTGTCTCCAAGGGTTGTGCTCAAGGTCTTTAGAATGTAGATGCCGTTGTCAGCAGACATTTGAGTTTTTCGTGCGTTGGGAATTTGAAGCTGTGGATACTATAGCACCTTTCACAGAGTAAGGCAAGCCCCTCACTCGTTTGTAAACCTCCCCCCTCACTACTACTTGTTCCTCTTCACTGAGGGCAAACCAAATCTTGTCTAGTTCTTCCAGGATTTGATCTTCGACATCTTCATTCCCTTCGGCAAGGGCTTTCAAAGATTCTTCTAGCTTTGATAGGTAAATCTCTACCATGGCATTAAAATTGAGAGAAAAAAATCAGCGTTTTGATAATCCATGGGAACTTGTAAGGCAAGTTTACAACTTGGGTGCGTATCTTAGTGTGATGGGGGATATCGGGCTTGAACCAATGACGGCCTGTTTGTAGGACAGGTGCTCTACCACTGAGCTAATCCCCCAATAAAGACCAACGGTAATTGCCCCACATCTCAATCCAAGACAATAAAAACGGAATTTTGTATCACATTGGGGCCAAAATATAAAGAACCTTCCTCAGTTACACAAGAGTAGTACTTAAGATCCTCCAAGTTAGTAGTCAGCATTTCTTCGAGCGCCTTTCTTTCGGACTCCGTTAAGGGTTGCTCCACAGAGACAAAAGTTCCAAGAGGGGTGATTGTCTTGATTTTCATGGTTGAGGGGATAGGATTCAGGGTGCGAGTTGAAAGGGTTTCAACTTTCATGAGATAATCATAGCGTGTCTGCGACGCAGAAGCAAGGCAGAGAACCGAACCGGGCGGTATGGTTTACCGTACCTTGGCAGACGGCCTTGGGTCAATGCGTTCAGATAGCGAAAGAAGGGCAACAACCTTGAGAAAGTCAGGATGCCCTAGCAAGGCCTCAGCTAAGGCTGCAGCACCGAGACTATACTTGCCGTCTACCTTACGAATAAGGGCAGCTAGTGTCAAAACAGCATCAACATCAACATCGTTTTCCATGGGTTTGTCTTTCATGGGCCAATCATAGCGTTTCTGCATTGCGGGAACAAGGGAGAGAACCAAACCGGATAGCACGGTAAACCGACCCCCTCTAGAGCAGTGATCGCCTTAGGTAGCAGCCGGTGTAAATACCCCATAGTATGCCCTGCCATGACAACCGGATTCAGCCAACGTAGTAACACGACCTGTCTGCCCTATCCACCCATTAAGAGCATCTTCAGTAAGTTCATGGGGGTGGCCATCATGAGCAGGAATGTCGATCCATTCAAAGATTCGAAAAACTGGTGCGGCTCTCAGGGCATTCTTGACGATTTTGGCAGGGTCTACCGTATGTTGTAAACAGTTATACATCCAAACTTCGTCCCACCCTGTGTCTTCAATATCTTCACCCATTGAAACTGAAACTGAGACGTTATTACTCGCGTATCGATCAACGGTCCATTGAGGGTAGGATACCGGGTCTACGATTTTGCCTTCGGTTAAGTTGATGGTTTTAAGCAAAAGGCTGCTGGGACCGCCACCGATATCAAGGATTCTTTTGCCTGATACATCAAAACTATAATGGGTCCGATGCAACCCCATCAATTTTCCGTAGACGAATTGCTTCTGTTCCTCGTCAAAGGTATTGCAGCAGTTACCCCAGTATGACTTTTCAAACTCGTGATCATTGCTGCGATCGTTATGGTTGTCGTGGTCGTTATGGCTCATTTCAGTGGGTTAAATATGTGATATTTGCGCTAGCAAAACATGGCGGACCGGAGAATTGAACTCCTATTCCGATAGAATTTTGCTAACCTAAGTTAACAATGCACAGGTATTAATACCTGAGGGGCTATCTCCCAAAGTCTCAAGAATTCTTGAGACGCTTTTTACCCAGATATTCCGGGCACCATGTTGGCAGTAGATGCTAAGCTACTGGCCTTAGTATTAAAACTGAGGACTTAGACCTGTGCGTCTTACATGGATTTCTCCAACCCGCAGTGAGGTAATGAACTGAAGAAGCAACCTTCAGACTTAAGGGGACCTTAAGATTTGAGTTATGGCCAAAAGGTCATACAAGATGGTTGTTTTTCTACCAAAAAGAAAGTTTTTAGATTGCTGAACCATCTTAGTTTTGTGCTAGCAAAACATGGCGGAAGCTGGATTTGCACCAGCGATCTTCAGGGTATGAGCCTGACGAGATTCTACTTCTCTACTCCGCGTTATTGTACCGTGTGTTAATTACGGTAATCGGGATGACAGGATTCGGACCTGCGACCTCTCGCTCCCAAAGCGAAGGCTCTACCAAACTGAGCTACATCCCGTTTGGAGCCGTTTTGTCTTGTATAGACCCGGACGGACAGACCCGGTTTGGGGTGCGACCCCGAGTGGACAAGATCGGTCTCGAACCGACAACCCCCTGCTTGCAAAACAGGTGCTCTACCAATTGAGCTACGAGCCCTTGATTCCTAACAGTTTAACGACTTATCGAGTCTTGGTCGGTGACGCCCGCTTGTAAACTTCTCCATCATAGTATTTATCAACAAAAGCACGAGTTGATGTTCCGGATAAGCCAAGCAGTTTAGATGCCTCCTTGACCCATCTATAAGAGGTTAGGTCTACTTGTGTTAACAAAGAAAGACGGTTCTGAATTAGGTCTCTTTTACTTTTCTTTCGAGAAACTTTTTCTTCTTCCTTGAGGATCAAATGAGGGAGTTTCTCCTCAGTTCTTCCGGGACTAAATCCTTCTGGAATTTCAGAACCCTTGGGAATTTTTTTGTTCCCACTTAACGTTCCATTTGTAATCCACATCGTTCCAAACATGCTGTTCTTCTCTCCTTTTTGGTACCCCTTTTCGGAAAAAGTTTTCTTTCTCTTTTCTCTTGCCTCTAGCGAGTTAGCTAAATGCTGTCCGATAGCCAAGTTATTTTTGTTTGCTTGGTATTGCTTTAAGGTTATACCGTGGAGAGCTATGTTTCTGGCTTTAACAGTTTTAGCTTTTTCCAGACCCAACCTTCTCAGGTCAGCTATGATGGCTTCTTTTCCGATTTCACCAGTTAGACCTTTCCAGGCCAACCAGTCTCGTTTGTCCCCCCATAATTGCCAGTTACAGAAATGAAACATGGCATGTTGAGTGACTGAGACTTCAATAAGATTAGAGGAATGATCGGTGCCCCCTTTATATTTAGGAAGAAGGTGGTGTTTGTGGTTCACTGCCAGTCGTTTAACTAACAAGTTTTACCCTATAAAGAGCTATGGCCCCGTGTCTACCTAATGTTTTCTAACATGTAGGTTTTACCCTTGAGTGTGACAGTGAGCGAAGGATTAGCTATGGCAGCAGCCAGTTGCTTCCTTGCTTCAGGGTCGTTTAGAATTTCTTTAATTAGTTCCGTTGGCCTTACTTTCATCCCAAGACCTCATAAGAGCCTGATACTTAACTTCATCTTCTTGAGCTTGCTTTTGAATTATATCGTAAGCTTGCTCCGCTCCCGCCACTAAAGACTTGTATATGTATTCATTCTCAGGTTTATCCTGGATGAAGGTCTCTGGGCACTTCCCCAGGGAAATTAAAAGATTGTACATACTCTTATGCACGTACTCTTCTTTAGTTTGTTCGATCTTTTGCATGGGTTTACCTAAAAAAAAATTCACTAGGGCAAGATGGTTGTGTTTTCTACCAAAAAGAAAGTTTTTAGATTGCTGAACCATCTTAGTTTTGCTATCGCAAAACATCCCCGTTTTTTGCCGGGGTTTGATCTCCCGGTAGTTATCACCCCTAGACTTTCACCTGAGGGTAAATTGAACGCACGGGACTCGAACCCGCATCCTCCACCAGGAACGGTGGCGCTCTACCACTTGGAGCTAACGTCCAAATCTCTTTTAAGAAACCTGCAAGTAACTTTGAAGAGATCGGGTTTTGTAATTGCAGTTACTTACCCTGGGGACTCACACCCTTTATACAACTATGGTGCCCACTGTTGTTAATGGGTTATGCTACACGGGTTCACTGCTGGTATGGAAACTGCACTGTAAACTCACCATGAGCAAAAGACTCAGATGGGATTCGAACCCACAGACCGCTATAAGGACAGTTCTTAAGACACTTTGGAAGAACGGGTGTAAGGGGCGGGACCCTTCCAATACTTGTTTAAAAACCTTCTTGCTTGGGGGTGGGAGATACCCCAAAGTTGGGATACTTGTTTAACCCACCCTAACTTTTGAAGGTTTATGCCTGAGTTTTCCAATTGCTCTATCCTTAGGGATACTTCCGTTTGAGTCAGGTTGTTGTATGAGCTTGATCTCTTAGTCTTTTCTCCCAGTCTTTTGTAGAAGTCTTCCCCATACCTTTCCTTTATGGTCTCGGCTATTTTCTTAGCTAAGAGCGGCCTATTCCTATGGTTGTCTAAGGAGTTTTCCTTGGCAGTACCCCAATAAAGGTGTTTAACGTTGGAGCAAAAACCATTATGGCAAGCATGGCACAAGTAACCCGTCTTTAACCCGAGAGAGTGGCACGTAGTGTTAAGGTGCATAGCAAGTAATGCTCTGTTCTCTTTGGAACGTGCTCCTATTTCGAGGCAAGGTTCGGCAAGATCCAGATGACACTGTCTTTGCTCTAGAGACAAGCTCATATAGTCTAGAAGGTGTTTTCTTTCCATTGATATGTGGCCAGTGTCTCTGGAGGAACTTTTTGCAAAAGTAAAGTTGGTACGCAAAGCAGCGCTTTAGGCCGCTAAGCTACGAAGTCATTTGCCCCCGCCTTGGCTCACTTGCTTGTCCCTAAGAACTGCACTAGCAAACCTGCTTGGAGCAAGCGCCCAATGAGGGAGTCGAACCCCCGTATTCTAGTCCGTAGCCAGACGCTCTAATCCACTGAGCTAATTGGGCAGTTTTCTGACGAAGTTTTCGTAAGTTTTTCGTAAGAAAAAGTGGCCCCCAAGGGACTTGAACCCTTACAGCTTTCGCCGGGAGTTTTTAAGACTCCTGTGTCTACCCTTCCACCAGAAGGCCATTTGGTACCAAATTGTCAAGTTGCTGTTGGGTTGAAGGGCTTTGTGTCCCTTACCTTTGTATTATAGGTTGGTGGCCCTGGCAAGTAAAGGGCGGTTAACCGAACGTTTGCTGAGCAAACGACACCGGAGAGAGGAATCGAACCCCCATCTACTGGTTTGGAAGCAGTGGTCTTACCATTAGACGACTCCGGCATTTTATCTTAAATTTTCTCGTGAGAGAAAAAGCGGGTAGGGGTAGTCGAAACCCCGTCTACTGTTTGGAAGACAGTCATATTGGCCGTTATACGATACCCGCATGAATAACTTTAAGACCTTTGAATTCGGGGATGATTCCAGAGAACATCTTCCTAATTGTAGTCATACCAATGTGGTAGTGTTTTCTGGCTTCTTTTAGACTTGGGAATTTTTTAATTTCGCCAGAAAAAGTTTCTAAAATCTGGATGGGTGTCCCCTTAGATAGCTGTATTTTCTTAGCTATTTCCTTTCTTCTGGACTCTGGTGTACCTTGCCATCGGATTTTATTCCGATCTCTTAACTTTTGTTTAGTTGACTCTTTGACTGGAAGTTGATTTCGAGTTCTTGCACCCCTGCGAAGGGACTCTAAGGAGAATTTACCCCCTACACACTCATTTAAACAATTGGAATCATTGATAAAATGTGATATGATCCGTGTCTCTACTGAATTAGCTTCTCCCCTCGTTTCAAACCACTCTAGAATTGTAACCTTATGGCCATAGAAGTTCCATAACCATTTGTGAGTTTTTGGAGAGCCAAAATAAGGCTTACCGTTGTCGGTATGAACTCCAAAATAGTACCATGGCATACCTGGGAAAGTCACTTTGTATGTATAATGTTTCAGAGAGTAGGGTAAAGGAACCTGTCCTTAAATTATACCCTGTTCTTCATTAATTTTTCGCGTTTAGCGAAATGGGGTAGAAGGGACTCTAACCCTCTAATCACTGGCTCACAACCAGATGCCTTACCACTTGGCTACCACCACCATGGTGCCCTAGGTTTGTGCCCTAGGTTTGTGCCCCAGGGTAATGAAACTTTAAGGTTATGGTCCCCCATTTCCACCCTAAGTCATATAACCCAGACTCAACCGTAAGCAATGCCCCAACCAGGGGTTCGAACCTGGAGACAAAAGAATCTATTTTTAACGTGAAAGATACCCGGCAAGGATCACCTTATCAACGTAGGTTCAATACGTCTATCAGCATTTACTCGTAGATTTGAACCCTAATGCCTGTTCCGATTACTTTGGGACTTTTTTCGTGTTTTGAACATTCCTAACAAAGTTAGGCTAGATGATTGTTTTTCCAGGTTAAAAGAAATTTTCAGATCGTTGAATCATCTGAGTTTTGCAACTGCAAAACAATGGCAAATGCCCACCGGGGGACTCGAACCCCCACGCCTTTCGGCACATGGGCCTAAACCATGCGTGACTTCCATTCCACCAGGCAGGCATTTTTTCTACGAGTTTTTCGAAGAAAAACATTGAAGTGGAGAGACTTGAACTCTCAATGTTAAGATTGCGTCTGGCTGCTACTTAACAGGTGGTTTCAACCATGAGCCAGGAAGTTGCTATTAGCATTTACAACCACATCCGTATCGGCTGATTCCACACCCCCGTATACCAGTTCCGGCACACTTCACACCGGTTATTACTGACCCTTAGCTGCAAACCGGAAACCTGTGCTAAGCGCTCCCAAGTTTAGAAAGGACTGTGCCAGGTACTTGGGGAAACCTTTTCCTTTCCCGGCCGGGAAAGAATGGGAACGGTCGGCATCGAACCAACGACTCATCGCTTATCAAGCGATTGCTCTTCCACTGAGCTACGCTCCCTTGGTGTTAAATTGTCTAGTTTCTGTCAATGGCGTAACCAGAGGCGTAACCAGAGGCGTTACCAGCGACACCCTCATTATAGGGTCTTGCTTCGGGAAAGTAAAGGACGGTTTGCCGCCCCCACCTTACGGACTTTTTCGCGTTTTTCGCGTTAGCGAAAATGGGTATAGACAGGATTCGAACCTGCGATGCCAGAGGCGACCGCTGTACACACGGCCCACCATGCCAGTTTCAGTGAGATATACCCGTGAAGTTTCCGATGGGAAACAATGGGAGCGGTAGGATTCGAACCTACGAAGCGTGAAGCAACCGGGTTACAGCCGGTCTCCTTTGACCACTCGGAGAACACTCCCATTTGCCCTACAGGTTACTGCTTTGGGTTAGGCCACCCCCTACTTTTTAACTCTAAAGTAGTAAATGAGGTTCTTATTTAGAAGCGGTTGCTTGAACCGCCATGGGTGAGGAGGGAATTGAACCCCCGAGGTTAAAAAACCACTTCAGCTTTACAGGCTGACACTACGTTGCCAACAGTAGACACTCACCCTTGGTATCACGTCTCAGATTACGGTTCTGAGTTTTCCCGGTACATGTTCCCGGTCGAGTTAATAACCCTTGCGAGGTTCTCTTGATACTCCAATCGTGATTATTTTTCTGCAGAGCAGAAATGGGTCACCGGGGACTCGAACCGTCTCCTTAAAAGGGAGCTACGCTACCAATTGCGTTAGTGACCCAAATTGCAAATTGTCAAGTTGCGTTGCTCGGGGTTGTGCCGATAGAATTTTGCTAACCTAAGTTAACAATGCACAGGTATTAATAGCTGAGGGGCTATCTCCCAAAGTCTCAAGAATTCTTGAGACGCTTTTTACCCAGATATTCCGGGCACCATTTATGTCTCTATTGACACAATGGCTATCATCTTGTATAATTTTAGAACCCCTTACCTTTGTAGTATAGGTTGCTGGCCCTGGCAAGTAAAGGGCGGTTAACCGAACCTTGCGCCTGGAAAAATTTCGGGAGGGGGCGTTAGCCCCCGACCAGGGACGGGCGCCGTAGGCGATTGCCCGGACCCAACACCACCCGGCACCATGGCACCAAGGGGAATATCCACTGATGACACAACCTTCCAGGTATTATACCCCCATCCTACCCCCCATAACCAGTATTAAACCCCTAAGCAACAAAATCCCCTAGCTGAATCCTGCCCTCCGGCACCCATTCTTTGACAATGGCCCTAATTATGGGCTTAGTTGGCCTATACTGGGGGGGAATATCCGACATGTCCAAACTCTCGGGTCCAACCAAAACCCGTTGGCGTTTAATGTAGGTCCCATGGGTGAATGCCCTAGGGAGTTCTTCCCAAGGTTTCCCTATTTGTTTCAGCAAGGTTTTCATTTCCTCGCAAGTTACCCCTTGAAGATCCTTATGTGAAAATAAACTCTGAGCATACATTGACACTGAGTTTTTTGTAGCATCGTTAAGTCTCCACAGGAAATTCTTATAGACGTATTCCAAATTAGGAACGTTCCATACCCTGCAGTCAAATACTGGGTACTGGCCGGACTTCTCAGGAAGGCAATCAGGTAAGTTCCCTGTGAAAAATGCCCCCGCCATAGATGCCAGAATTGAGGTCAGTTTCTGATATTTGCCCCTAAATAGGAAGTCTCGATTGGAGTAATTTCGCTTGTCAAGGTGCCAATATAAGGTGATTTCATCAGATTGGCAATACCCGAGCAAAGCTTCACTTTCGGTAACAAGGTGCCTGGTGGTAGCAACCATTAGGTTAACGAATCGCTCATCAAACGGCTTTTGGAGGCCATGGGTAAACGAGCTAAAGGCCCTTCCATCGATGCGGCACATTAAAGGGCGGAAAGGATTTGCGGTCCTGCCTGCCTCTTTTTGCTCTTGTTCTTTTAGGATGTCGCCTAGGGTGTCAGTGTGTGGCATTTTGTTTTGCTGTGAGTTTTTATAAGGTTGGCTGGTATTAGTAACTTGTATCTTAGGTTATTTTCAACGTTAAAGGCTATGTACATTGTGCAGTTTAAGGTGGGTTGCTAGAGAGGCTCGAAGTCGAAAAAAATAACGTTGTCTTGAGAAGGTTTGAGTTTCATGTATACCCTAGTGAGAAACTCCTGGGGTTCAGTGGGGTTGTTCCAGTATATGGGTTTGTACTCGTTATAGCTCAAGTCGCCCCGTGAGGTGAACATAAAGTATCTCTCAAGGCGCTCAAGACGATACTTACTGGACAGGATTTCCTCCCCATCTTGTTCTCTGACTTTCAGTTTGCGGTCTCTTCGAATGTAGTATACCAAATAATCACTCTTTCGGGTGAAAAGCCTGCGAAGAAACCCGGAATCGCGAAACTCAAAAGCGACCTCGTAGTCATAGCGGCCAAAGTCAAAATTGCTGAGGCTTACGTTTATCATTTGTCACCTACGAATAATGCCTTGGATCCCCCTTAAGCATAGCATGGAGCTTATTCACGGCTTTCTCTAGGTTGACGCAACCACGTCTGTAGCAAGGTTTCATTTCTTCTTGAATAACGTATTTTAGAAATAAATCTGAAGCATTGGCAAAGGTTTCAGGGTCCATGTTGCCATTATAGCGTTCTTACTAGGGGGAGCCAGTGGCAAAAACCGAACATACCCGGGCTATTAACCGTCATCGGCCCATGGCTTCTAGCCTAGTACGATTCCTGCCAACATGGTAGCCATCGCAGAATGCACATTTGTACGCACTGTATGTTCCTCCATATTTCCTGCCCATCGAAACAGCCGCTTTTATGGCCTTTTCCTTAGTTCTATACGGGATCTTTGGTTCCCCTGAGCTTAGGATAATGTGAGAGTTCTTGGAAAATAACCCCCAAGCCAACCCTGTAATTACAAAGTTATGGAAGGCTCGACCGAGGGGCAGCTGGTCCCGGATGGCAAGGATGAGATTTCGAATAGCCATGGTGCTAATGGGTGGATTTTGTATGGTGTTGGAGACGCCGCAGGATGTTTCAACGATTTACAATTTTCACGGGACGTGCTTTTTGATTTCTCTTGAAAGAAGATCTGGACCTATGGACCCCAATCTAAAACCCCTCTTTCTCAGTCTCCCTGAGGGCCACTCCGACCGGGAAAATCGGGACACCACTTGCACTCAGTTCTTGGTATCTGACTGTAAGGTACTTTGTTGTTGACAATATGTCCTCACGATTTTCGTAAAGAGACCTGCGGTATTCCATATCGCCTTCTGGCACGACAGTAAAGGTTTCAGTCTCAGTGGCTTTACATACAAAGATTGAAACACCTTTGAACCGGCCACCCCCTTCGATAATGTCAAGGACTTCAAACTCACCGTCCACGAAATCCTTCACCTTTTGCAACTGGTTGTTCCGGTGTCCGATATCATACCCGCCAAGGTCGAACCTGACCATCGAACCCTCGTACCCGGATTCAACGAATTGACTGTGGTGAAAAATAACGTCAGATGGGGACTCCACCTCGGCAGTAGGGGTTAGTATAACGTGAGATTCCCCTAAGGGAACCAGACTCTTCAAAATTTCAAACCGTTTGGAGAAAGGTCTCGAAGGATCAACAATGTCGTAGACCCAGTATACAAGCGTGGGGGACAACTCGGGACGAAACTTCTTGATCGCAGTCATTGTCTTTTGTAGCAGAGGGTTCCCCGGCAGAATGAGTTCTCCGTCCAGGATCACCCCCGGTGGCAATTTTCCGATTTCCTCTTTAATGTGTGCAATACACTCCGGAATAATCAACTTGCCACCGCGAGACCACCCCCCACTATTGTCGAGTAGCATCCGTTGTCCATTCAGTTTAGGTTGCACGAATGCGGGCCAGGTTACCTTGTGGCCACGGTCCGAAAACTTATGGGCTAGCATTGGTAAGGGCAAAATCTCGGGCTCCTGCCCGATTTCAGCATATCCCTTATCAATTTGCTTTTTAAAGTCGCGCTCAATTTCTAGGTGGGCTTGTTGCTCCGCTGTGGTTGCGTTGGCCCGTCCGACATTTTTGGGATACACACAGTAAGGATCACTAAATTGCAAGGCTGAGCTTGAACCGTCATTATTTATTTGCCAGTACGACGACTGTGTGAACCACTGCCCTCGGTCATCACAAAGAACGTGACCTTGCCAAAATTTGACCTTGCCGATGCGAGTTGTTGACTGAAGGACTGGTGTGCTGTGTGCGATTTTCATTTCTTTTGGGGGGGGGTTTAACTCGCGTTGTGGATCAGTTCCGGGTAAATCATTCGCTGTCATCAACCTCGAAGTAGTCGTTAAGTTTCATGGACAGTTCATGGGGAATTTTCACTTCTCGCCCATCAGCCAGACCCAAATTCCGTAAATCCTTTTTTCTTTTGCTTTTTAACGTCCCGCTCAATTTCCAAATATGCTTGTTGTTCAGCAGAGATTTCAGTGGATTTACCTACGTTTTTGGCCACTACGGGGAAAGCTTCGCTCCATTGTGTGATCGACATAGTGCCGTCAACTTTCTGCCTCCAGAAAGACACTTGGGTAAACCATGCTCCGGCGCCATTGGAAACGACGTGACCTTGCCAAAACTTGGGATCACCTGAACGGGCGATTATTGCTTGGAGGACTGGTGTGCTGTGTACGATTTTCATGGTTGGGGTGGTAATGGGGATAATGGGAAGGATAAGGGGAGATAACGGGAAGGACAGGATGCAGTGCAAGGACTAGATGGCACAATACCATCTCCATACCCAGTGTAGCACACTTTGCGGCCCTATCAAGACAAGGCAAGCATCTTCTCAAGGGGCTTCAAGGCCCCCAATCTTAACTCCTCTTCAAGTTTAATCTCGGGTGTCAAATCCCGCAGACAATTGCGAACTTTTTCCAGAGTGGACAATTTCATCCAGGGGCAGTCATTACAACTACAACCATCTCGGCCAGGGACATCTAGGAATACCTTGTCGGGTGCAACCTGACTCATCTTATGGATAATTCCTGGTTCTGTCAGGACGATGAATGTTTCTGCCGGGCTATCTTTCACCCTTTGCAGTAAAGCACTGGTAGAGCCCACAAAATCAGCAAGGCGCAATAACGCTTCTTCGCATTCCGGGTGGGCAATAATTTCGCAGCCAGGGTTAGCTGTCCAGAGATCCATCAACGCTTCTTCGCTGAAAGCTTCGTGTACCTGGCAGCTGCCATCCCATAAAGTCAAATTTCGACCTGTTTGCTCAGCTACCCATCTGCCTAGGTTTCTATCGGGTGCGAACAAAATGGGCCTGTCTTTCGGGATTTGGCTAACTAGGCGCACCGCATTACTGCTAGTGCAGATAAGATCGCTCTGGGCCTTAATTGCTGCTGAGCAATTTATATAACTGACTACATAGTGGTCGGGGTGCTCTGCACGAAACTTGGAAAAGTCACCCGGTAAACAAGCATCAGCCAAGCTACAACCTGCATTGATATCAGGAAGTAAGACGGTCTTCGATGGGTTAACAATCTTGGCAGTTTCAGCCATGAAGTGAACACCGCAAAACACAATCGTGTGTGCATTTGTCCCAGCAGCCTGGCGGGCAAGCTCAAGGGAATCGCCTACAAAATCCGCAATTTCCTGAATGGCTGGTTCCTGGTAGTAGTGGGCCAGGATTATGGCATTGCGTTTTTGCTTCAGTTCCAGGATTTCTTCGACTATGTCCATTGTTTTCTGTGGTTGTGTGCTGGATTGTCAAACTGAACGGAGACTAAACGGGCTAGAACTTGACAACACGTTCCGCTCCGTCATACGCACTAAATCAATCCGTACATTCCTCCATGGTAATCTCAAATCCGGAAAATTCCCGCTGCGAAGGGAAGCGATCCTCGTAGTATCCGATTGGGCTCTCATACAGAGCTTGAACACTAGTAACCCTGTGGTCCGGGTATTGTGTTTCCAGAGAAGAAACCATGGCATCTTTCACGGCTTCGAGATCAAGTTTGACTTTGGCGAAGTGCCTGAGTTTAGTCATCGGTCCCAGTAAGAAGAATTACGAGTTTCTGAAGGTTTCAGAACGATCTCAACCCCTTCGAAAGTAGTGCCGCTAACTTCGTGCCTCATGTCAGTTTGTGTGGAAACGTTGAATGAGATTTGATCCGCAACAAAGTTAGGGAAAGATTTCCCAACTTCTTGCCTAATTAGGGCTTCAATTTGAGTTTTTGTAAGCGATACCCGTACTGGGGTGTTATTAAAAAGGTTGCTCATTGATGTGTGTGTTCAGGGGGGGGGGATTAAGTGCAGGGTCGATCGTAACGTACAAGCTGCTCATCGTTGGTAACGTAACTCTCACCGTACTCTCACCGTGGTTCATAAATGAAATGTCGGTGATCAAACTAAGCCTAACGTCTTTACAGGGGGAAGGCAAGCCGGAGAACTGGGCCAAAAGATTCGGGTAACCGCCCTACTTGTCAGGGCAATCACTCAGTCTCCCCATAGCCAATCAGCGGCGGTAAGGGGAAGTCCAATAAGCTCGCCAAACGCTGATGCAAATAGCAAGCGTCGAAATAATGCCAATAAGACCTAGGAAGGTGGTAGCATTGCCGGTAAAATCTAGAGAGTCGGGGGCCATGGTTGATTGGTTGGTTGGTTGATTGTCAACTAAAGCAGGGTCAAAATTACATTCGACCCAGGACAAACTCAACTTCTTCTAAAGTCGCTTTTTCAGGGTCTACGAATTCCGCATAGATGTAATCTACAGGGAGACCATAAAAATCAGCCATTTTCTCACAAAGTACATACTTTAGGAGTTCTGGTTCATTAGAAGAGTCAATTAGCATTGTTTTTAGGGTGACTTTGGGTGTGAGACTGATGGCAGGAACGGCGAAGAACCCGGTACCAACCCCGTGAACCCATAGTACCATACAGAAAAGGGGAGTGTCAATCCCCGTGAACTATGGGTTCCTGCGACCCGCGCTCAAATCAGTTATCATCACAACGGTTTCTCGAAGCTTCCCTGAGGTTGATTTCTGTCTCTAGGTTAATTAATTGCTTTAGGTATAATCCGTACTCCGACGAAATGAGATCCGCCAGGCAAGAATCATCCAATTTTTCTAAATATGATCCTCCCAGCAAAGAGTTCGATTCCAAGTGTATCTCCTTCTTTCCAATTAACTGCCTGTAAAAGCTCATCAGGGAAGTCAAGAATGAGGTTGCCATTTTCATCGGATGATAGTTTAGTAGTTAGCTGAGTGTTTTCGGTGGTTTCTGGGTTCAGGTTCATTTTGCTGAGGGGTTTGCTATTTAGTGTTAAAATAACGAGGTCAATCTCATGACAAGCACCCATTTTCTATAATTTGTAGGTTTAACTTAGGGTCAGCCATTAGGAGATCATTCCTCATGTTTTGGATTCGTAACCTGTTTTTAGAAGTTGCCTGAAGTTTGGCGTGGCTTTGAACGACTGTTTTACCATCCATCTCCACTAATTCCAATGTACTTTCTGGGAAATTTCTGGGTGGGATCATTGGGTTCTTGTAATCTTTTCGGTTGGTACTATAGTGACGCCGCTATCGTCTTCACCTTCTTCATGAAGGGATCTTGTAGCAGAGGCCACGGAAAGGAATTCTCTCGCCATGCTGCTCCAACTTAAACCATCCCAATAGCAACCATCGGCTCTAACAACTAGAAACATCGGGTGACCTCCACTCTGCCACTAGCATAGCAGGATCGCCAGAAAAGTCAATGGGTTAGCCGAATGCTGTCAGCAATCAGTGACCTAGGGCCTGCTGAAGCAAGCTTTGGTTGTGCAAAATTTCGCTAGACATTGATTGCAAGTAGTCTGCTAAGCCTACCATTCTCGGGTCCCCTTTGAAAGAACTTGTATATTCAAAGAATAATGAGACCATACCATTGACTGCCATTGTGTAGTCTAAAGTTAGGGCCAGCAACGACAAGCAGTCATAGGTTTGCATGGAAATAGCGGGACCAGAAAATTCGGGGAAATCTGGATTGTAACCACAACCACGCAACCTTTCGATGAGGCCGTCCATTAGGCCGTTAAGAGAATCATATACCTGGTCAAACAGCAAATGGCATTCATAGAAATTACTACCACGTACATTCCAATGAGCCATGTGCAACACGATGGTTGCATCATTCAGGAGTTTAACAGTTTTTTTAGCATAGACAGTGAGTTCTTCCATTGGGTGCTTCAGGGTGCTTCAGGGTGCTTAGGGTGCTTTTAGATACATTTCAATAGCAACTTGATCATCTGATGATTCACATAATGCCAGGAATTCTTTGTCTGGATTATAATTAGCTAGACTTGTAATCAAGCTGTTTTCAAACTCAAAATAATCCCCCCCTTTATCGAAATTTTTTAAAAATTGTAGCACATCAGCCCAGGACAAAAATTTACAGTCGGACGACGTATAAAAGTGAGCGCCCCTTTGGCCCAAGTGTGCCTCAAAACTCTCCATTAGGTAGGGATTATCCATAGCAACCATCAGTAACGAATCTGCCATTTACCGTCAGACTTTTCGCTGATTTTGAATGGGAATTTTTTAGAAGTTGCATCCGGGGGTGAATCATAGAAGATCCCAGCAAAAGACTTCCCATCTTCGGCCATCAGATAATTATTGGCTGCATTAGGGGGATTGCCGTTACGGTCGGTAACATTAGTTACCCCATCAAGATAGACAGAGGAAATTACTTTCTTAAAGAACAGTTCCATCTTGCCAGATTGACCTTCGTCACCCTCGGCAAAGTCAAATTCACCCTCGGCAAAGTCGGCGTCTGGCTCTATTTGATGCAGGAGTTTAGAGGATTGAATTTCTTCGGTGAACTCTGGATTTGGCCACTCATCTGGGCTAGTCTTAATCAGGGATTCAACTACTTTGATATAGTCTTCATAGGTAGTTCCCTCGGCAAAGTCAACTTTGCTAAGTTGGGACAAAAGGGACACAGTACCGTCTGAATATGAGTGGTCTAGGGATGACAAATAGGATTCTGGAACCGTGGAAAAATCTCCACCGGTCGCTTCCCATAACACATCGACTGCCTTTTTAGCTGCAGCAGTGAATGTATCGTCCTTGTCAAAATAAGGATTTTTATCTATATGTAGCATGATAGTTAGATGACCGGTTGATTTTACCCGAAGGTTATCCTAGTTTTACCTTATCGATCACTTCAGCGTGTACCACCCTTCCCCCCAGAGATTATCCAAATCTGTGAATACCTTGTCGTACCTCCTGCCGCAAGCTTCAAGGCTGTAGCGACCCCGGGCAATTTTTGCTATCTTATGGCGATCCAGGTCTCCAGCATTGTGGCAAGCATCGACCCAATCTTGTAACGTATGGCAACGGAACCCGGTAGTCCCCTCAATGACGGTTTCTGTAAAGGCCCCGTAATCTACTCCGATAAGGGGGGTCCCACACAACATACCCTCAACACCGGACCCACCAAAAGGCTCAGTAAATGTCGTGGGCATAAGGCAAGCACGGGCATTTCGTAGGAAGTCATTTCGTTCTTTACCTTTTAGGGGACCAACATAGCGAATGTTAGGGTGTTGCCACGGGGTAGGGTCCCCCTGACCAGCCAGGAAAATAGGGTATGGCACATGGTCTGCAAGTGCTTTGATTGTGTCTAAGCCCTTGAGGGGAGTTATCCTGCCGAGGAACGCCAAGTATTCTCCGGTCTCTAATGATGGTTGCCAATCATCAAGGTCGAAATAATTAGGGATGACCCACTCATAGTTATGGCCATTCCGATTCTCTTTCCCTTGGTGATAGTGCATCCATGCATAGGATTCGTAAATCTTTTTAGTGCCAACCATGGTGGTCGGATACCCGATTCCAGTCTCAACATGTGTGTTTTTAGGAAATTCACCCAACAGCATAGAATGGGCATGGCCGAATGGGTGGCAAATTATGTCACGGGTTTGAACACGTTTATGTAATGCCGGGATCAGTCGAGATTCAAAAAGCTGGTGCCCCTCGGTGCCAACTGTAGCGTCGTCCCCATGGAAACTGGTACCGGGACGGTTGCCGTATAACCGGCCAAATTCTGGTTCCGTAAGCATAGTAACATGTTCAGATGCGTTGGCTTCGGAACCTTCATTTGCGTATTCGATTACGGTGTAACCCTGCGCCATCATCATCTTTGCAAAGCGTAATGCCTTGCCAGTGAATGCACAATGGCTATATTGTTGGGTAGGTTGAGTGTGGAAAATTCCGATGAGGTGTAGGGTTGGTTTCATTTTGTGGTTATTGGAAATTTTATAGTAAGGTACTTAAAGTTAATTGGTGCCACGGGCCAGATAGAATATCGAAGTGTGGCATGGCGGAGGCAGAAGGGACCCAGGGTGCTACACCGTTGGAGCGTTAACCTTGTACGGGTGGTCTGCGGCTAGGATGCTCTGTAAATTCCACCCAGCCACGGGACCGGCCAAATAACCCTCCACTAGCTGAACGGTGGCAAGGTTAGTGCCAGGGGGAAGAATAACAATCTCATATATCTCCCCAGTAAGTGGAAGCGTGTTGTTGCCAAGCGCCCCAAGTTGCATCTGGAATGAAGCATTCCCAGTAGCAGCAGTAAATGTATCTATGTTATTCTGGATTGAGACGCCATTGATTCTGATTATTGACCGGTTTGCAGCTATTGCGCTGCCGGGGTTACCGATATGCGAAATTATGACAGGCGTACCGCTTGGGTGTGCGTTGTCTGCTGTCAGATTTACTGCCGTGACCTGACCCGAGGTTCCTCTTGATATTAGGACAAGCGCTCTGTCGTTTCGGGGAGGACTAACTCTGTCATCGTAGAGTAAGTAGAAACCCGTGTTGGCGGAGAAGGCACCATTTGTTCCCAGCAAGCCGTAAACCGCATTAGGGTTACTGCTGTTTCCGGCTTTCCATACGGCTACGATAGTTGCGCCTGCGCCAGCTGCAGTATGCAGGAAATTCCACGTTGCTGCCGAACTGGTAGAGGTAAGCCACTGTGAGCCGTTAAAGGTCAGACCGGCTTTACCGTTCAACGCATTTGGCGTAATGGTAGGCTGAGTTCCGCTAGTCGCTTGGTTGAAATTGCGCCCATTCCCTTTTCTGTCCCGCAGCTGAGAAACCCCTGTTGCGATCGTAGTCGTAGCCGTATCGTACGGCGCCCCCCACCACTCGGTGGCAGTTTGGGTTGGGGTCCATAGAGTTGTCCCCCCCCTCCGCCTAGGAACAATAATCACTGGTTGTACCTCACGATTCGGTAGCCCAGCGGCAGGGGTGATCCATGGTGGGGGGAAACGCAATCCATCATTCCTCGATTCCATTAACCCAACCCGCGAGTTGCTGCCCGTTGGCATCAATTGTAGCCATTTTGCTAAACGGCCAATCATCGATGTTGCCAGATTCTCCGGCTTCTTCAATTTTTGCGTAAAGCTGGGCCAACCTGGCGTCATTATGAAATGATGCCTGTAGCAGCGCTTCATGTCGCGCAATCAATGCAGTGTATTCTGGTAGCCTATTGTTAGCCGCTACTTGTTTTTCTGCATAGGCTAACTTTTCAGTGTAACCATTCTCTTGTGGCCATAGTTGATTATTATTTTGTTCAGCGTATCCCTTAGCCAGCGTTTTCAATTCGGCCTTGCTGCGGCGCTTGGTAGTTTGAGTCTCTTCGTAGGTTCCCTGAGGGTGGCCGACTGGGGGCTTTGGGGTTGTGGGCTTTAAGACTCGGCCGCTGTTCGCTTCGTCAATTACACGCAGTTCGGGGTCAAATGGGACCGGGGTGAATGGTACCAATTCAAAATATTCGGCGGCCTGGTCATGCTCTCCGCCAAACAGGAATGGCCATCGGACCCCATTGGGGTTAAGAATCTGACCATCGACGACGGGCACATAGAGCGACACGCTTTGGCCTTCTAGGGGGCCTTCGGTGAAAAACTCGACGCCGGTTGTGGGGTTGGTGGTGGTAGTCATTGGGATTAAGAGTATCGAACGATGATGGTGAAAATGTGACCGCTGGAGCCGGTGCCGATCGCCGCTAGATCCACCCCCAACGTGTCCCCGACCGCAAGGGTCAGGGTGCCGGTAAGCAGGCTTGTGGCATCAGTTAGTATGGAGCTGGCCGCCAAGTTGGCATTAGCGCTCAGCAGGCTGGTCTTGGTGCCACTACGGCGAGCGTAGAGCATCGCCTGGCTACTACTGCTGCCAGTAGCCGTGGGGGCCAATTCCCAGAATGCAGCAGTCACAGTGCAGGCACGCTGCATGGTTGTCTCAACGTAATTGGCGGCGGGAGTGGCGGTTTCGCCCTTGTTGCTTATCACTAGTTTGATCACGTCGGAAAACAACAACGAACCAGAGTTGAGGGACAAGCCACCACCCAGAGCGGCACCAGCGGGGCTGCCTGCGTTGTTGTAAATCACTTGGCCGGATAACCCGGCGACTGGACCAGTGGCCCCAGTAGCACCGATTGGGCCTGACACCCCAGTTATACCCTGGGGCCCAGTTGCTCCCGTAGATCCAACAACACCAGTACCACCGATAACACCAGTTGCCCCTGTCACCCCGATAGGGCCAGTTGCTCCCGTAGATCCCTGGGCACCGTTCACTAGTGCAAGGAATAATGAATGGTTATTGCTGAAATTGGTTGTCCCTGACCCGGAAGAATTCAGCAGGGATACAGGATATTGCCAGTAACTATTTGGGGTGCTAGGGTTTATGTTGGATGGTGTGCCGTTAATCAACCAAGTTTGGTAATTTGAACTATCGTTTCTATCTTGTATAGTAATTTTTTCAGTCTGAGTTAAATTCGATAAGAAAATATCGATGTCTGTGTTGTCGTCCGTTAAATGACTAATGTTTAATGCGGTTGAGTTGATTTGTGTGGCATTGTTCCAGATTAAGTTGCCCTGGCCGGGATCTCCCGTAGTGGCCGTAGTTTTGGCGCTGTATAGGAATAAACTAGAAGAATACCCTTGGGGACCAGTGGCCCCTGTGCTACCTGATAAACCAGTTGCCCCCGTGGTTCCAGCTCCGGTAGCTCCAGTCGCCCCGGACACCCCAATGACACCAGAGGCACCGGTTATACCGATGGGCCCTGTTGCCCCCGTGGTTCCAGCTCCGGTAGCCCCAGTCGCCCCAGTAATCCCTATCGGTCCCTGTATCCCTGTGGCACCAATCGGACCGGTTCCACCTGAAGCACCAGTCGCCCCAGTAATGCCAACCCCTGTAGCCCCTGATACTCCGGTGACGCCAGTCGCCCCTGCTACACCTGTAGCTCCGGTTGCTCCTGAAACCCCGATGACGCCAGTCGCCCCCGTTGCACCTGTTGCCCCGGAAACTCCAACTCCTGCAGGTCCAGTCGCTCCCGTTGTGCCAACAACGCCAGTTGCTCCTGACGCCCCGGTTGCTCCAAAACCCGACGCTCCAGTTGCCCCTATCGCCCCAGTTGCTCCATCTGCACCGGTCGCCCCGGTAGCCCCTGACACCCCGAAACCTGACACCCCAGTTGCCCCTATCGCTCCGGTAGCCCCTATCGCCCCAGTTGCCCCGGAAACTCCAATTCCGATAGGTCCAGTTGCCCCCGTTGTGCCAACAACTCCGGTTGCCCCGGTTGCTCCTGACGCTCCGAATCCTGACGCTCCGGTTGCACCTATAGCACCAGTTGCCCCAGACGCCCCAGTAGCTCCAGAAGTTCCAACTCCAGTGGGTCCAGTTGCCCCCGTTGTTCCAATGACGCCGGTAGCACCTATCACCCCGGTAGCGCCCGTTGCTCCTGACGCCCCGAAACCTGATGCTCCGGTAGCTCCCATTACTCCAGAAGCCCCAGTCGCTCCAGTTGCACCAGTTGCTCCAAAACCAGTCGCACCATCCGCCCCGGTAGCTCCGGTAGCTCCTGATGCTCCAAAACCAGTCGCACCGGTTATACCGATCGGCCCAGTTGCCCCGGTTGCTCCAGTTGCCCCCGACGCTCCGAAACCGGAAGCTCCAGTCGCCCCGGTCTCCCCAGCAGCCCCGGCTAGTCCAGTTGCCCCGGTCTCCCCAATTGGGCCCGAAGCTCCAGTCGGACCGGCTACTCCAGTAGGCCCAGTGTCCCCACGGAAGCTAGACACCCATTGGCCACCTGACAGACCAACATACCAAACTGAAAGATACGACGACAAGGTATCAAACCATAGGGCGCCGTTTACAGGATTCGGTGGGGCGGATGCCGATACCGAAGCACACGGGGTGCATCCCCCAGGTGAAGAAGTGACTTCTTTCCACTGCCCGGGGATTCCAGGTTCTAGGACCCAAATATATAAAATTTCGCTTACAGTATTAAACCAGAAAGACCCTTGAAGAATTGGGGGAGATGGTTGAGAAGCAGAGACGTAGATCGGGACTGTAGTCGGTTCAGGCTCAGATAAGTTAATCCACTGCCTTCCGTTCCAACGGTAGTCAGACCCCTGCCATGTGAAAGTTTCACCTGGTGTGGGATTTGGTGGAAAATTTGTTGGAAAATTATTAGTCATTTTAGACTTCAGAAGGTAGTAATCGCGGGTTCAAGGTACCGCCACTCGGTTGTATTTTCTGGATTAAAACACCAAGGTCATGGTATTCGTCGAAGATATCAACCATTTTGTAAGCTCGGACAACATCAACAATGCCATCTTTTCTAATAACTGTATGACAATCTGAAGTTAATTGTCCAGGGATAATATCATAGAGCTTAACATCTTCAGCAACGACTTTCACCTTTGACATTTGATTCGGGGTTAAATCTTTGGTTAGTTTTACCCTACCCTTGCCACAACTCACAAAAGAAGCAGCGTCAGTAGTGGAACAACCATTGTCAAAAACGCAATTAAAAAGCCCCCCACATCATTAGCAAGGGGCCACAGACTGTCAGGTTTCATGTTTGATTGCTCGTTTATCTTTTTGCCTTGGTTTCATAATTTCTTGAAAATTTAATTTTTTGTACCTAGCATCCAAACTTTCAAACCGGTTCCAGCATTTGTACTTCCGATCTGATTTATAAATATAGTGATTTCAGCGTCTACTGAGAGGCTAGTGGTGGACAATACTGCACTGTTTCCGCCTACTTCACTACCGGCCGCAATTACCGGAAGAACTGAGAAAATCGACACTCCTTGGGATTGAATGTCTACAATTAAGCTTGATCCAGTCGGTGCTGTATTGGTGCTTATTTTAACCCCGCTAAGGGTCATCGAGTAAGGGATACGAAAGGTGAATCTTAAGCCTGTTGTTAAGTTAGATGTTTCGTCTGAGCAACAAAAGCCAATGTCCGCACCAGTATTTCCAGCAGGACCGATAACGCCAGTGGGTCCCGTCGTACCCGCCGTCCCTGTCGCACCAGTTAGTCCTATGGGGCCTGTTGCCCCGGAAATCCCAACTCCCGTCGCACCGGTATCACCCCCAGGGCCCGTTGGACCTGTTGGACCCGAAACAGTACCTGCAGACTTTTCAACGAAGTCAGTGTTTAAAATTCCGCCTTGAAACCAGTATTCTGTGAGTGAACCCCCAACAAAGACCCCAACGGTTAGACCCCGATAGCGTACAATAGGTTCAATAGTTGCTAGCGCTTCAGCCTCGCTATTATACGGACCGTAACGTTCGTCAGTTGCCTTAGGAGCTTGAACAATTAGGTTATCATTTAGATTGATTGCCATTCTGGTATCTAATCAAGGGTTCTAGTTACTTAATCGAGTCAAGCTTTTGCTTTTACGCAACTTGGCGAGATTTCCACCGAATATTGAAAATACATTACAATAAATTCTACCCGCTTTGCCGGTTTGAGTTAGGTAAGGACCCGTTGGCCCAGGGCGAAGGCAAGGGATCTGGCGCATGGGAACAAAACGTACTATCATATTCTCTGTAACTCCATATTTACAGTGTAAAAACCTTTTTCTAGCAAAAATGAGCTTTCTTCTGGCGCGTAGTATGGCTCGCTACTAAGGTCAATGAGCATACTAGGCACCGCACCTTGCTGAGTGGCGGCTGTTGTATTTAACTTAAAGCCCCCGGCAATAACGGATACGTTTGCAGTTGGAACTATTACTGGGGAAAGTTCATCCCAGGTAGCCGCCACAACATAGTCAACATTCGCATCAAGCTCTGGGCCATTGGTAATGTCAAACCAGCAGTAATACGGCGCTACGGTTGGGGCGGCATCTGCAATGCAAGTAGCTGAGGCTAGGAAATCCTGCTGCCAAATGAGAACAGGAAGCCCGGGACCAGTAAAGTCCCATATTCCCACTGAATGATCTAAGGTAGACGGTTGGTTGATTCGGGGCATTGCGGTAGGGTCAGCCTGCGTCGGCTTGTATATCCCAATACGAGTAAGTTGTCGGTTAAAGTCCGTAGTGAAATGATACCCTAGAATATAAGGGCCATCAGCCAATTCAAATTCGCTTACGTTTACGACAGGGGCCGTAGTGAACCCGAATGCCACCTCTATAGTGGGTGATGGGCTTGTCCAATATGGATTTAGTATGAAGGGCATATTAAGAATTGAGTAGTTGTATAGTGCCGCTCGTATTCGTGGCGTAGTCGCTGATGTAAATTTTATAGTTGATGCCGGACCAATACCCATTCGGGGAATTAACAGCTTGGGTGTTCGGGGGCAGGATGAAATTTCCGGCACCAATCGACCCTTGGTTTAAGGGGGTATTAAACCACTTTGTCTTTGTGGTATCTGCCGCAGGATGAGCGAACCAAATATATTCTGCTGAAGCGTCAAATGTAGCACTAATCGCCCCGCTTGCCGAAGCAAGAACTTTCGTAGTCGTACCAGCTGCGATTAACGCTGCGATTGACTCTGCGGATGGTGCTGCCGAGGATTTACCCCAGAAGTAAGGGTAGATGCCGTTAATAGATGCCGAACTCGAAGTTAGAGCACCAGGGGATTGGGGGGCATTGGCGGATAGTAATGCTGGGGGGCGAGCATCGGTAGACCCTTTATTAGTTTTCTTTGCTAGGCCCGATGCGAAACCGCCAGTACCATCCCATGTTGTTGTGCCTGCCGTCACGGTTAGGTTATCGGTGTAATTGTGGGGGTACGAAAAGTTTGGGTTGTTCGGGTTGGTGTAGCCGAATTGGTCCGGTACATTCGCGTGGGGGGAACCCGATGGACTAGATACGTTGCTTATCGTAGAGCCATCTTTCCTAAGGGTTAAAGTTCCGAAGGCTCCTGCATCGTTTTTGATTCCAGTGACTGTTAGTACCTGAGAAAGTGCAGACCCGATCTCTTTAATGCCGGATTGAGAGAAAGAAAGGGAAATTGTGGGGATTGTGTATGTTGGTTGCAAAATAGGGAACAAAATCGCATCTAAAACCTGGACAAGATTTCTCGTCTTCCACACAGATGCGGGCTGAGCGATTGCACCCCCGACAGGGACGCTTTGTTCCGCATCGGTTACTAAGGTATTATATTGCGTTGACAGGTTTTGACCAGTTAAGGTAAGACCAACATTGGGGTCGATGGTCACCAGAGTTTCATCACCGCCGCCTTGGGGAACAATTTCCCATGTCAAAGCTGCAGCGTTCCACTTGTATTGATTAACGCCGGGGACGGGGATTTCCGGGAATAATTGCCCATTGGTGGGGCTATCTGGGAAGACGATCACCGTCATTGCGAACTAGATGGGGGGGCACTGTCTAGTTTTACCCGCGTTCCGGTAAGTTGGGTTAAAACTTGGGGGATAGATGCCGGGTGTAAAAGTTCAGTTGTTGTTGGGCTGCTATGGCGAAATCCTTGGGACTTAGCCCATTTGAGCAGGGGGGTGCCCCTGTCATTGACCCTTGAAACGCCATACCCCTATTAGACTCCTTCATAATACATATTGATATACTTACGTGCGTTCTGATTGCTGACTTTTTCCCATACCCCCCTTCTAAATGATTCTGCAGAATGTTGAATGCCGAATGTTGCTATATCTTTAGCCTCACTCTTCGTCAATCCGTCCTTTTCCATTTCTGTCATCACTTTACTGAAATTCCTTTCCAACACATCAGCTTGTTTGCCTGTCGGGTAATTTGTCATCGCGAAGTTAGTCCCTGTCCATCCACCTAAAGCTTCAGATAAGGCTGCTTTCCAGTTTTTCTGAGATAGCCCCAGATCAACAAACCTAGCCACCCCCTTATCATCAATAATCAAATTGTCTCCCTTAGCATCATTGTGGGCATACCCTAGTTTATGCAATTTTCCCATAGTAATGTTGTAAGCGTCATCTTTGTCAATGCCATTGATCTTTTGAGGGGCCTTGTAAAGGGGGACCCCTGGAACAACTTCCATAGCAATCATGCCTTTGTGGATGGTACCGTTATCCATGTTGCTGTGGGCATTCTTTACGAATCTGGAGGCTATTAATTTGGGGCCCAAACCGACTTCCCCCAGTTTTTTGATTAAGGTAGCCTCAGTTCTACTAATATCCCCTACCTTAACGCCTATTTCATTAGGCATTCCATCCGAGTATCCAAGTAATTTCTTCGTAGGTACCTTCAGGAATGCCCCAAAGCCCCCTGCACCCAATACCCGGGAGCCTGATCCTTCGACTGCGCTCCACTTTACTTTATCTGCTTTCTCTGAGCCATCGATACTTATAGTGCCTTCGGGGCCTAGCCTTTTCATTTTGTCTAATAACTTACTGGCGACCTCTCTGACTTTTCTTACCTTATCTGCAGGGATATCACCATGCTTATGGGCAGTCATTGGGGCTGAGGGCCGGGTCCGTGCCACAGTTTCTTTGGGGGTCTTAGGAACTGGTTGCTTCTTTAGTTTCTTGGCAGCATTTATTCTGCCTATAAGGGTGCGAAACCTTTGAATAGCTTGACCAAAAAATAGTCCTAAGTTGTGTTCTTTGTCTTGAGTTTGCTTATTTACTGGTGATGAATTCTTTTCTGTAGGGGGGTTCTTAATTGGGGGATTTTGGACAGGGGTAGAGGCAACTGGTTTGGTAACACCAAAAATCCTGTCCCTTACTTTTATCAGAGAACCCACAACAACATCAGGCAACTCGACAAGACAAGTCTTCACCCCTTCGATACAAGTTGCTGAGCAGCTTTTACCGATAGAGCACCTTTTACGACCACCCCCGACAGCATTTGATTTGGACTTCAGAATCTCAGAACTTGATGGCGCATTGCCTGAAGGTGCAACAAAGTCGAATTGTCCTTCAGCATTTGCCACACGGTGCCTTTAACCTAGATACTGCCAAGCAGTGACTACATCCTCAGATACCAACCCATCAATATCCATTTTTTGCGCAGCGTCTAGGGCCCTAAGGGATTCAACCCGCTTGGCCGGGTCTCTGCGTAACTTTTTGTAACGCTCCATGAGCTTTTGGTATTTGTCGTCGTTGCTTAGTTGAGATGCCATTTGTTATGGGGGAGTTTTGAGTTATCGGGCTGTTAAGCCGCATACACCTATTATACCCTGTGATCGCTGCCTTTGTCAACTACCTCTCGGTCTTCTTCGGATTTGATGAAATCCTTAAGGTCTTTGACATATACGCGAAGATCTTGGGCCTTTTGAAGATGCCAATGTTGTTTAGTTTTCAAGTAAAGCATCATGTGGTTATCGATGGCTTTAAGCAAGCTATGAATTACTGGGTTCCACGGTCCCCTTATTGGGTTATCCCATTCTCTTTTAGACATTTGACCTACCTACCTACTATTCTATGGGCATCACTTAATAACATTGAGACTTCTATTGAAGTACATCCTGCGGTCTTCCAACCCATTATAACCACCATTTACTCTGCGGGTAACTTGCTCTACGGTGGGATTCTTATCACATAAGGCATTCATACCATTATTAAACCACCAAAAACCTGCCGAGGAAAATGGGTACTTATCCGCCACGTAATTAACCCCTTGCATAACTTGTGGATCTTTGATAAAATTGGCAAAGTCCTGATAGTTTGCCCTACCGGTGAGTTGAATGTAACCGGCACCTTTGAAGCGGGGGCCATCCCCCGGTTGGGTATTTCCCAGATCTTTCCTACCTTCGTAATCCCAACCCGAAGCCAACTCTTTCTTCCAGCGACCACCACCAGATTCATGCGCAGTTTGACTAAGGAAGTGGCGAATTCTTTGCGGAGTTGTGATTGCAAATTCTTCTAGACATCTATTAAGTTCGGCAACTTCAGAATCTAAAATCAAGCTTGGGGCACATTGCCAAATATATGCCAGAGACTCTTTGGAAACATACTGCTTTGGGGTTGGTGGCCTAGTGGGAGTTGGTGGTTTGTAGGGTGTACGATATTTCTTAACCCAACTAGCTTCATCTGTAAATAGTTCGGGTTGTTTAGCAAAAACCGCCTTGGCAAAATCCAAAAAGGCACTTTCTTGAAGGGGGTTGTCTGTTCTACGGTTATTGACAAAATCTAAGAATTTCTCTGCAGTGAATTGGGGCATCTTGTTTCGGGTATCTATTACTATTTTACCCGCTTCATCACATCCAGACCTAACTACGTCAACCCCGGTCCTGCCCCTTGCTCCCTAGATGGGGTACATTTATTTCGATTATTTTGGGCCATCTGCGTCTCAGACTGCTCAGGTTTAGGGTTCTTTGGCATTTCTTCTTGGGAGTCTACCTTTGGTTGTGCTGTGGGCACTTTAGAGTCTTCCCTTGGCTTCCTTGGTGGACATACCTTGCCAGTAGTCAACCCCTGTGGTGGTTCCTCAAATGAACGCAAACCCTTTAATTGCAGAGATCTAGGGTCAGGTTGTGGATTTTCGCTAGGGGTAGCTAAAGGCGGCAATTTACCGGACTCATTATCTTTTAGTTTGCCTTGACTACCTTTTTGTTTCCCCGGCTTATTGTCAATATCTATGGTTGATAAACCTTGGGCTCTGGTAGTTTTGTTTTCTTTGGGGGTTTTCCCACCAGTATTGCCCTTATCGAATTGCCTATCCCATGCACCGGACTCCAACATCTTAGAAACCCTATTTGCAGATTCCTGGGAGAATCCAATTGATTGTAAGGCCTCAGCATAGTCGCCCCTTTTGCAAGCAGATAATGAAATCGCAATTGCTTGCTTAGGATTTTCAACTACTGGGCCAGCCTTGCCAGCCTTGCCAGAACCAGAATGAAGTTTGCCAGCTTTGAACCGGCGCATTTCATCCCTGACGCAATTTTTATCGTCCGGATTGACTGGCATTTTTAACTACCGAATTTCCAAAATTTTACCCTCTAGTTCCTCTATGTAGTCCAATAGGGCCGTGGTCTGAGCCGATAGCTTTATTAGTAGACAAGAACTTTCAACAAGGTATTCTTCCAGCTCTTGTCTGGATAGAAGATTAATTTTTTCCCTAATTTTGAAAGGAATTAGTTCCTTTTCTAGGGGTAATTCAATTTGTGGCCTTTGGAAGTCCATGGGCTATTTGTTTAAGGGATTGGAATTTCTCTGATGCCCAGTGGTGTTGGTCTTCCCTCATGACTGCATCACTGATGTAATCAACCATGAGGTCCATTTCTTCGTCTGACAATACACTGAAAGCTTCAGCTAGATCATCTGATAAGAGCAGCGTCCGAGCCTCATCTGGGCTATAAACAAAATCAGTATCTACCCAGTCTTCAGGTTGGGAGTCATATGAGATGTGGTAATTGTTTTCTGATAGTTGGCATTCCAGGACTCTAGCCTCGTCAATGTTTAGCTTTTTTGCTATATCAGTGTAGCTCATGTTTTCCTGTAAAAGCCCTAGGACTTCATTGCGATACTTGGCGATCCATCGGGGGGTTTTCACAAGCCTGGAATAATCCCGAAGGGCATGTTGGATGTAGCCTCGGGCATTTTTCCAGGCGTAGGTGCTGAATTTAACGTGTTTGTCGGGGTCAAACCTGGTAGCAGCTACGCAAAGAGCAAAGTTTGCTATGGACTCTAGATCCTCCCTAGTGAGAGAACCTGTATTACCACCTGTTAAACACTTGGCTCCAAAAGCTAATCGACCAGCAATCCAGCTATGCTCTTCGACTAGTTTCTTTTGATCCCTGGATAGTTCAGGGTACGATTTGTACCTCTTTTTTGTCATGGGTCAAGCCTCGCAAGCTGTGCAGTCTGTGTATTCGGGGGTGGTTTCTGTGGGTAGGTTAAACTTTAAGACACTGCTTTCTTCTTTGTACTGTATGTACTCGGTATAACCCCCGATGTGCTTCTTATAGAGCCACAGTTGGGGTACAGTCTTCCATTCGGGGTCCCAGAAACCTTTTTCTTCGGCTTCTGCCTTTGTGATTTCTTCGTAACGTACCCCTTCGGCAGATAATTCTTCTTTTAGTTTTACACACCATGGGCAACCTTCGCGAGTAACAATCAAAGCGGGTACAACCTCTTTATTTGTCAATAAGCTGCTCCCCTTAAGATAATAAAGGGACTTTAACTTCATTTTCCAGGCAGCAAGATGTAGGCGAGTAATGTAAGCAGCATCTGATTCGGGGTCGGGGAATAAATTCAAGGATTGGCCTTGACATACAAACGGTTGACGATCTGATGCTTGTTTAATTAGCTCAAATTGGTCAACTTCCCGTGCTGTCTTAAAGACTTCTTTTTCATGGTCGGTCAAACAGTCAAGCCCTTGAACACTGCCTTTAGCTTCTAGAATTTGATCCCAAACTTCTGGGCCAATACCCCTTTCGGAAAAGATTTTTTCAAGGTACTGGTTTTTTCGGACGTAAGTACCCTTCCCCTGTTTAGCAACGTAGTAATTTCTATCCCTGGGTTCAATACCTTCGGTTCCTGCGCCACAGATTACACTGTTTGTCTTAGTCGGGGCGATTGCTATCAGGTGTGTGTGACGCATCCCTGTCCCTTTACACCATTCCGGTTCTCCGAACCTTTCCGCTAGTTCCTTGGAAGCTTTAACAGCTTCTTCTTTTATCCAGCGTGAGGTTTCGATATTTAGTGCCCTGGCCCCATGGGACTTGGCCGGTAGTCCGTGTAATTGGTAAAGCGAATGGAGACCCATAACCCCTAAGCCAAGGGCACGACTCTTCTCCGCAAATCGAACAGCTCTTCCCATACCAACTTTATCTTTCGCTTTGCGAATGAACTCGCTAACTACGGCCTCTAGGAGGTGGATGCCAATTTGAGGGACGGTGCGCCCCGAGATTGGGGATTTCCAGTTCTTATACTCGTCATAGCGGCTAAGGTTCAGGCTGCTAAGAACGCATACAAAAGTGTGGTTCTCGTCTGTGTGGAGAAAGATCTCTGAACAATTATGAACAAGGACCCCAGAGTTAATATCCCCGGTTTTTGTAACAATGAAGAAGTTGTGATTGTCTTCGACGCGCAGATCATACACATCCTCTACACCTATGCTCTGAATACTAGTGACGCGGCTTTGACTATTGTGACCATTTGTCGTGGTGTTAATCATTCTGTGCCCAAATTCATTCACAAAGGAGGAAAAGGGCTCAAGAATTTCTCCTACTGAGTGCTGAGCTTCCACCCATAGGCCATCTCTTCGAGCCAAGAGGTGATCTGGGGTGCATTTAAAAGTGCTTCCGTCCTCAAGCCCTACTTCAATAACCTCTTGAGTCCCTGTCTTGAACGCAACAGCTTTTTTAATCTCAGTAACCCACTGATTCTTCGATGCTGCGGTTTGGTGCGTGCGCCAATAAGCTGAATATACCGGGAAAGAAGTGTTCACCAGGTCCCTAATTGGGACAGAGTTTCTACCGTCGGCAACAGCCACAAGAGTGTCTGCAGTGAAGCACAAGTTGCTGGTCTTGACTGAGAGTCCTCTCTCGGTGTAGCACTCAGGGTTTTGGTTATTAGCGTTGTCGATGAAAATCAGATAGGGGCTCCCCGAAATCATTCTCGTTTTAAGAACTTCGGCAAATAGTTCATGCTTGTGTGTATCCCCAGCAATCATTGACTCTATCCACTCGTCCGAGATAGTTAAAGCTATGTTTGAGTCGATCCAGTTTCTTGGATCCCCTTTTGTGTGGTCTTTTGCACGTAGAAGCTCAGGAACGTCGGGGTGGTCAATCGGAAGATAAAACGCAAAAGATCCCCTTCGGACTCCGCCTTGAGAAACAACTCTTGCACAAGAGTCGTATTGTTGCATCCAGGGGACAACGCCGATTGACTTCCCACCACCGGTAATCGGAGAACCAGCGGGACGAACATCACCGAAATAGTTACCTACGCCCCCACCGCTTTTGCTCAGTTGAGCTACTTCTTTCAGGTGGGAATAAATAGAGGAGACACTATCGGTGAGATGAGTTGAAAAGCACGCTATGGATTGACCACGATTCGTACCGAAATTAGAAGCTACAGGGGAACTAGCACCAATCCAGCCAGACCACAAGCAGTGAAACAGATCCTCATTCAAAGTAGGGTCATCGTTTATCTTACTCGCTGTTGACGAGAGTCGAGTCATCATGTCACGGGGAGTTTCACCGGGTAGGAGATAGCCAGAGGACAGGGTATGGAGAGCCTCCTCATTCATCCAGCTAGGGTGTGTAAGTTCTGCAGTCATGATTCTACTCTATAGTCAAGATTAAAAATGTCTTTTAAATCCTCGCTTTTTAGAACTTTGAGGATGTTCTGTATTACACCTCTGGAAAAAGGCCATTCAAAATTTTGTTTACAAAGCTTGAATAGCTTACCAGATGAGCAGGGTAACTGCTCTTTAATGAATCTGATTTTTTCATCTGTCCATCCTGAATTTATGCGGCGATTAACTGTCTGTTTCCTAACCAACGCCGCCACTAAACTATTATCCATTCTCTCCCTAGCTTCTTTAGCAATGGCGCTATAGTCCCACTTCCTATTTTGTGATAGTAAGGGAAGAGTTCCATTCAGGATTTGTTTCCTAGCATTTTCCCTGGCGACAGCAGATCTATCCCAGGTTTCGTTACCCCTCAAGAAATGGTGAGTACCGCTTTCAACTAGTTTTTTCTGGTGCTCTGATACCCTTATAGAGTGCTCTCCGGTTGTATTGAACTTTAGGAGGTTGAGAGTACCCCGTTCTAAAGATGTCTGGGCACTTTTCTTAGAGCTTAAAGACTGATCCCATGTTCTATTTTGCGGGAGAAGGTGGTGAGTACCTTCCCTAATGGCTCTTTTTATTTGCTCTTTACAGGCTAGAATTCTAGCTTCCTCCCGGTCAATTAAGCCTGATAAAGTTTTCCAAGCAATTCTGTCTAGTTCATTTCCAGTTCTATGCCACTCACACCAATGAAACATAGAGTGCCTTACAACCGGTATAGGGGGGGTTATATTACCCGGGTCGTTTGACCCCCCGGCGTGCTTAGGGATGATGTGGTGTTTGTGCATTACACTAAAACCAGGTTCAGAGTTTTTAGGTTTACTCCCATAAAGTCTTGAGTGGGTTTTGAAACATAGGAATCTCCTGACTTAGCTTGAGAGAAAAAGTCTGTGCTTGTGGCACCAGCTGCAATAGGGTCGAACCACTGCTTGATTACGTTCGCAGCTTCTAGGTCTACTTGAAAGAGTGGTACAGAAATCCCCAGTTTAGTTAGCCTGTCGTTCGCCCGCCATCGAAGATATTGCTTAGTGTTATATAGGGTTATGGTCTCAAGTGAACGACCCTCGAAGATTTGATTAAGAAATGCGTCCTCGTTGCGGAGAACAGCTTCAAACCCTTGAAAAATCACCTCTGCCTCGTTTGGGGTTAGAGGATCCTCTTTCACTAACTCTCGGAAGAGTTGTATTCCTGTGTCGCTATGCTGCTGCTCATCCTGAATTGACCACGAGATAATTTGTGACAGTCCACGATATTTGCTAGTAAGATTAAGAGAAAGTAAGACAGCAAAAGAACTGAATAAAGAGACTCCCTCACCCGCACCCGAAAACACAGCCAAAGATTGTTTAACCGAGCGATCTTCAAGAAAATACCCGATCTTTTGTTGGGCAACGGGATCTCCAAGAAATGCTTCAAATTCGTTGAGTCCTAGAGTGTCAGATAGCAAGTTATACGCTTCACTATGAACCACTTCCGATAAAGAGAACATTCTTGCTACGGCAGCGATTTCATGCTTAGGGAACCAAATAGGAACTTTCGCCCAGTAGTCAGACACATGCGTTTCCAGGATCGTAAATCCCCTTAGGATTCCTGCAACAATTTCACGCTCACTCTCGGAAGCATCTTGCCAGTCTCGAATGTCACTCTCGAAAGACACTTCTTGCGGGCGCCAAACCGAAGAAAGAGCTTTTTGGTATTGTTCGAAGAAGAAGGGATACTCGAAACCTTGTTCAGTTTTGTAGGCTGCCCTATAGTTCCTGATGCTCATTGAAGTCTCTCCCTATTTTTAGTGTTAATACCCCGTGCTTTTTGATAGCTGCTGAGACCACAAGGGGTGGATACATGCCCTGTGACCGTACACATCCACTTTTGTGCGTGCTGAACTTTAGAGCCTCTTTTTCCTCCGGTGGCTTTATCTTCCAAGGACTGAGCTTTTGACCCCGCTTTACACCACTCAAGGAGGTTTTCAGTGTATCTGGGGTCAAACAAACCTGTTTTCTCGGAGTAATGGCGATGACCAACTAAAGTTCCGTTCTGATGAGCGTAGACTTCAGCTACCCTTCGAGCCCCGTTTCTGACGTTCTCTTGTTTTTCTGGAGGCAGCTGCGAGAAAGTTTCTCCCCCTTCTCCACCCTTTGTGAAATTGAATAGTAAACCGTCTTCCTTAACGCTCTTCCACGATAGAATAAGATGTTTTTCTATGTTTTCACACGATGTTCTTAACCCTGAAAACACTATTTCCTGGAGAAAATCTCCCCGAATCTCACATTCTTTTCGGCGGTTGGTGGCCCACTTATTTCTACGTTTAGACCTGAGTCTGCTTTCCCCCCCTATTCCGACATAGAAGGGTACTCTCTTATCAAACCATACGTAAACGTTGCATTCTTGCGAATTTGTCATTCTGGCGTTTTAAACGTTTTGCTTCTTGTTCTGCGAGATATCTGTCTCGCGCAGGTTTGTGTTTTTCTTGGTCTCACCCGGAAGGAATGCCTCAAACTCATCAAGTCCAAGAGTGTCTGAAAGAAGATTGTAAGCCTCTGCATGGACTATTTCGGAGAAGGCAAATGCTCTCGCTACTGCCGCGATTTCGTGTTTAGGGAACCAGTCAGGAATCTTGGACCAATAATCACTAACGTGACACTCTAACTGAGTAAAACCACGGAGAATACCTCCAATAATCTCTCGTTCATCTTGAGTGGCATTCTGCCAGTCTCGGACATCACTTTCAAACTGAGCTTCCTCTGGTCCCCAGATGGAGAGGCGGGCTTTTTGATAAATTTTGAAGTATTCAGGGTACTCAAAAGCACCGTTAATTTTGTAGGGTTCTCTGTATTCTCTGATGCTGGGCATTGTTCTATGCTATCATTTGGTCATAGAAATTGTTTGGTATTTGTTTGTTTTAAGGATAGTCAACTGTTAGTTGCTATAACCTTCAAGTTTGGCATACTTGGCCATTCGATCATTTTCTTTTACTATCGCTTCGGTAAGCTCAATTTGAGCTTTTTGAAACTGTTCGATGATTTGTTTGTTTTTCTTGTACTCCCCATACATAGCAATTCTACCGAGGATGTAAATCAGCGATAAATTACCGAGGACACTCCCTAACGCTACTGCCAGGGTCATTGTTAAAAACGTCATTTCTTCCGATAGAGAAATTTGTTGTGATTTTTACTTGTGGATTAGGAAACGTCCAGCATTCCCCATTACCGTCTAAAAAGACTACCCAAAGGAGATCATGTTCCTGTGAGTAGTCAATAAGGAAGTGAGCCCAACCCTTACCTTTAGGTGTTTCCATAGGCAACGCAGGGTTAAGTTGTAAAATCACTTACCTTGCCCGCGATATTTCTTTTTGGGGTTTGGATTAGCAGAAGTTGCAGAGAATTTCGTTCTTTTTGAGTTTCCCTGGTATGTTTTCTTTTCAGATGGAACGATTTCCCGTTGATTGGTTAGTGATTTGACTTTTGCCATTTTGAGTTGGTATTAGTTTGAGTTGGTATGCGTCCAGGTGAAAATCACCAGATACCGGGAATAATTTGCCCAGTAACAGCATAAGAACCAAGAGCTGCGATAATTCCAAGCATAGCCAATCTCCCATTTAGGGCTTCACCGGCCTTATCCCACGCAACCATTGGCCTATAGCCTTCATCAACTAGGGTCATTTCGGGTTCGATGGCAAAATGGTTAAGGACACCTTGGTCGTTTTTTGTGGTTGTCATTGTTGGTTGGTTAGTTGGTCAGTCAGTCAGTCACTTAGTCAGTAACACTGCCATTATAGCAAGTCCTTAATGAAAGTCAACGGGTGGGTTGCTCCCGGGCGTGCTATCTTCAAGTTGGGCACGTTTCTTGAGGGCCTTCATTCTCTTATGTTCCTGCAACCATTTGGCAAAATAAGACAGCTCCCCTTCTGTATAGAGGGAAGGATCTTTTAAGGCTTTCTTTACTAGTTTTGTTCTTTTAGTCATCGTGATAGTTCCTGTAATCTAATTTCTATGGGCTTGAAGTAATCAATGAGAATTTGCATCCCTGACTTAGGATCCATACTGCCGCAAGTATAGCAATCCAGCGCCACAGAACCCATTTCAGGGAAAGTGTGACAAGATATATGGCTTTCAGCCAATGCGTACACTATGGTAACACCTTGGGGTGTGAATTGATGGGAAAATTTATTTAAAACCGTGGCACCCATCGTAGCTACGGCTTTATCAAAAGCCAACTGAATGGCTAGTAGGTTGTCCAAACGGGAAAATGAAATCCCGTACAAAGAGCAAATAACATGTGTTCCCAATTCACGGTACCTCCTTTGCCGCTAAAATTTGTTTGACCTTTTCACGAAATTCAGATAAAGTAGCAGCACCAACATGGTGCCCAAGGAATTTGCCATTACTCCTTAGAAATACATAAACTGGCAGGTCTATGGTATAATCCGCATTGATTGCGTGTCTCTCTAGGCACTGGTAGACTCTAATTTTTGTTAGGTCGTTTCCATGACTGATAATGTCATCTAAGTCCGTTTCCTGATAAGCAATCTCTGGAAAGCCCTCGATAACAGACTTATCGTGCCTGCTCATGTGCTTGCAAATTTCGCAGTTTTTATCAAAAACTTTAGTGGCAATAACTGTGGTCATTATCCCAAGGGGTTTGTAGGATTTAAGGTAAATTTACCCTATCATCGAAAAAGATCGATTAGCTCAGGGTGCTTTTTTCGGAAAGATGTCGTGAACCTGGCCACGCAGCTACTTACCGCTTGTTTGGTTACTCCAAACTCCTTTGCGATTTCGGATTGGGTCAACTTGGTGTGATCAAATAGGCCATACTTCGAGCAAATGATTTTGAACCCTTGCGTATCGGGTCCGCCGTAACGATCCAATAAAATTTTCTTAATTTGTGGGACATCGATTTTAGGGTTTATTTCACCCTCGTAGCCGACATCAACTTCATCAATGCTCTCTGTGTACTTAGGGTGCTTATTTTCCTTCCTAGCAGCCCCCTGGATGGCCTCACGGACCTTCCAAAACATCCAAGTCATGGGAACTACGTTGCGGCTCAAATCAAAGGTTCTGATGCCATTGACAATGCCAATCCTTCCCTCTTGAACGAGGTCTTTCTCCATGTGTTTGGGCACCATGTATAAATACATATTCACAAGTTTGTGAACCAATGGTGTGAATTGAACGATAGTTTCCTCAATGGACTTCTCATCACCATTTACGGCTTTGCGGAAGGTTTCAATTGTGTAAGCCATTTTCTCTCTCTTTGCTTGGTGTTTGGTCTTTTAGTGTCAATTTAGGGCATAGGTTAAACCCCTAGAGTCCTCCTGCCCCGGCAATCAAATCAAGCTGATCCTTGAATAACTGCGTTTAATTTCAATCGTTATTTGACGAATAGTTAGGGGGACCCGGTAGATTCTCCCGCATTACCCAAGCTGTGGCTGCTTTCTGGGACATCCATGCCTGTAGCAATTGCTTGCACAGACCTTGAAGGGCTTTTAGATCAGTAGTGGAGTCTATAACTCTACCCATCCTCTCTAGTTCAAATTTTTGCCCCATAGTTAATTCCAAGGGGTTAACAATTCCGTCAGGATTCATAGTGATTCATAGTATAAAACAGGTATTCCGGCCTCATAGAGGATGTCACTTGCTGTAGTTAGGCTATCTTTCCAGCTTCCGTGGTAGGAATTCAAGTTAGGGCAGACGATTCTTTTGATCCCTGCACCAATGAGCACACTAGCACATCCGCTGCATGGCGGGAAAGTGATGAAAGCCGAACAGCCGTCAGTGGACACACCTTCTTTGGCCGCCCATACAATGGCATTTTTCTCAGCGTGAATGATTACATTATTTTTGAAAGTCTTGTCATTCAACCTTATCGCAGTATCTGCTATTCCATTTGGGAAGCCATTGTACCCAGTAGAAACTATGCGATTTTCCTTGACCAAGACGCAACCGACTTTTTTGTAAGGGTCTTTGCTCCAGAGTTTAATGTCTTCAGCTAGCTGAATCCAGCGGAGATCCCATTTTGTAAGATGGGGGTTCTGATGATTCAATTTCTCGGTAGTCACTTAAGGCTTCACTGAATTGCTTGCAAATGTGTTTCTTCGTTGTAAAGACTTCTTCATCACAATTTGCTATTTCTGTATAGATATTCCACAGGGATTCCGTATGTGCCAAACCATACTCCACTTGGAAGTAGGACAGAAGAATAGCAAGGTCAGGAAGGGAACATGAGATGGTTCTCATCTCTTGGAAGGAGCAATCAGATGCCTTTAGTACGGGTCTATTTTTGGGTGGAATTGCCACTTTGTTGGGAGTACGGTCAGGGGCACTCATCGGTTATCCCCACTTCCTGCGATGACCCCTCTCTCCTTTCTAGATGCAAGTTTGTCAATGTTTTGCTGTGCGATTGCATTAAGGTCGGTCCCCATTTCTGTGGCTAATTGGGCAACATACCAAAGCACATCCCCAAGCTCATCAGAAACAGATTTTCGGACCTCATCTGAAAGAATGCCGGAATTATCCCGGATAACCTTCTTAAGTTTATTTGCGATTTCGCCAGCTTCACCAACGAGGCCAAGAGCAGGGTAGGTGAATTCTGAGCCCATATTAGGGTAGATGGCGGTTTCCCGGGCTCGATTTTGATAATAGTTAAAATCCATAGATTGTGTGTGGAGCGAAATTGTAACTGTTTTGGTGTCAAACCCTTGGTTTAACGATGAGACCTTAGCACAGATGGCACGTAGCTGTCAACACGGGTCTAGTCGGACTGGTGGCAATCGATAGCAACCGATGGCAATCAGAACCCAACATCAATCTCCTGCGCATCACCAGACTCTACCATCTCAGACCATGAAATGCAAGCGACCCCAATCGTGAATCTAACTTGAGTAGGCGTACTTCCTGCAAATTGTGCAACTTTTTTAAGCAAAGTCTGGTAGTATCTCACTTCACCTTCAAAATCACTTACTTGGATGGACGGAATAATGACGCAAAGCGATAGGTCGTGGCCTTCCGTAATGAACTCTAGTAAATGACTTTCCCTGTGGATGATGGATTGAATAATGTCATTTTTATCCCTTCTTAACCTAACTAGGATTTCATTCCATTCGGGGCTAGATTGGTTAAAATCACTAATGGCGTCATCACTAGCTGCAAAATTTTCAAAAGTTACTTGAGGTTCATCCGAAATCAACGTGGTAACTACAATGTGAGTCAGGTAGACACCATCTGCTGAGGATTTCCCCCTCTTCTGAACAGAATTCTGGAGGTAAATTGCCGGGTCAATGTGCTTGTTTGTCATTTTGTTTCAGGGTTTTTCGTAAGTTATGCTTCCACCATTGTTGATGATTTTAATGGGGTCATTGTGAAGGACGGCTCTGGTGTTGTTTTCAGTCCTATTGAGTCTGACGTTGCCCTCTTTGCCGAATAAGGGGTGCTTAGCCAACAAGTCCCTAACATGGCGTTTGGATTCAATGCTGAATGCCCCGAAATAACGGTCAACTGCGTTGTTTTCTGAGCCAGACGTTGTTGTTAGGGGGTTGTTGGGTCTAGGTTTTTCCGATTGGTTGCCTTTGCGGTATTCCTCTTTTAGGTCACCTTTTGGTTGGCTTAGGTCATCCCTGGATTTTACCTTTCTTTGAAGACTCTTACCAATTGGAAAAGAACCGGCAGCATTTTTATAGCCACCTGTTGAATTCAACGGTGTTGGAGTATCCGGTAAGTTAGACTCAAATAGTTCCTTCATTGTGGGATACCACCAATGGACATCAGGTTAAAGGTAACCGCAAGCTAGGCAAGAATCCGAGGCATAGCCCCGAAACTTTATCATTCACCCTCCTGACACCAACAATGTAGTTGGAAGAAAAATACTCACCGGGTTGCGGGATAACGTAGTTATACTTGACAATCTGCCAAATTGGAACCAGAAAAAATGCATGTTCCAGGTCTTCGATGCCCTTTACACACAACTTAGCCAAGAGTCTAGGGGTATAGAGCTGGCAGTAGGTTTCGACTTCTTGTACAGTCCCGACTTTATCGTAAAGATTAGCGGGATCATCGATGCAACTAAGACCTTCCGATTCTAGTTGTTCTTTAAGTCTTAGTTGCTTTTGGCATTCGTATGTAAATGAGTCCACGAAAGTATCCTGGTCGTTTGTATGTAAGTTCATACTTTTACCCCCTTCGCTTCAAACATTTTTTCGCAAGCTTCTTTCCTAAGAATTTCAGCCCTATCTGGTGAATAGCCCTCGTTTGCCATCCATTTGTCTTGGCATTTAGCTTTAGGATCAAGGATCCTATTTTTGTAGACACCTTCGACTTCACCCAATAGCCCGATTGCCTCGCGGACCAGGTCCTCTTGGGCATAGCGGCAGTTTTCCCAGTTTTCGATGATGTAGGAAGCTTCGCCACCAATTTTAAAGCCATCCCTAAGGACTAACTTTTCAATCATCTCCTTGATGATCATCAGGGAAGTTTTTTCTTTAGTTTCCTTCCTAGCGCCAGTAGTCTCATCAAAGAGCATTTCCCGGCCAAGTGAAATTGACTTCTTGACTGATTCCCACCTTAGCTCTCTGAATCCCTGATAGTAGTGGGTAGAGGGTCTACCTACATTGCACCAGTTATCCTTAAGTAAAGGCATTAAGTGTTGGCAACTGGGGTCAACCCCCACAAAATAGAGGCTCTCCAGGTAATCATAAAGGACATTGGGTGTCAATTCCGGCATTCTTTCATCTATGTTTCCTGTGCGGATAAAATGAGCAAACGCCATAGCATTGACTAGGGCCTGGGTAACATCTGCCTTGAATCGAATTCTTTGCCGAGTCGTCCAATAACGGACTTCAACTTGGAGGCGATTAATGGTGGGATCAGAATCGTCGTTGATGATGTCTAGGAACCTATCAGTACAAAGCCTTAAGCACCATAGATACAAAGCATCTTTGCTTACCCCTAGTTTTTCTTCGAGGAACGGTATATGAGACTTTGGCCTGAGGTCAGGGGTGCCTTCAGATACGGTGCCTCCCAGATTTTCCTTGTTTTTTGCTACCTCATATTCTCTGAATGTGCTGATTAGCTTGATGCGGTCAATACCTTGTATTAAAGAAAGGTCGTTAATCTTTCCCCAGGGGTTTACCCTGCTGAATGTTACCATTCAGAGTAGACTATATCTTCACCCTTCGTTTCCTTTAGGTTGGAAGGGGACACTCGTTTCGGGTCACTTGACCCTACTCCCTCTCGGGATAGTCGTTAGGCGTGACCTACTCCAAATAACCAAACTCGATCTTCTTTTCCTTCAGGAGGGTTTGCGCCATTTCAAACGCCTTCCTTTTGCCGAGTTTGTTTATGTTGAACTGCTTAGTGAATCTTATTTTGGTAACGGGGTGCGTCAAGTGAACACGATAGTATTTGTAGTTGTTGTTTTCCCGATAGGAAATACCTATCGTCCCCGTGTTACTTCGAGCCCATGTACGCCGGGCTTGGGTGTTACCTTGCTGAGACACAATTCTCAGATTCTGTTTTCTATTGTCTAACCTGTTACCATTGATGTGGTCAACCACAGTTGTGCGACTTGGTAAGCGGTCCATTATCAGATTTGCAACAGACCCCATGCCTTCCTTAGAGCAGTAGGCATACCCTGTGTTAGATACTCGCATTTTTCCAACTTTTGCGAAATCCTCCACATCTAGAAAAACAGAGTGCTTGTAAATTTTAGATTCAACAATTACTTCTACATATCCGTTATGTAGAATAGCGGTATTCTTGATCACAGAAATCTCCTTGACTTCAAGGTGAGTAGGTTTATTAGCACGGGATTGTCCTTATAGCAAGGAGTTCCCCCGTTTAGAGTGTGTTTTTTACTGAGCGTTACCGCCCAGGGGAACTAGAGAGTTAATCCCCGGATCGAGGTCATAAGCAAACTTACTATTCCAATCATTGGAGTTCAGGAGCATGACGGTTTTAGGCCAGATTTGCTCTGAAGTTTGGAACTTGTCTTCTACTTGTAATACCATGTGTTCAAACGGTGTCGCTAGTTCCGTTCCGGGACTTAACCCAGCTAAATGTTACCATTTAGAGCAGACTATATCATATTCCCTTAGGAATCTTCCCGTTTCGGATCGCTTGATCCTACTCTCTTTCGAGATAGTCGTTAGGCTTCGTATCCCCATGGTTTCATGCCTGAGGTATAAAACTCTGAAGATACCTTAGCACGGTAGGTTGCCCTTAAGTATCAAAGGGTATTCCCCGTTTAGAGAAGTTTTCTCTCGGACATTACTGACCGAGGGGGCCACTAGTTAACCCATTTGTGATCATGATCTTAGTCTCCTCAGCAGAAAGGAATTTCTTAAGAGAAGATAAGGATGTGTCGTCTTTATCCTATTGTTCGGTCAAACTTCGTTACAGTTCAACCCGAGGTTTCCCTCAGCTACAGGTTTCCCAGTAGAGCAGACTATATCTTCATCCCTACTTTCATAGGGAGCTTCGCGTTTCCCCTCACTTGAGGGTACGGAGTAAACTCCTAGTCGTTGAGCCTCTTTAACATGTTGGTACCATATTGAAGTTGGCTGCTGATTGCCCATTGTTTCATCCTCTAGGATTATTAGTTAGTGTTGAGCCAACTACCCGAGGCTCTTAGGGGTTTCCAGCAAATAGCGAAGTTTTACTTGCGCAAAAGTCTACGCAATGTCACTCATCGCAAAGGACTTAACACCAAATCGTTCTTCAGTGGACTTAAAAGTCCAGATCGAAAATCCGCATTTGGAAAAAGCAGCGGTCATACTGTTAAAGCATTCGGATTTCCCAAGTCCAGGATCCTTACCAACTACAACCCCTGCCATACGGGCAGTATGTTGAACTGCTTTGTCTTTACCTGGTGGGAGGTGATTAGACCTACCTACCCCAATCCTCCCAATAATTAGCTTGAGAATTTCTAACTCAGCTTCTGGAAAAATCGTGAATACATCCGACAATTTAACCTGACGAAGCACAGGATCAAACCAATCCCTGTCCGGGACCCAAATCCGGGGATTAGTTACAACAGTTCCCCCCAATCTAGCCATCGGATCAAACGTATGGGCAAAATCAAACTCTGGGTAGAAGTTTTTCGATTGGCTGATTTTCTGCATCTTCAACAGACGGGCCGTAAAAGAAGCTAGATCGCTATCGCCCGGTTTCGGACGGTGTAGCGGCTCCCAGAAAGTTCGAACTTCATCTTCGCACAACCCAGGATAAAACACCTTCTCAATGTCTTCAAAATCTGCCATTTCGGTGATGTCTTGAAGTGGTTTGAAGGTATGGGGATACTTAATCCCTTTGACTTCCGGGGGGGCCGCAGGTTTTAGGATCCGGTGATTAACGTGGGGTGCGCCTTCTACGAGGTCCAGGATGTAACCCTTCGCCTTTAGTAGGGCAATACCCTTATTATACAACTCACTTACCCTGACAGGCTCTTTTTTCTTCTTACCTTTCTTGTCTTCGGAGTCTTTTGGATTCTCCCCCTCGTCTTTTTCTGAGGAAAAAACCCTAGCCTTCTTCAATTCTTGGGCTTGATTGAAAATGGCGATTTCTTGTTTGGTACTCCCTGTACCACCTGAATAGGGGTCTGGCATTTGGTTTCTATAGTAGTTTAGTGGTCGGACAAAGAAAGACCCCGGTTGATGCCGGGGCTAGTTTTAATCCGGGTCAGTTCCCTCGTGGAGATCAGAAAGCGAGAGAGAAGCTTTCGGGGTCTTCCACGAATGTTTGGCATCTCAGGACGCATTTTGCGGTTGGGAAGCCATTGTAGTCCCCATGCTCAGTGACTTTGAGCACAGCAGGAGAGTCAGGAGTAATAACTGGATCAGCAGCTAATGTCTTCTTGAGGGCATTGTTAGGTTCGACGATAGCCCAATCAGAAACCTCTCTTTCTTCGGTGACCCATTCACCTTCAACTTGAGTGCGAATCGGAGCAACAAAGGGCTCGGAAACTTGCACTTGCATGAAGTATTTGATCCCGTATTGACCACCTTCTTTGGCACGGTAAGTCGTTACATTGTACTCACCAAGGGGCAAATGTGCTACCTTAAGGAAGGGTCCAACCATGCGCTCGCCGGTACCGAGAGATTCACCGCGCTTGCTGAGGTCACTTGCGATTTGGACTTTTTCAGCAATTGCTTCGGGATTCTCACCGAGGAGCAGATCCAGTAGTTCTACTGAGATTTTATCTTCGTAGTCAGCGGAACGGATGGGAATTGGCAGCGTGTACAGGGTACCGTCAGCGGTTGCTGAAACTGCGAGAGCAGGCTCTTTGTATTTGCCAATTTGTTCTTCCTTGAAGGAAAGTTTGGTTCCCTTCCCGATGTTTTCGGTGGTGATTTTATCTGTGCTTACTAGCAGGGGGATGTCACGATCACCCCAACGGATGACTAGTCCTCTTTCTTCCGTAGAGAAGACAGTAGGAGAGTAAAGGCGCTTGAATACACCGTTTGCATCCGCACGAACAGTAAATGTGTTGGATTCCATGTCAAAATCTTCGCCAGTCAATGCTTTGAAGATAGTGGCAAGGCCCAGACGGTATGTCTCAGGGAGAGCTTTGTTCGGGATGTCAGTGTATGCCTTGACGTAGGTTTTAGACTCAAGGCGAGCGCGATTTTTGTCGTCGAGTTGAGGATTGATTTTAAGGGTTGTTACGGCCATTTTGTTCTTTAAGTAGAATGTGTGGTTCCATGCTCTATTGCTTGGCACATTCATCTCTATTGTAGTAAGGTGCCCCCGAAAGTCAACGGGCCTAATCAGAAGAGCCTGTTTGCCACAAAATACTCAAACCACTGGTTTGCAATTACCATGCCCCCCAAGCCAAAAGTAGCGTATGCAGAATTTGAGTCGCTTTTTGGTTTCTGCCCATAGGAAGTTAGGTACCGATAAAAATCTGATTTTGTTGAAACTTTGACTAACGAGCTATTGCCTGGATATTGTATAACCACCGAGTTGAACTCCCTTTGCTCTGCTGCTGTAAGGGGCCTACCTAGGGGTTTTGCAGCAGGGTTGGGGTTGGGGATTGGGTTGGTTGAAAATGTTGAGGGTTGGTTGAGTGGCCGGTTGGGGATTGGTTGAGTGGTCGGTTGAGTGGTCGATTGGGTGGCCGGTTGTGATTGAGATATGGGCTTGGCAGTTGCTGCCTCCTGAGAATTCAACTTAAACGAACCAGGACCCGTTGCAGCGTAGGCAAATACGTCATCCAATGACCAAGCATACCTGACCCAATTTTCTATGGACCCATACTTACCAACTAACCCTAGGGTATTAACAGCAACATCCAACCAATTTTTACCAATTTGCGGGTTCATAAAAGTGCCGAGGCCATTCGTCCTTGAGGCTTGGATAGATAGATTCACTCCGCCATCGCTTTGTTCGTACTCAACTGAGTTCACAATCCAATCTTCCATAGATCCCCCGGAAAACCCAGGAATAAATATTATGTCGCATGGCTTAATGCCAGTCAAGGCAGGGCACATAAACAAATTTGCAGAAAGTTTAGCAGTCCGTTCTCTTTGTAGAAGGTGCTTTTTAAATTCCCCCTCCTCATTACCTTCTAGCCTCATACCTGGCCTAGACATGGAGCCAAAGGTTCCACCTGCACCGTTTGTGTTTTTAGCGTTTTGTGTTACTTGATTTTTTAAGTCTTGGGTAGATTTAAAGGTAAATCCAGTTTCGCCCAGTGTTACATCAAATCTTTGAACTTTGGGGTTAGTGCTCCTGGTGTTTCGTCTGGTTTTTTGTCCGGGGGACCATTCTGAAGTTTTTGTCATAGAGTCTATCATAGCAGGCCCTAAGAAATAACCAAACCGTATAGTCGGGTATGTATTAGATCGCTGGCCAGGTGGTCTATAGCTAACTAGCTCAGAATAGTCATCTTTAGTATAGCCTATTTCCACTAACTTACCGTTTTCTAATTTTTTACCGAGCCAAGAATATGGGGGAAATATAACTACTCCAGGTAAATCACTAGACACATATCCACTACCTCCCGATGGTAATCTGCTCATTAGATTGTGGAAAAAAGCTATGTTCCCATTCTGTCCCACAATATTTTCAACCGACTGGGAGAATGTGGTCCCTTCGGAGTAATTTGACAGGACTTTAACTTTTCCTAGCTCCTCACCCACTTTGTCTGCGAAAGAAATTAAGGTTTTAGGAGTTGTATTATTAGGGTAGAGACGATTAAGTGCCTCTTTTATGCCAAAAAGTTGTTCAACGCTATCTAATGCCCTAAGGAGGGTTACACCATTTTCAACAGTGACAAAGCTCTTTATGTAACCTTCACAGAGGCCATCCAACTCAGAGTAAAGGCGAACGGTGATGTCCATGTTGCGCCCATAGCTCTCTGTCTGTCCAGCCCACACAAAGGAAAACGCAATGGCAGGGCCACTCGGATAGTAGTACTTAACGACGATGGTCTTATCATATTTATCCCTAACGAGACGCTCATATTCTTTGTAGGCTAATGCGCTAGGGTTCCAACTCATGGACCCTGACGGTGTTTGGCCCTCCTCATGGATATTGACTTTTACATTGTAAACCAATGGTTGCGGCCCATCGGACCCTGGCCATTTCTCTGCGCCTTTAAAGAAGGTGATATTCTCGTCTCCCCAATAAACTTCGCAGCGTGGTATCAGTAAATCTCCGCCCATTTTATTCTCCTTGGTTATGCGTAATGGTTTCTCATTTGTTCAACTGCCATGCTAAGCCTCGTTACGACAATAGTTGCCAGTTCTTCTGGATCTTGGCCCGGTTGTTGGTGTATGGTGATGGGGGCACTAAGGGTCAAATCTCCGTATCTTTGGGATGCAGTTTCACTGTAAGGTTTGACATCTTTGGGTACGGTATCATTAGGTATCAACACCATTCTAAATTTGTCTGCCCCGCCATATACATTTGGGCCCCCAGTCATTGCACCCCTAAACAGATTTTTACCCCCATTTCGTGCTATAGCCGCATCAAACCCACTGGAACCTGGTGCCCCACTATTCCATCCTCCGGGGTTTGAAGTGGTGAAAACTAAGGCCCCGCTTGGTATTTTACCTGCTTTAACAGCCGATAAATAATCTGAATTTTTAATTACGTTTGCATTAAAATTACCATAGGGGCTTCTAATTTGTTGTGATCCGCCTAAACCGGGTAAAGATTTCCATCCAAAACTATTTATAAGCTGAGAGGCTAAGCCCCGGGGGTTATTTCCCACGTCTTTCCCGGTTGCAACAGGGTTCGGTATCCTATTCATGGCCATGGTTTCTAGAACTGCTGTTACACAGAGGCTACCAAGTCTGTAGGCTAATTTTTTTGTACTCCCCAACTTCAATAGAGTAGGACTAAACCCTACAGACCCCATCGCGCTCAGGTCAATGGGTTCTCCACTAGTTTCCACTAGTAGTGGTAAGCCTGAAGGTGTGGTTGCCCCCTGATTCTTAAGAGAATCATCCCCAAGAGAAAGTTTAATTTGATTTAATTCAGATGTGTAACTTTTGGTAGTTAAGCTAATCTGCTCCAAAGCAAATAACATACTATTTAGAATACCCATCTTGTTGCTAATTACAAAGAGGGCCGACTTTAGATTGCCTAAGGTAGTTGCGGATGTTTGGGTGTTTTTTGCGGTTCTGGCGGTTTCAGTTGCGGTTCTGGCAGTATTGGGATTGATTTTGGCTATGTTTGTTGCCGTTCTGACATTGGATGTTGCGGCAGCAGTTATTTGAGCTGGAGACGGCCCCCCGGTGGCAGAAGTAGTTGAGCCACTTGGTTTTCCACCTAATATGGCCTTGGCTTCTTCTATGTAAGCCTTCAGTTCAACAATTCTATAAATGTCTAAGTTCTTTTTGGTATTAATTTCTGCCTGGGCACTTGCAATACCTGCTTTTAGGTTACCCGGCCCCATTATACTTTGATTATAGGCATTCTGCCTGGCCCTAGCCTTCATTTCCTCTCGCTTAGCCTCATCGAAATCCTTCCAAGCCCCTTCCTGATGGGTCACCATTCTAATCCAAGCCAAAAGAGTGGCCAAGCCTCTGATTCCCATTTCTAGTAACTGGAAGGCCCCCGTCAATGGCAGCATAAGGAAAGCTATCAGATTAAATCCATCTTTTACTATACCTAAAGACCTACTTAGATCTCCCATTATCTTGAATAAGATCTCGGTAGTTTTAATAAACCCCTGGAAAGAACCCCAAATGTTCTTAAAAATTTCTGACAGTGGTTTCTCCAACAGTTGCCCAAATTTAGCACCTAATACAGCACCAAGCAAAGGTCCTACAATGGGAATCCACCCCAACAGCACCGATCCTATTGCGGCACCAATAGCCGGACCAGCGCCAGATGCCAAAGAGTCAAATATATTCTTCCCTTGAAACAAAGAAATTATAGTCTGCAACGCAGCCCCAAATAAAAGGAGTCTCCCTGAAAGCCCTCTAAAGGTTTCTCCGATTCTAGCTATGTTGGTGGCCGCTACACCCCGAGCTAATCCCCCTATATTAGCAGCTCCCCCCATAGCTAACCATGATACCGACCGGGCCAACCCTAAACCAACCGCTCGTGGTGCGCCGGAAATAACCCCCGAAGCCCTGGCCATTAACCTAGGGGCTGCACCCAAACCCCTCTCAATAAAGGTCCCAAGCCTGCCAAACAATGACAACAATCCGAAAGTAATAATCTGCTGAATGATGGGCATACCGACAGTTAATGCTGCCAATATGGACATTTGCATCGGGGCAGCTTGGAACAAGGTTTGTATCGTATTGCCAATTACCTTAAAGAGGGACTCAAATACTAACTTAACTCCTTCAAACCCTTTCGTCGCTTTCCAACCTTCAGCCAAACCTTCGGCGAATGGCCCTGTTGCCACAATGTTTGTAGCTCCGGACATAATGTCGCCCAGCATTTTAAGGGTTGATCCAATGGCACCGCCAATGGTTTTGCCGACGAAATGTGGTAAATCAGTTTGAAATAACTTCGTAAAGAGGTCTTTATTTATACTAGCCAAGTCCGCGCTTGGCTTCATTAGCTTATTTCTAATTTCGTTGAAACCCCTTAAGCCAAATTTACCGTCTAGGAGGCTGATTAAATTGGCCAAAGCCAAAGTAAAACCCCTAGCCCCGGCAGACTTTTTGATCGCTTGTCCGGCAGGGGAGTTTATCCCCATGCCATTGGCAAGATTTTCAAATCCTTTAGAGAAATAAATGAAACTTCTGTAGAAACTTTGTGCCGTGTCAGCAAGTGGCATCATTATATCGGCAATACTCCTCAATGGGTCCCAGATTTGAGGGAGTATCGCTGTCAACTCACTAAGTGGCAAACCGAAACCTTTTATGATTTTAGAAATTATTTCAAATAAACTATAGTCTTCTTCTGCTGCTAGTGCCGCATCTTTAACCACTTGCCCTTGTTTATTTAGGTAACGACCATACTCATCAATTGATTTGCCAATTTTACCAAACTTTCTACCAAGGCCAAATAGACCTACCTCCGGGTCTAGGAAAGAAGATCTAAACGCTTCAAGGAAACCACTTGTCGAGTTTTTATATGCCTGAATGACTTCATTCGGCAGGATCATGTCAAGCAATTCCATGACGACTCTAACCCGGTCAGGTCCCCCTGCTTTTGTGGCCGCCAGTTTCTTCTGCATCTCCGGGTCTTGGAATGCGCCTGTAAAGATAGGGTTGTTCCTGAATGCCACGTATTTTTGGAACATCTTCGGACCAATAGCCGGGGCATTAATCAATTGTTCGATGAGCTGGGGGGTTCCCAAAGGTGATTTAGTTGGGTTGCCCATACCAATCAACACGGACTTCTCTGTTAACTTCTGGATTAGAACTCCCAAAGAATCCATCTTATCCCCAACTTTAGCCCCAAACTCTTGGCCCAATTTTGTGAACCCCTTTGGGTCATTCCCCATTGCGGTCATTACCGTGTCAGAGAGCAACTTCCCCTGCTTAACGTAATCTTCAGTGGCCCCTGGTAAAGCAGCAGCAGATTGTGCGAGCTTATAGTTAATTCTCTGCAGTTCTCTCATTGCTGAAGAGAAGTTTGGGAACAAGTTCAGCCCCTTACGTTGACTGATGGCAAACAAACCCCCAGCAGCCTGGATGTCTGACATTTCATCTTTAATTCGTTCCCCAAATGCGCTTGCAAAATACTGGAAGGGCTTTTCCATAAGATTGACGCCCATTTGGAAGCCGCTCAGTATGGCCCCAGAAATTGTGTTGGCAATCTGATAGCCCATGATCTGTGAGGCGAACCCATCACCACCATATCCACCGTAGCCACCACGGCCATATCCCCTTCTACCGTAGCCACCACCGCCACCACCTCTTCGTTGGGTTTGATTTAACCTTTGAGCAGCAGCATTGGCAGCATCGAGAGCCCTGACATAGTTATTCATCTGAGTGTTCAATGGCACCACAGCTTGACCCAGGGTTTGGAAGTTTGTCCGTAGCTGGTTTAGGGTGCCATTAATCCGGTTTAACTCGGGAGTAATATTATCAGTAAAATTCCCGCTTAAGTTAAATTCTCTTTGCGTATTACTCATCGTTTTGGTACATTTGTAGGATATTCATATCTATTTAAACCACCCTCGACATTTGGATTAGATGCCGGTGTTTGTACGCCTGCAACCTGTCGGGCAGTTTCACTATTACTGGAAAGTAATTTAGAGACAGCATCAGACACAGAGGGCAAAATCGACGTTCGCCCAATTAACGCAATATTGGCAAGATCCCTGCCACTAGTAACCTGATAAGGTGGCACCTGAACAAATGAAACGTCAACCGTAGCCCTCGTTGCATTGCCCGACAGATCCCTCATCAATTCCTTTACATTAACGCTCTTAATCACAAAGTACCCGCCATCAGCACCGTTCAACCCATTTCCATACAGTTTATTATTTGCCTGGACGTAATAGACCGGAACTTTAATGTATTTGTTTTTGGTATCCAGGGTGAAATTCATTAAATTTTCTAATCTAGCAATTTTATCCTCAACTGACCTACCCCTTGAAAAACCCTCCACAAGGGCATCCGATAATGTAAGGTCTCTCATGCTCTTTGACCCCGAGATAACGGGCGGCTGATTAGTACCAAACATAGGGACACGCTCGACTTGGGCTTCGCTGTTCCATGAAATGCTTTCAGGGGCACAAATAAAATTCCAACTACCAGAGAGTGACTCCGCGAGAGACACACTAAGGTCAGAATTTGCAAAAAGATCCCCTAAAGGTAACCCCCCAGATCCCGACAAGTAATTAAAAAATTCCTGGCCACCCAATGAGGAGCCCCCACCTTTAAGGTCAGGCAGAGACAAGGCAAGATCCATCTCCTTAGAGAAAGCGGCAGTTATGTCGGATTGCGGGATCGATGAAAAAACTCCTGAGGTATCACCAAAGGCCTCCCTAGCATTTAAACTTGCTTTTGATTTTGGATTAACTAACCAAGATGCAGATTCCCTGGCAGCTCCCGAAAGAGCTGGTATAATAGAAAAAGTTACATCAGGTCCATTTAACCCCTTTGTGAAAATTGTAGACCCATAATTAGCTACGGGTTCATTGGATGCACCTGGAAACCACCTGCTGGATTTCCCGCTACCTACTGCTGCCCCACTTATGTTCCCTAACAGATTCTGAAATACATTACTAGCTGCAGTCTGAGCCAAATTTATTCCAATATTCCCTAAAACTCCCCCTGCCCCTGATGGTGATAAAGTATCAGTCAAAAATTGATTGAAAAGTTGCCCCCCAGCAGAAAGAGCGCTCCTCTCGATTGATGGCAGAATATTATCGAATGCTGTAGGCTCCACCCCGAGAACCTGTCTCCATTCCTCCGGAGTTACTTGATTCAATGCGACGTTAATAACAGACCCGCCTAAAGTTTGAACTATGCTATTCCCTAAGCTATTAATGGCCCCATTAGCCGTAATGGGGAATGTAGGGATCACCCCACCAGAAAAATTAGCCATCAGGACCACCCCCTATTACGTACTTTTCGGTGTTGGGGCGCCTTCTTCTTATTTTTTATGTCGGTGTTCTTTTCTAAGGAATCCAACGACTTCTCGTCCATCCTGTAGGTACACACCCAGCCCTGCTCAGTAGGTAAGATCTCAAATAGAAACTTGTATTTATCAAATTTAAATGAACCAGAGAAGGTTCCGTCCTCGTCCTGCAAGAAATTGTTCTTTGGGGAGGGGTAGCCCCCAGATTTATCTCTTATGGCATCCACCTTCTCACCAAACACACTATAAATAACTGCTGACAGAACCTTCTGGGCTCTTTCAGACGAACTCAAATTATCTTCAACAAAGTCTAATGATTCCTCTTGCCCATTAGAAAAAATACCGCCCAAGTCAAGGTGCTCTATGGATTCAGGATCAGGCCAAAAATCAGGCTCTACCTTACTTAGCAATTCGATGGCTTCGTCTAGCTCCCAATTTTCTAACTCACCATCTATAGAAAACTTAGAAAAAGCCGACAGCAACGATACATCCCCATCCTGAAAGCAATGGCTAAAATGCTCAGAGTAAGTCTCAGGAACGCATTCAAAATCCCCACGACTAGCTTCGTAAAGAAGACGAGCCATAGGGAGAGCTTTTGCGAGGTATGCTGAATCGGGATTCATTCATTGATGTTTATCTAAAAGAGTTTTACCCCCTTTGCCCCACCCTTGACTACCCAGGCATAGTACCAGGGGTTAGATACCAAGGGACAAATACCGAATGTCAAATACCGAATGTCAAATACCGGGCCCATCAGGTAGAAACCGGAATTTCCAAACAAATCTTAGCAAAGGCCTTTACTGCCTGGTCGTAATGGTCGTTTCTAGTATTATGCTCAGGGTTGTTGATTTCGTAATAAAAAGTTTCGTCCCATAACACCGTATCAATGTTCCATTTAGGGTTTGGTTCGCACAAGTCAAACAACTCGATAGGGCTACCTTTTACGGCATTGTCACACATATCCCCGGCAGCAGCTTTGTGCTTTGCCAGCTCACTAGGGTGCCCAATGTCAACTTTCATCCTATGTTTAGCCCACTCAGCAACGCCAATTTCCCCGTTTAGTTGCTCTTGGATTTTTTCATTGGGGCGACATGCCCGTGTGTTTGAGAAGTAAATTTGGTTTTTATCATCGCACAACTGAGTCCAGTCCCTATCTACAGTGTGAAGCAAGATTTGGCGTTTGTGAATAACGTCGTTGGGTTCCCCCTTGTGGGATGCTCTACAGATACTACCTGCTATGTCATCGGCTTCATAACCAAGACGCCAAAACCACGGAAAATACATCTGGCAGTAATTCCTACCTTCATTATAAACAAACCAGAAAGCATCTGATTTTTCACTCCGTGTCCCCTTATAGTGAGTGGCAAGTTCTTTGACATCGACTCCTCCAGCTGCCGCATAATCGACCCATGCTTGTTGAACTACTTCGGATTCTTTCATGAAATCATCCCTCCAGTAGTTATTTGTTTCTGGATTGCGATAATCCGCAGCAAATACAATACGGTAAGGGTGTCTCTTCATGAACTGTGGACCGCGATTTACGAAAAGTGCCCAAGCTCCACGAACCAGCTTCTTTTCGACTTCTTTGCTGAAGGATCCTTCAATTTTTGATTCATACCAACCCAAAACAGCAAAGCACATGACGTTGAAGTCAATGACTAAAAGGGGGCTAGGGGAAGTCTTTAAGACGATAGTTTTTTCGAGTTTAGGCCTGTCCGTCATCTTGGCATGGGGAGATCAATGTAGTATGTTGGAAGTCCGACTTCCTGCTCTTGGAATCTAGAGTCTGGGAGGCTTAGCCATTCCCCGGACTTGAATTCCCACACATCACAATCTACCATTAAGAAAGTTCCGTCATTGGCAGGGAATGCTACAAGGTAATCTTTATCTGTTGTGGGATAATCTTCGGCGATTTTCCAAAACCCTTTTACGATCTGATTGTTCATTTTTGATTAGTGGTATTTAACTCCATGGAAAATTAAGGGCTAAGTCTCGCTTTGTGGAGGCGCTTCTCCTTGTAGTAATTCCAGACATTTGGGGCCCATAGCGCTAATTCCGGAATAAAAGCATCACAAAGAGATTGGACCTCTAGTTGAGCATCTAGTTTTGCTCTGAGATCAATGAAGTGGAGGATTGAACGTAGGTTAAAAGAAACCACAAAGTTTTGACGAATGGCCTGTGCAAGGTAGTCGCGGATGTGTTCTTCGCACATTCCTTTAGCGTACCTATTGGCATACTTCTTACAGCCTGCTATAATCCAAGCGAATTCATCTTGTCTATCCTCTTCAGTCCAATCGTATTTTTTGCCTTGGCGGTTAGTATAGAAACCTGCCGGCCGTACATAAAATACATCTTCAACATCAAGCTCACCTTCTGCAACTTTAATAACCCTCTTTCCCGTATATCTTTGAGATTGAACATCCCAAGAAGTTCCGATACGATGAGTCCTACCTTGTGCCACAACACTGTGAACAAAACCGGCGCAGGAAAAAGTAATTTGAGGGTGCTCAAGACAATTTCCACAAATTGCAACCTTATTATTGCGTCTGACAATAAGAGCGCCAGTGCTCACTGTTGCACAATGAATTTCACCCCTATAGTCTACCCATTCTTCAGTATAAGTTCTAGACCTGGATGTTTGAGTAATTTCAACTCTAGGATAAATTCTATCTGTAACTCTCAAACAATAGAGGTCACTATGATTTTCATTACCCCTAGTTTCCGTGCTACAAGTAAATTTGAAATCGTTTACTGCGGCAAGAGCCTGAAGTTGTGAAGCAAGATGATAAGAAGTCGTAGCATAAGCCCAGGTATTTCTACGAGTTGTCCCGTCAGAATTTCGTAAACCATCTAAAAGATTAGCAACGCAATCTTTTTCCATCTTTAAGTATTCATGCGGAAGAACTTTTGCCCCTGTTAGAGAAAGGCAATTAGACTTCATCCACTTTCCAATATCTGGATGAGAAACAACAAACCTATCGTTTTCCGTTGGATAAAAATCTAGGTCTAATTCTAAACATAGATTCTGAAGATACTCAATCTTTCTTTCTCTTTTTAAATGAAACCGTAGTGTATTTGTACTAGTGTGAGCTTCTCCATCACCAATCCAAAACCCAACTAAGCTCCAGAAAACAGGATCATCAATTGGAGTGTCAATAGAACTTCTATGACTTTCAGAAAGGTTTCCACAAGTTGAATACCTGACAGGTTTATTGTAAACCTCTTCGGCTGCTATTGCATAACGTTGAGACCAGCTTCCATCCTTTTTTCTAGTTTGAATAACCATTCGGTGATCAGGACTAACTAAAAAATCTAATGCCTGACCATTTAAATGATACATTTTTCCTTCGTAATCCCATCGTTGAACTGCAGAAGGTTTTTCAAAATTAATGACACCAGTATTGGTATTATAGGCAGCCAATACCGTCCCCTTGGTCACACTTGGCCAAAATACCCATCCTTGTTCAGTCAGTACTTGGGTATCGGAGGAGTAGCAACCATAATGACCTCGTTCATTGGCTAAAAGTTCTCTTACAATCCACTCACCACACTCTTGGGGGGATGGGGGTTTAATGTGATGTATGGGAACTTCTGAATAATCCCCTTTGCCTGCTTGCCAAATAACAGTTTCAGTTAGCTGATAGCCATCCAACTTAACTACTTCTAATCGGGGGTCTAGCGACAACAAGTCACTTGATTTTACTGGTTTACTCATTTACTAAAAATTCAAATCAATTTCGTCTGCGCTGGCTTTAGCCGGATTGTACAAACCAGACATTAATTCCAGTACTTTCAAAGTAGAAAGGCAATCAGACATGGCATCGTGCGCCGGAAGTGCCGAAAGGTTTGGCAACCTTTGCCACTTAAATCCATCTTTCTTATCGCTCCACTCACCACTCCACTCCGAGTATCTATCCATAGCGCATGACACTCCCGAAGTCTTAGGGGGTTCGAGATTGAACTTCTTGTACAGGTGCCACAAAAGCTTCAAGTCAAAATCCGCATTGTAAGCAATAAGGTGCTTGCCATCAAGGATAAACGACAGCATTTTGGCGATTTGCGGAAAAATCGGAGCATCCATAACCATTTCATTGGTGATTCCGTGGATGTCGATTAGTTCTTGTGTTAATGGCTTACTAGGCTTTACAAGCATAGAAAAGGTCGGGCGACCCTGCATGTTGATGACAGAGATTTGCACGACTTCCGTATCAGGGTCCTTGCTGAGGATGCCAGTGGTCTCAACGTCCAGGATTAGGGATTTTCTGTCCCCTAGGCGCTCGTTAGCCCAATTTTCTGAGTTTTTCTTAAACTCTGCTAGTTTTTCTTCTGATGGTTTCATTTTTGAGGTTTACTCATTGCTATTGTAGCAAGTTGCCACGAAAAGTCAATGCCTTTCCTCATACTCCCTAGAAATTCGCTCCCTCCACTCTAAAACCTTAGTGAAAACATTGATTAGATCCGTAGAGAAACCTCTTACGTGCTCTATTTCCTCAGGACCATCCCATAAGTCAAACTCATAGTATTCTTTGCCGTTGGAGAAGCCGTTTTTAATTTCGATTTTCATAATGCAATCTTTGGTAGAATTCCGTAATCAGTTGACCCAAATAACCCCCTATCAATTGATTTACCCCCCATCCTTTTGTAAGGGTAAACCAATCCGGTGAATCTTATTCGTTCGTTTTGGCTGGGTAACTTACCTATTTGCTGTAATTGCTTTTTAAGTATCCACATGTGGTCAATAGCTATAGATTCCCCAAATGGCACCGGGGTGACAATGAGGTTTACAAGTAAGACGGAATCAAGATCTTTCCTCTTCTCATGACATTTGAATTCTTTCACCCTGCCGGAGCATTCCACGGTGGTCCCATTTAAGAACTCAAGATCGGTCCTTTGCCGGATTACGGAGTTTGACATAGTACCACTCACTACAGTAATTATAGCACATATGACTAAGGGGTAAAAGTATTGTTAGCAAACCAAGAAACCAAGAAACCATGACGATAGGTAAAACCACTTTTGGCCTCAATAAAGGTGAGTACTCCGATAAAATAACTAGGATCATTGATAACCATAGGACCAATAGCCGCTTGATTGGGGTTCCGAAAGATTTTGTTCTCCGTTCATGCCGACTGACGGAACAGTGGATGAAGCTATCGAATGAGAACGATGTAGAAGTTTACATCCGTAGCATCGACATTGCTGGCGGAAGAAAAATCAAAATGATTTCCCTAGAAAGAGGGACAACCAAACAGCCGGTTGGCAAACTAAAGCTGATTGACATGTTGTACCCACCTAAAAAAATCGGAACCGCCCCATCTCCGGAAGAGAAACATTATAATGCCGTTCGAGCATCAATGAGGCTAGCGGTCAATGATCAGCTAAAGGCGTATAGATCATCCGTCTCGCTTCCAATTACTTGCATGATAACGGGAATTACCATTAGGAATGGGGTCAAGACGGACGTTGATCATGTCCTACTGAGCTTCTCTGAAATTGCAGACTCTTTCATGGCTTCTAGGGGTTTGGTTTATGCTGATATCCCCCTGGTGGGCCCCCCTACGGCTAAAAAGTTTAAAGACCAGCAACTATGGAAAGATTGGCAAGAGTTTCACAGGGGGGCTGCCAGGTACGCCTTAGTGCTAGCTAGTGCCAACCGAAGTAAAGGATGCGGGAATTACACGACCCCTGGACACTTATATGGTTCCTTCTCAAAGCAGGGTCCAGAAGATCTAGCTCTAGATTTTTGATTTCGATCACCCAATCCCGGGGTTGGGAAGGGTCACACCCACGGAGGGGTCGCGTGACAGTCTAACCCAATCTCGCGGAATTAAAGCGATTAATCAGCGGGAATCAAGCTAAGAAGCATATTAACAAATTCCTCTGGAAGATGCATTGCACTGGCTTCAGCAGCGAAACTGCGAAGGATAGCCGGGTCGGGCTCTACTGAGTTAAACACTGAGGATAAAGCAGCGTAGAAGGGGCGAGAATCCTCACCGCGAATAACCTCGTTCAATTCAATTTGAAGTCCCAAGGCATTTACTGGGTCAGAAACAAGGGCTTGTGTGATGATACCCTTAAACTCGGGGGAACTTTGTGACAGCAACTTAAACGCTACCCAGTCAGGTTGAGGGATCGGGTTGTTAATAAGGTCCCACTCGGCAATTTCCTGTTCGGTTGCATCACGGATGGTCCAAGTCTGCTCCCATTTGCCGTCCGAATTTTGCGCAGGTTCAGATTCACTGATTCGCTGGGTGCGAGAATCGGTTAGGAGCGGGGGTTCGGTTAAGGCCACGGAGAAACAGTGGAAAGGCTCCAAGTCCCCCTCTGAAGGGGAGTCCGGGAAGGATATATTAGGGTTTTCTGCTCTCAACCGCGAAAGACTATAGGGGTAAATAGGGTTGAAGTCCAGTTTTGTTAGAATGTAATCCATTGAGTTGAAGTCAGTTGTTGTAGAGGTTGATTCGATAGCTATGGGAAAGTCACAGATGCCCTGTAAATGTCGCCACCAATAACAGCTGCGTAGAGGTAATCGCCTAAGGCTGTTATTGCAACCCAATCTCTACTTGTTTGGCCAAGCCCAACAAAGTTACCAGAGCCCCCTGTCTGCTTGTAAATATCGCTACCATAAACAGTTGCGTAGACATCACTTCCTAAGGTGGTCATTCCAGCCCATGCTCTACTTGTTTGGCCAAGCCCAACAAAGTTACCAGAGCCCCCTGTCTGCTTGTAAATATCGCCAAAAAGAGCAGCTGCGTAGACATCACTTCCTAAGGCGGTCAGTCCACGCCAATCTCTACTTGTTTGGCCAAGCCCGACAAAGTTACCAGAGCCCCCTGTCTGCTTGTAAATATCGCCAGCATTTACGCTCGCGTAGATATCACTGCCCAGGGGTGTCATTCCAATCCATTGTCTACTTGTTTGGCCAAGCCCGACAAAGTTACCAGAGCCCCCTGTCTGCTTGTAAATATCGCCACCCCTATCACTGGCATATACGTTACCGTTGAAGGTTGTCATTGCCATCCAATCTCTACTTGTTTGGCCAAGCCCAACAAAGTTACCAGAGCCCCCTGTCTGCTTGTAAATATCGCCACCTCTAACACTGGCATATACGTTACCGTTGAAGGTTGTCATTCCCCCCCAATTTCTAGTTGTTTGGCCAAGGGCGATAAATTGGATTGAGGGCGATCTCGCCGCCATTAGCGCCATGCGTCCCATCATTATGAGTTCCTCCCCCGCAGCGCGGCAACCTCGATCACGTTTCCGCCACCGACAACTGTGATAATCACAGTCTCAGTTTCATTTGCCGTTGGTATAATTGCGTTGTTTCCATCCCACCTCAAAGTGTATCCAGAGCCTGTATTGGCCGGGAACCAATTTATGATCCCAGATGTATATGCAAAGGAGAATACAGCTCTCCAGACTGCTCCTGTGGGAATACTCGCTAGGTTGGAAAGGTTTACTATCGTGGCACCTGCAATGGCCGCATTCGTTACAAACTCATTTCCTAGAGTTGCGTTTACGGTGTAGGTCCCAGCTGATGCCGTAACTGTTGTTCTAGTTGAGTATTGGGTGCCGTAGGTTACACCCGAAATTGAACCCCCTGTAAAAGTGACGTTTGCAGAACCCAGAGTAACCCCCGAGATTGCCCCACCAGTGATGGCTACGTTGGTAGCAGCCTGCGCTGCCATGGTTCCTGCGCCTGAAATTGTGCTAAGCGTCTGAGTACCGGTATGGTTAGCGCGATTCAAAAGGAAGGCATCAGTCTGATTCGCAGTTGCGCCATCTGCAACGCCGTTAAGCTTAAACTTATCAGCTGCACTCATGGTTCCGCGAGCAGAAGTCGTTGCTGCTGCGATAGACAAAGTCCTCTCATAGCTCCAAATTCCTATCCCGTTTACACTAGCATTGCCGGTAACACTTAAAGGCCCACCGACTTCAACGGCCACGTTGGTAACATAACGACTACCAGTGTACTCCTTAACAGCGAACTGAGTTGGTACGGTATTACCATCGGCAACTCCTGTACTTGCAATTAGGCTTGTATTATTGCTAACCTCACGAAGCTGCTCGCCGACTGTGCTAATACCACCGTTTCTACTGAATGGGCCTATGAAATTCAAACCCGACAGGTTAAACTGATCTGTATTAATTGTAACAGAGCCAGTGGTACCGTCTACATTAAAACTGCTTCCGACTGAAAAGTTCCCAAGTTCGTCGGTGTTGCTGCTGAAGACTCTGCCATTGTTCGTTTCAACTATGTGGTTGGCAGGGACTGGTACCCCTCCATTATATGGCAAGGCGTCATAGTTTGTGCCGGAGCCGACATATTCGAAAGTGTGGCTTGGGGCGCTAACTTGGCTTCGGTTTCTAAAATCAATAACTTGGTTGGCATCGATCGTATTTTTCAGGCCCCCGTTAGTTCCAGAATAGAAATTAATTCGGTAACCAGCTTGAGTGGGTGCGTTAAACGGTACAGGATTTCCGTTAATATCAATCGGAACACTACCTGTAATCACGTAGCCCGAAGTTGGGCAAATGAAGTTTAGGCCCTCAACCGTGACGGTTCCGGAAGACGCCCCAGGCAAAGGGGTTACGGTTGTGATCGTTACGAGCCCAGTGTTTTTAACATAGGAACAATCTGCCACCCCATAGTCAGTTGAACCGATGGTGGCCGTACCACCTGAAACATATTCGTGTTCTGGGCCAGAAGGAGTTGCAGTAGTTGAATAAGTGAACGTATTAGTGCCCGTCTTGATGTAAGTGAACGCTGTAGCACCACCACTTGGGAAAGGAAGTTGAGGGAATAGTAAAATACCAGAACTAGGGCGGCTAGAGGAACTACAAGTGAAAAACAGATTCTGCATCGTCACTTGGGCACCTAAGGTGGGTGCATAGCCCGTAGCTGTCAGGACCGTGGAGCCAGTCAGATTATTGTAGGTACAACTTGTAACCGGATAAGTATTAGCGCCGATGGTAACAGATCCGCCACCAGTATACTCGTGCCTGATGGAGCTGGTGTCTAAGGTTACCGTAAAGCTAGACCCTGCGGATGTGCCACCTCTGGCCGTAATCGTAACGGCATTTCCAGGACTTCCTGCGCTTCCTGCAGTCGGGTATTTGAGTTGCCTACCTAATCTATTGGCACCCAAGTCTATTACATCAATTTCGGTATCACCCTGGCGAATAACTGTGTAAGTTCCTGTGGCAGTTCCGGAAATGTTAACTGGAGATCCACCTTGAGACAGGGAGACTTTGAAATCTACCGTGGTGAAACCACTGGAAATCACAAAGTATTTCGTCCCTGTTACTATGTTATCCGGGAAAGTTCCTTGCGAACAGTTGAAGACAACTTGGTCGTCAATTGAGAGCCCATGCCCCAAAAGGTCAATGCAAGTTATCAGATCGGTAGAAACATCAAATGTAACACCTTTTTCAATCCTTGACGCACCAAATGCGGACACTCGTGCTTTAGCAGTATATAGGGAGGATGGAGAGTAACCATCGGCCATTAATCCATATGTACCAAAGTCACTAGTACCCCCGCCGGAAAGGTTAACTTGGCCTCCGCTTTCAGTACGAACATGGTAGATACAGAAAGTCCCGAAGAACGAAACTAGCTGCGCATAACCATCATTTTTGACAAGACAACCAGGGCCACCTAGGTTAACTTGTGTAAAGCTATCGACCACCATTGAACGGATGGGACTATTTTTAGCACAGGATGCACCATCAACAATGATTCCACCACCTGTATCCCCAGTTGACTGGGAGCCTGCGTTACCGTTGTCGTCTTCTGCAGTCAGGGAGGTACAGTTTTGAATATAGGGTGACTTGAAAATGTAAGCCCCGGGCCCGACAGCTCCTAGTGCAGTGTTATCAGCAGTTTCATCAAAGCTGACGGACCAGGCTTGCTTCCCAGTGGAACTATCAGCCTGGTGCCCAGCAAATTCCAGACCCCAGCACCAGAATCCACTATCTACTTTGAAAATATCATTATATTCTTGACCGGCTGCAGGTTGTACCCGGGCGTTACGAAGACCCTTACCCAAAATGCCAACATCACGCTTCCAACGAATAGGGAGGCTTGGCTCGGTATAAAGGCCAGGACCAACTTCAACTAGGTCACCAGGCTGGGCCGCTGCTGCTGCTGCGCCAAGTGTGAGTAAAGGTTCGCCCGGGGAAGTTCCATCGTTGCTATCGCTAGCGTAAATACTCTTGGAAACATAAATCCTATTACTATCTCTGAACTTCAGAAGTTGTTGTTGCAGGGTGGCAATGTTTGTGTTTGCAGTAGATAAACCTGAACTTATAGTCCCTATGTTGGTGCTTAAGAGACTGATTGCCTTCGGCGTGGCCGCCAATGTCTCGGAAACATCGGTCAAAGATGACGAAAGCTGGACTTGCCCCCTTTGGGAAATGGATGCGTTCAGGTTGAATCTTTGGGGATTCCCGGCAGAATCTGTGAAGATAAGGTAGGGGTTACTAGCCGTATTGGTAAGGGATAGGTCTCCCAAATCCCCGGTACCGCCTCCACCACCTTGGATAGCGATCCAAGCAGACCCGCTCCAAATTTTGAGTTCTTCATTAACAGTATCATACCACATTTCCCCGATGCAGTTTCCTGCAAATAGCGGTGGCAAGACTCCGGAATTGGGGGGTACAGGGCCAATGTGACAAGGCCCAACTTTCCGAAGGTTGCCGCTTGTGTCAGAGAAGTATAAACCTGGCTCAGCAGGATTAATGTTCGCAGCCAGTTGCCCCGGCAAAAGAGTTGCGGGGTTGGGGCGCTTCTTTGCCTCTAGACTCCTTAGGATTTGGATTGTTTGGGGCATGGTGACTTGGAACTCGTTTTTGTTCTTTATTAGGAGTTATACCCGCTCTGATTTGAGGAAAGGTCACCAGGTTTGAAAGCTTTCGCTTTGGCAGTAGGTCCGCAGACTTTCTACACTATTTTGCGAAGCGGCGGTTGTGAGCTTCTCACTAGCAGCGGCTCTCACGGCTGCTCTCCAGGTAACCCATTCTCCAGGAATTGCCTTGCCAGTTTCAGACTGACGCACTACATACCAATCAGATGGTAGCAACAGCGCATAGGCTTTATCGTTGACTAGGCTAGTGACATAATTTTGGGCGCCAGCCAGGTCCAAATCAATAGGGAACGCTGACCATACAAACTCAGTGCCGTCCCAATAGAGAGATGTATTCGGTGAAGGTTGAGCTGGGGGGGCTTGTTCGGTGCTGTTGTCGGGCTGGGGCCAACCCTTTTTAGTCACTTCAATGGGAGCACCAATGGGGGCGACAGTGCTGTAGAAAGTTTTAGGGTTACGTCGGCAGAAAAGAATTTCCTCCGCATCTAAGATTTGAGGTTCCCAGGGGTCAACATTGGTGATTTGCTCTTGGGGCCTAGTGGCACCAGTCTCCGGGTTTGTTTTAAACTCTACCGTCCCCTTACCTAGCTCTGTATTAAACTGAACGGCATGAATTTCCGGGTCTACGGATGCCATGTCAACCCCGGAGGCCGCTGCTCCGCTAAGGACCACTACTTGGTCGATAGGGACTATTGTAATCTGTGACATTTTGTTCTATGTATAGAAAGGTTTTACCCTGGCAGGATTTCTCTCAATTCTACCGGTTGAATGGCATCCCTATTCGTGTGTCCTTGAGAAGCCTGCAAGAGGATTGTATTCATCAGGTCGGACCTTTCTATGGACTCATTCCTGAAACTTTGAACTGACGCCGAAGTTTGTCTCTGCTGATTAGAATTTTCGATTAGGAGAATTGGAAGCAAGGTTACAGCGCATTGCCATTCTGCTACTTCTTGACCGGTATTTGGGTTAATCCCCCTCACTTGGCAAAACCAGGAGCATTTATGTTCAATGCAGTCTTTTTTAATGAGGGGGCAATAATTTACGTTTTTCATGGTTGTGTATTAGTGTGTTAGATTGAGTTAGAACCGTTGTGCGACAATGAAATCAACATATTTTACATTGAAGTTCAGTCCACCCATTGAGTAAGAGGGGTTGGTGAAACTGTGTCCGTGGGAATTGCTGCCACCACTCAGACCTGTTCCCCCCTTAAAGGTCATCTTATAGGAACCATTACCCGTATAGCTCATGGTTGGGTCTCCTGTAGCATATTGGCTCGGGATATTACCTATAAATAGTCTATCAGGATTAGAGGTATCATCCCAGAAATGTTGGTGAGATGCCAATTCGGTCACAGTCAGTGTGTGATTACTCACAGAGCCGTTGGTTGCTACGCTAATACCTGAACTCCTTGATGCGGTGAATACGGTTGTGAACGGTTGGTCACCACTGGAACCCCCCGCTGCAGGGAATGCAGCTCCCGAAGAGTTAACAATCCTGATAGCAGCATTATCAAAAGCGGCACCTGTTACGATGGCCCACCCTGGAGGTGGAGAAGCGTTGTTGAAACTCATGCGAGTACCGGTTGGGAATCCGATCACGCCTGATGCAGAAGCGTAAGCTAAGGTTGCGGGAGAAATAGCTACATCCGTGGCAGTACCAGCGGCGGTTTCGACATTGGTCGCATAACGAGTAATTCCAGTTTGGGTCTGGCTAGCAACACGGAAGTTCTGATACCAGTCCAGGGAGAAAATCGGGGCTCCCGAAATGTTACACCCTGAAGTAAATTCGACACTTGTGGTAACGCTTAGGTTATCCACGGTTAATGCAGGGTAGTATGTTGGAATATCAACTCCCGCGAAAGGATTTCCAATATCGGTAATACTAATTGTCGCCCCAGTACTCAAGTCGGTTAAACCTGCCGCAGTTACAAAGTAGCCCTCTTGGTTAAAGCCAGTCGCATAAACTCGACCACCGAGTTCGTTAGTGAAGTAATAGGTGAACTGATTTTGTGGGGACAAGTCCCCTTGGTAACGGGGGAGAGCTTTCGTATAGTTGAGGAAGCCCGCCCATTCCCAAGCATGGCCAAACATGCGTAGAACGGATGGACGCCTGAACTCAATGGACCAGTTTGATAGCAAGTTTGCTGCTCCATTAGGGGTGTACCCCTTCATGTCCACGTTGGAAGCCGGATTTAATTCCCTGTCGGCAGTTGCTACAGGTAGCAAAATGCTAGTTACTTGGGGTGCAGTGAAACCGATACCAATCAGGAACTGATAAACACCCCTATAGTCGGTTGCTGTTGTGTACTGGCCAATGATTTCTGGGTCAGTAGACCAGCAAGTGGTTAGATTATAGCCACAGTTTGTGGTAGGTTGATTGCCATCGGTATCATTATCGAAATAAATTACAGGTGCTACGTTGACGAAAAAGTCATAAGCATTGAAATCTGAGCCCATGTGAACGTAGGACTGGCTCCACTTTTCAGTGTCAAAAGTAGTATCTGAGTTCTTAACTACGCAGGTGAAGTGCTTATTCTCGCGCCTAACTGTTTCACCTGGCCTGTAATAATTGCCAGCGGCCCAAACATTGGAAGGATTGGCTCTTTCTAATATGACCTGAGCTTTCCTGGTAACAGGGTCTGTTCCAATCGGTATAGGTCCAGACTTATTCACAATTACCATGTCTGACTCAGGGAGCGAGTCTACGATACCACCACCAGAACCCAAGGTTGTTTGAATTACATAGTCTCTTAAAGGGGTGCGAGTGTTGTTATCAGTGTTGGTTACATTAATGCTGTACCGCCTTTGAGTCAAAGAGCGGTTGTCTACAAGGCGGCGAATGTATACCTTACTGCCCACTAAACTAGGCGCACCACCGACTCCTGGCGAATTTCCACTCTGGTTCCCCATTGGAACGGTAATTTGAATGTTCGCGGGGTTTGAGGAACTCCAAGCTGCTGACGACAAGGGGGCCCTCCAATCTGGTCCGCTAGGGTTTTCAATCCACAGATAGCTGCCGTCTGCGAAAGTGTAATTTTTAGACGCAAGAATTTGGGGAATACCCGGATTCACCTCAGAATCTATTAAGGGTTGGGTTAGAGTTATAGTGATAGCATTATCAGCTACACCCGAATTTACCACGCCGAGTGAGATATTATTTACGACGGTAGTTTGATCCGTCATGTTTGTTGCTAGGTTTATTGTGGCAACGCTCCAGTTTGTATCCTGGGGGAATGCCTCAGACTTGTATCCTTCAGCTAAAGCAGCACACCCACCAAATGAAGAATTAGAGTTCGTTATAGAAATTTCACCGCCAGACTTCACCCAGTGGTGAATACCTTGTCCAATGGCAAATACAGAAACTTCCTGAATGAACGCCTCATTGACAGCCCTAATGTGGAAACTTCTTTTAGCGGGGTCCATCCTAACATTATTTGGATCTAACGCGATATAAGAGTCATAGTTGGCGATGGTATTGGTCCATGTTTTTGGACCTGAATTATATTTCTGCCAGCATGTCAAGTCTCTCTGTAAACTAACGCCAGTAAACTGGGCTACAACCATGGACTTGAATCCGGTTACATCGTTGCCGTCTGCGTTAATTCCACAAAGGCCATAATTTGAACGCACAGAACAGTTGAAGATGTACGGGGAAGATCCGATAATGCCGTCTGTATCCTGCTCGGGGATACCAGGTGGCTGGGGGGCTACAATCTCAGTCTCACCGGGGTTAACAGGGACGTTGGAATTGGTTTGGGCAAAAATAATTTTTACTTTTTCATAGTAATCATCCAGGTCTGCCTCAGAAACAAACGAAAAACAGTCTAGGAGGTGATGACTATCGGAAAGACCTTCTTTGTCCTTGAAAGTGAAGTTAAAGAAGAACCCCCCACCCGTGATCCTTAGAATAGAGCCACGGTCAGTGTCGATATTACCTGTTTTTAGGGGAACATATAGGGGCCTAATGATGGTCTTCCTTAGATCTTCACCAATGACGGATACACCCCTGGGCAAAATTATACCTGGATAATCCACGCTATTCATGGCCCTTAATTGGGCGGCGGACGGCACGGCACCGTTTACCCAGGCCGAAACGGACTCGCTACCAGTGGCATTATCAATCAATGCAACCCCGGCAGTACACTTAATTACAAAGCGATCGAATGACTGGTCATCTTGGCCTAAACCATTCTGAATTCTGGCCACTTCTAGTGCGGCTCTTTGCAGGGTTTTAAAGGGTTTTTGAGCAGTGTAGCCAGCCTGCGTCATTTGGTTGGTGATGACTGGTACTACTGTATTATCGTAGATCCCGGTTACATAAATGTCGCTACCAATTTGGGGGTTAACATATAGAGTATAAGTTCCCGTGAGAAGGGCCTCGTTAAGGTCAGCAGGGCCGTATGAGGTTTGGACCCATGAGCCACCAAAATTTATAAAAAGATTGCCGCTGTCACTGTTCCAATATAAACCACCTTCTGGAGCTTCTTCTAATTCTGTTCCAATATCCGGGTTAGTAGTGGAAATGGGTAATGCTGCCTTGAGGTTAGAGGCGTTGGTACCGTCCTCCACTAGACCAAAACCGGGAATTCTGCCCCATGTTAGGCTATTACCTGCTCTGAGGATAAGCTGGCCATTTGTTAATACGGATTCTGGCCAGATATAAGAGTTGAATGCTGCAGCGTTGTTTGTCCTTACTACCCCTGAAGATGTATTAGCTTTAAAATTTATTGTGCCATCAGTTAAAATCTCAACGCCCGTACCGGCTTTAACACCCCGGACCTGATCCGCAAGGACATCGCCCTGGTTTGTATCTCCAGCTATGTATTGGGCTCTAGTTAACATCGGATTCCTTCTCCTAGTATGGGTATTTTACCCGCACCTTGTGCTTATTGTATAATATCGGCACTATCAGCAAGTTCCAAGACAATGCTAGGCCCCCACTTCAAGAATGATGATGCGCCGTACTTCCCAGATGGGCAAGTTATAAATTCGGCATTGGTTATAACCCTGATATTCACCGTAGCACCCTCTGCAGGCCCCTCAGTGAAAATTATCCTCGACCCTTCCACCCTGTACGAATAGTCGCCCGCAGACGCACCCTGGAAGTAAGGAATCTGCATAGAACCCCCCAGATTAACTAAAATATTCTGAGAACTAACTGAAGCAGCGTTAACTGGTCTTGGGAGAGTTTCTGCTACATCGAAGTACCCATAAGTCAAATCAAATTCGGTTTTCACACCATTAAACTGGCTGGAGATGGAATTTAAAGAATATACTTGAACAGGAAAAACCGACTGAATGGCCCAGAAAGAAGAGGTACAAACAGTTCTAACATCAAACACGGTGCCAACTGCAAGGGCTTCGGAAAAAGTGATTTCCAACTCAGAGCCAGAGAGCCTAGTTAGGGTGTAAGAGTAAGGATCTAATGGACCGGGGGTTGTTATGGGCAACTGTCCAGTACCACCTAAGAATACAAAAGTATTATTGGCGTTAATGTCGAACGGTGCCAAGTTAATTGCAGGATCTTTTGATACCAAAGTAAACGAGAACCGGATGCCATTAATACTCTGGCCTTCCTTGATCTTTAGGGGCACCATTTGCAAAGTCCTATTATCATCATCAGATGTGACGATTCTAATATCACTCACTGCCCCTTGCAAAGGAGCTTCATTGAAGATTATTTGATTGCCATTGACTGTGTAGTCCTTACCGGGCACCTGAGTGACGGCCCCTAGAATTGCAAAAATGGAGTTAGCTGAAATCTGAGTTGGAGGTATGGGGACCCCACCTTTAGTCAAGGTGAAGATAGTCGTGATACCGTTGAATAGGGGCGAAATAGAATCCGTTGAATATGCAGTAACCTGCCCAGGAAACTCTACAAATGGTTGCTGTTCGTAAATTTGTTGATTGGTCAGGTTTGCGAATGGGTTGATTTGCTCGAAATAGTTAGCTGTAAGGGCTTGTCTTTGGGGGCCAAAAATGATGATTTCACCCTTATCGTTGACACCAGTAATTGTCAGCCTGCCACTCCACAAAGTAGTTGCTTGGAAGTCCGCCGCTAATTTTCTAGAGATATCGTTTGTTTGGAATTTAGGTAAGCCACGGGAGTAATTGTAGTATCCTACATATGCCCATGTATGAGTATTAGCAATGACTATGGACGGTTGATTGAATTCTACAGGCCACCTACTGGTAGTTAGGGCATAACCACCGGTTTCGGGGGTCAATGGTAAAGCACCGATGGGCAAGAGCCTATCCCCCCAATATTTAGGTTGAAGGTAAGTAAGTAGAGACTCCGGAGAATACCCCATAATCTGGAAGAATCTCAGTATTGCTCTCTTAGTGTTGGACCAATTAGGGTCATATAGCCCCGGTTCAGGAATGGGATTAGTTCCACAAACCTTAACGGAAGTTTGAATGGGCCAAGAATTTGGTATAGTACCGGAATTAAAGTAGAAACCATTACCGGAGTTAAGTCTGATGGCCCTAACTATGGAGCCTGAGATACCAATTATTCGGACAAACTCATGATTGGTGTCATTTCCGATTCTGACGATAGAAACAGTTTGCCTAGGGTTCTGTAGAACACTAGCAGATAGAACAGAGAACTCAACTATTTCTGGCCTGTATCGTTGTGTGGGCCCTGGCAACCGCTCGGTTTGAATAACCGCAAGTGGGCTCACCAAGAAAGTCTCTGCACTGGTAACTAAATCTTTAAGGCAAATACCAAGGGATTCGGAACCATCATCATCGTCGTACTGATTATTAACCGGGTAGGTGGTGTAAGGGTTGGTAGAACCCCGGAAGTAGGTAGAATTTGGATAAACCGATAAATATTCATCTGCAGCATAGGACCCCTGGAAAGTCTGGCTGACTAAGTCCTGTCTTTCTAAGGTACTAGTATCGACGAATGGGGAATTGGTAGAAGTTGGGGATAGTTTTTCTGGTCCTGATGAGGGCTGGAAGTTACTAGCCTCCCCATAATAAACTGAGGTCCAGTAATTATTTTCCGCAGCATACCAGTTTCTATTGGCGTATGTAGTGTAGGTTCCCGAAGGGTTATCGAAAGTCAGGTAACTATTACTGCCGGAGTCATAATTCTGCACCCACGGCCTATCGTAATCGGATGCCGTTATGGTAACATAGTACTCTATGTCTTGATTCCCATCCCCAATCAAATAGTTAAACTGAGGTGAAGATCCCAAAATTCCCGTCTCCACTGCATCCACGGTGAACACACGGCCCCATCCCCCTAGTATCCCTGGGTCAAATTGAACATTGGGCCTTAAACTCGATGACCCGAGAATCTGACTACTTTGGTTGAGACGTAAAACATCGCCTATTTGAGGAGAAATAGCATTCGATGACGTATTACTTAATACTACGCTATAAGACTTTTCAATATCACTACGGGGGTCATGGAAACGCCTGATGTATGGCACCCCTAGGACAGGGATCAAATTGGTGTCAGTCGGTATAGTGCTGTCAGAAGACCTAATTCTCAACTGAGCAAATCTAGCCGGGTCATCCTGACCAGTGTTGATTGTGGGGCCACCATCTGTGGCCAGGAAGCCACGGTATGTGCATTCTTCCGTCTCTACCCAAATTGCACTACCCGGCTTCAAAGAATAAGGAAGTAAATACCGTGGATCAAAATCCGCACTCAACTCAACTAGCTGAATTTCGGTATTAGTTGGATCAATGTAAGAGCTTACTATTCTGGATCCCAGGGAAAGAATCTTTTTGTTTTCTGACTTCTCAACTTGACCGATAGTTAAAGTCAAAGGTCTCTGGATGCCTTCAAAGACAAATCCTTGAGTATTATTCTGTGCTCCACTTATTGTATTTATTCCTAGAAAACCTTCGGCTTTGAAAGCTATGGACCCGAAGTTACTTGTGCTGTTAGTTAGGCTGGTGATTCCCCCATTTAGTGACCATACCCCAATTGCTGGACCGATGGTGTACACAGATTGTAGTTGAGCATAGGCTCCGTTCCTCACTCTGAACCCAAAATGTCTAAAATCATTATCTATATCTACTATGCCTAAACTAAGATTATCAACGGTTTTTAGGTTCTGATAGTAATAACGTATGTTATTGATGGGTACTGAATTTAATTCTTGGAGCTGGTCTTCAACGGTTATATCAACTATAGATGCGGGCCTTTGGGATAAAGGCTTGGATAGATATGTATACTCAGTCAATGACCACCATTTTTGTTCAGACCCTAGAGTGGTATAAACCTCATATGCCGTTGGGTCATTTTGTAGGCTGACAGATGTACAAGAGTTGGCAATGATGGACTTAAACCCAAGGACATTGGACCCGTCAAAATCAGTAAAACACATCCCATAATCAGACTTTAGATTTACCTGATTGACATAGGATGATGAATTTTTTGTAGTATTTGAATTAATATTGTTCGGGAATGCCGTATCGGTGGGGCCCACGATGACAAAATCACCTGAATTAACCAGTAAATCACCGTCAGTTACTCTGCCCCCAAAGAATTCTGGGAAGGCTCTTTGAACCTTAGTATAATACTCGGCTAAGTCATTTTTAGATGCCTCTTCAACTACTCTTAGTCTGTGGGCTGATTTCAAAGTAAGGGAACAGCTGAAACTCACAGTCCTGGAATTGACATTAAGTGGAATTGATGTAAACGCAACGCTAGGTGCTCCACTAAATGGTAATTGCTTTTCTGTGGATAACTGAAAAGTATATGTTGTTATGGGGATGGCATAGTATTCACCAGTAGAGAAAGTCCCAGTGCTTTGATCGATGCCAGGTGAGTACTGGATGTTAACTAAATCATTCAACTCTAGACCATGGGGCCTCCTAGTTCTGAATAGTGCGTAGGTATTCTGATTGGTAACTTCGACTACTTCGTTGTAGTTTACTTTATCGTTGATGGAAAAGTTGGAAAGGGACGAGTTGCCTGACAGTTTAAAAATAGAAGTTATAGGTTGATTAACTCCTGCTAATGCGGTAGGGAAAGTGTGGTTACGGTATGAAGGTACATATGAAGGGCAAACTACGCACTTTTTCAGGTCCAAACCAACGATAGAAATACCAGATGGCACTATAATGGACCCGCTCTCAGTGTTAAATTTGCTTAAATCAGAGCTGGAAATATTTTCCGTTCCATAATTTGATAAGTCAAGAGAGAAGTCCGACAAGCTCTGCCCAGGGCCATTATTAGCGGTGAATCTTGACGACGCCAAAAAGATTGTGTACCTATTAGATTCACTCTTCTGGGATAAACCAGCCAGTACGTTGCTGATATAAATTTTCGATAGCTCCAGGATAGCCCTTGTTAATGTCTGGTAGGGCAATGCTTGTCCATCATTGGCAATGGCATCCGAGGAGAACTGAAATTCCGGGGCTACAAATACTACATTACCATTGCCCCCAAGGAAAGGCGCTGCGATTGACCTCCATGACCTTACAGCATCACCTACATTCAAAGTACCGTCAACGGTATTCAACCAGGATTCACCCCTCTCTGGGGTGCTTGTAGGGGCATCTGGTAGAACTGCCGTAGGACCAACTTTAATTACTCTTCCATCTGTTGTTCCAAAGAATAATCCCGGTTCTTGGCTATTGGTGTTCAAACCGATTTCGCCGGGTTGCAGTTGGTTGGTAGGACGCTTACCCAGAAGGCTGGATTTTGCGAAAATGATTTTGTTTGCTGATTGTTCTCTGGTCATTGCTAAAGAGCTTTCTATTTGAGCGCAAAGGCGCCCCTATTCTTACCCCTTAATCCTTAGAATAGTCTTTGACTCCATCATACAAAATGTCGATAACTTTGGCAGCGTCATTGTTTGATAGCTTGGCCCATGGGCCTTTCTTGTATGACTTCAGGGGCTGCCCAACCCTGGACACAATCATATAGGTAATTTCGTTGTCGGAGATGCCGTGACTCCTGAGCGCATCGTAAACCCTGGGCAGATTGTCCCTCATTTTTAGCAAATTCTGGGGGGCATCCCCCTTGATTGACCCTTTATGTACTCCCATTTGGGGGTCTGTTTTTGATCTATGGTCCCCAGAGGTCAAGGGATCAGTTTTTCTAAGGTCGAAAGTCGAACCTTTTGGTAAAAACCCCTTGTTGGTAAAAGCCCCCAGTGCTTCAGATAACGCTGCTTTGACGCTTTGCTGCGATAAGCCCATATCAACAAACCTGGACCTACCATTTTTATCGATCAATACGTTATCACTATGTGCATCGTTGTGAGCTATCCCGAGCCTATGGACCTGTGATCTCAAGAACCAGTAAGCATCTCCAATGGATGTCTTTCCTACTTTGTCTGAAGACTTACTAAAGTTACCATAACTCTCACCTGGCACCAGTCCCATGACTATACGACCATTTATTATATAGACACCACCCTCTGCCTTTGGTTTGCCTTTGGCTATTTCCCCATATATCAGTTTAGGACCTAAACCGGCTTTCCCTAAGATTTGAGTTATTTCCGCTTCCGTTGTACTTACCTGGCCACGTTTAACGGCATAGCTCGGGTTTCCTTTTATCAAGAGCACAGTACCAAATCCACCTTCCCCTAATTTGGTTCCTTTACTTAGGGACCCGGACCAGTCAAATTGATCCTTAGTGCCATTAATGATCCTACCTACCTTGAAACTAGAATCAAAATCAGAAGCATCATCTCTGGCCCATTGTGTGTTACCAGTAATTATTTTTCCTGGCCTCTTGATTGACTCTTGATTTACTTTGGGTACAGATTTTGTGCTTGCTTTTGTGTTTGGTTTCACCCTCGCCAAGTAGTCTTCCAGACTTTCCTTGGCATCATCGATGAAACTAGCATCAATAGACCCGGATATACGGTCAATAGATTTAGATATGTTATCTCCAAAATCAACCCTACAAACTTTTATTCGGGAGATGCACGTTGACCCACATGATTTTCCTATATCACACCTGTCCCCTTTACCAAACACGGACTCAGCCCCCGTTTAGTAAAGTCTCTAGTCTAGCGATTCGGTTTGATACTGTGTCTATCTTTTCGGAATATGACAATTCTTCACCTGTGGCGATTCGGTGGTCATCGGTATTCTTTCTGGCCAGGTCCAGGGTGGCCATCTTGGCATCTATGTCTTCGCGCTTCTTGACTAGCTCCTTAACTTGCTTCATTTGTTCTTGCAAGGATTGAAACGCCCCCCTCTGACGGGAGATTTTCATTTTCTCGTTTAGGGACTCTATTTGGCTGGTTAAATCCGTATGCTTTTTCCCAAGGTCTCCATACTCGCTATAACTAGGTCGAAGGCCCAGGACTACTGTAGGCTCCATTACAGTACCTTTGGCATAATCTGTGGGCTTATGGGAATAAGCTTGGATCGCCTTATCGTATGCTTCTTTTGAGATTTTATCTTTTCTCATTTTAAGAGTCCATTATGTTTTCTTTTACCCTAATTGAAGTCGATGTTTTTTCTGGCCATAATATCCATGGCTTCATTCCATTTAAATCGATTCGACCACCAGGCCGATGAAGATGGCCCTTTAGCGATGTTCTTGGAGTGCCTAGACTTAAACTTTTTACGCTTCATCTTCATGCGTTCAGATTCACCTTCTTTAGGTGGCCCAGCAGTTTCTGCCCCCTTTTGGCCAAATTTCTTCAATTCTTCCTTACCGTCATGGCACCATTTGACCACATGGCTTTTTTCGTCGCCAGATTTAGTAGGGCGTGGTTTATTACAAGCCATTTTAGACTTGTCATAAGTCTCCCCAAACTGCTCAGCAAACATGTTATAGAATGCCTCTAGGGCTTCATCGCTGAAATTTGCACTACCGTAAAGCATTACTCTTTCTCTCCATGTTTCAAATAGTCTGCAATTGCTGTTAAACTGTGGGAAGCTTCTGAAATTTTTGATGCTATCCAGGGGTCTGAGTTGCTATTGGGGGTGATCATTCCTAAGGAAGTGGCGATATTATCCTGCATTGATTTTAACTGAGTGATTAACATACCACCATTAGGTTCGAAATCAGCGTCCCCTTCCCCCATGATAAAAGTCGATGGTTTTGTGATGGGTTCTTTTTTCATACCGGGGGCAATGGCCATCTTATCCATTGGGGTAAGGTCGGGGTTTTGACCCCCTGATGCTTCACCAGATCTGGTAGTCCTGGGACCTTTAGCACCCTTGGCAGCATTCTCCACAAAATTCAAGTCAAAGCCCAAACCTTGGAGACGTCTCCAATCGTACTCAGAAATAGTCATTTTATCTCAGGAAGTAATTAATGTTACCCTGTGAGGGTTGGGGTCGTAATACTTGGGAATTAAATACCGCCATACCTAGCGAGGCCACCATTTAAATAATTTCCGGAGTGGCGATGGCTGAATGAATCGTGTCCTCATGATTTCGGAAATTTCCAGGTACAGGTTTTCTAAGGTATCCTTATTGCTTTTTATTGTTAAATCAAATTTATTCCTTTCTTCAGTACCGTACTGAACTGACAAGATTCCAATTGGCAAATTACCCACCTTAACCATCCTATTGTAGAAACAGTCAATCCCATTCCTAGACAGATAGTCCTTACAAGCTTGAGGCAATTCCTCACTAAATTTCACAGTCAACCAATCATTTTCCTTAAGCATGGCTTCAATATCCCTTATGAAACTGCCTATTTGAATATCTTTTACCGGGGATGCCATAGCAGAACTATCTTTAGCTGTGTAGGTATTGGTAGTGGACATTTTTTGGAGGTGGTACCCCGTAAAATCAACTTGTCCATTATGGAAGGAACACAAAATAACCCTAGAAGCATTAGTTATGATACCAATTTGAGCCAAACAAGTGTTGATTTCCTTTTCTTTCTCGATGTGATTTAGAAAGACATCTAGTTTATTTATAGTTCGGGGGGCAATCACCTTGGTAACAAGGGCCCAAAGGGCAAACCCAAGGACCAACACGGAATCGCCGGTAAAAGTGAAATTGACTGGGGCTTGGGGAGCAGGTTGCGGAGCAGGTTGCGGAGCAGGGGCCCCTTGACTGATATTATTTGGAGTGGTCATAGAATTTGGTAAATTATTTGGTTTTAGAGTGCTTTTTCCAAAGGTCGTTATCAGCCTGGCGAGCCTTACCAACTCCTGTAATAAATGAATTCACTCTGGCTAATGCCCATTGCTGCGGGGAAACTCCGGGCCGGTGACCGGAACGCCATGCTGCGATCCCTCTACTGTATACTTCTCCTAGGATACTAGCAGAAATTCCGGACTTCTCAGATTTTGCTTTTAGTGCCTTGCTAGACCCCTCTGAATACTTATCATCGAAGGCTTTAGTTGCGGGGGATTGAGGGATTTTTTCGTTTCTTTTCCTGAACTTATCGTCAGATTCCCAATCTTTGTATAGGTCTTTGGGTGATACTCCAGGGTCTTTAGCCTTTTGCATCGTTTCTTTAGCTTCTTCCTTGGCGATGGTTTGTTCCTTGGGGGTCAATCCTTTTTTATACCTAGCAGGTAGGGCCCTCTCTACAAACTGCAAATCAAAGCCAAGACCCTGTAGGCGGTTCCAGTCGTATTCCATCAATTGCCATCCGGTAAACCACTACCACCATTTTCAAGCCTTTGCCTGACAGTTTCCGGTAAACCAGATTCCCATTTGTTTTTGATTGCGATGCGGATGATGGCAGCCATAACCTTACGTGGATCAGCGGTGCGACCTACGGATGACCATGCAGCAGCGACATCTTGGGGGCTAGCGATTGGGAAAGACATTCCGGGGCCTGCGAATTCCCCCTTTGTTTTTCCTGCCTTTAGTTTTTCCCTGGACTCAGCATCCCATTCCCTGAATTTTGCTGAATTGCTTGGCTTCGCGTTACATGAGTTACATTTACAATTACCCGACTGGCAAGACTTGCATTTATCTTCTTTGAACGGTTGGGGAATTGACATCAGTTCGGTATCGTCTGCAAAGTTATATTCTTTTCTTTTAAGTTCTTTGAAAGAATCCATTCTAGCTTTGCGGCGACCCATGATTTCCTTCATAGCATCTGCCCCGTCAGCGTGGCTATCATAGTCCCTATTGACTAGGTTGGCCCTCCGTTCTCGGATGGCCTTATTGCCCTTTAGAATAGCCTCCTTGTGCATCGACAAGCCACCTTCAGGGGTGGGGGACCATTTACGGCCGATTTTATTCCTTTTCATCAACTGATCAGTAGAAATGGCATTACTGGCATTTAACTGTCCCCCGACACCCGGCAAGAGTACAGAGGAGAAATCCATGTGTTCTCCGTAAGGCATAAGAGTAGTTAGAAACTTATTTCTTTTACCCTTTGCCTTCGGTATTTGCATCTGAGTTGCTATCTAAACTATTGTCCTTATTGTTTGACTTACCGGAACTCCCCTTGGCAGCCATCCCCAAAGCAGCAGCGGGTACTAGCAACGCTAAGAAGACATTGGCTGCGGATTTGGCAGTTTCGGAGAAACTATCGGATATTTTTAAGCAAAAAGCTGAGTAGGAATCATTTGGTGATTTCCTTAGGTTATTGCGGCACGATATATTTTCATACCCTATCATGGCAATTTGTGCTACAAAAATAGCCACCAAAGCTCTGACTAAAAATGCTCTCTCGTTGAATTCTTTCATTGCCCTTCAGCGAATCTACTTAGATTTACCCTTTGCTGACTGGTTAATTCTTAAAGGTAACGCATCCCCTCAATTACTTCGGGAGATACCGAGCCTGAACTCTTTAATTCTTGGGCTGCCTTAAGGAGGGTTTGGGCCTTTTCTAAATCAGCAGGGTCTCTGCGGGCGACTTTATAAGCCCCCATTAATTTTTGGTATTTTTTATCGGATTCAGACATTTTGCTTGCCATCAGACCTTGTCGTATAGAAGGTCAATGTATTTCTTAGGGTTTTGCTAGGGGCTTCGCTGCGGACTTCTTAGCCGGGGATACCTTTTGAACTTTCTTAATTGCTTCAACAGCTTTATTTAGGCCCATGTTTAAAGACCAGGGGATATCAACCATGCAAACATGGTATCTCGGGATGCAGGATGCTCCGCAAGATTTCCCTTTGTTGCACTTTTTTCTTTTTAATTTGGGCAAATTGAGGCCGCCTAGTCTGGCTATTTGGCCTCTTTTTGCGGTATTAATTTCAGCTTCCGTTTTTCCCAGGGGTGCCATTGAATTCAGGGTATTTATGCTTTAAATTTACCCAATTTATTCCTTGTCGTTGTATTCCCCGTCTTCATCATCATCGTCATCGTCCGAGTCTTCATCGCCACCTTCGCTAAGGATCTCATCGATCAGGGTATCAATTTCATCTTCATTTAGTTCTTCTTCACCTTCGACTTCGGACTCCTCATAAGGGTCTTCTTCGTATTGGGTTTCGTTGTCGTTGCTGTTGTCGTTGTCGTCAGAGTCACTTTCTGCGTCATCGTCAGAATCGCTCTCATCCGAACCCCAAATCTCTTCAGAAAGGCGTTTAAATTCTTCATCGGTTAGGAATGTTGAGTTTTCATCTGAATCTTTAATATCATCGGCATCTTCGGCATCTTCGGCATCTTCATCAACTTCTTCGGCACCATCTCCCGGGCTAGCCGGAAAATAATCGTCTGGATTAAATGGCTGGTTGGGTTTAAAGTCACGGGACATACCATCATTGGCTTTCCAGAGCCCGGTATGCTCAATCCAGGGAGATGTATTATGAACTACGTTAGTTGGCAACCCATTAATGGGGTCAATTTCGTGATCTTCAGGGTTTGACAATTGAGCTGCATAAGCTGCGCGGAAAGCTTCAATAGCATCCTGTTCAAAATCGCCGTTGATTCTATTCGTCATTTGTTTAAGGGTCGGTACTTGAATGTTTAAGTGTTGGGGGGGAGGGGTTTGGGGTGTTGGGCCCTGGTCCATTCAGCTTTCAGTTTTTAGGCCTATTTCAGCAAATGTTGAAAGTGTGCCCCGAGACCTACTTAGACCAATGATTATTACCCATCGTGCTGGCGGTAGGGGTCACCACTTTTCAATTTTACCGGAAATATCTTGCAATAATTTGCTATTGCCTTGAAGTTCCTCTTCATATTGTCTTATGGTGGCCTTGACTTCAGCCTTTAATTTACCCTCTTTAATGAGACGTTCCTTTCTCTCATCGTCAGTTTCTTCCTTTTCAGCGTGATTTCCGTCAGCATCGTCAGCATCATCAATAACCACGGGGTGAATCTCATGAGTTAACCTATCTAGGAGTTTATCCATAGAGTCTTTCAACCCCCTTCTACACACTGAATCGGCAGAAATTTCCATGGGGCCGCAAGGAATCCTGTATAAGTCTCTAATTTTAGCCTCAGTTTTGTCCATGTCAAGCCCCTTCTCTAGGTTTTAAAATCCATTCATTTTCGTAATCCGTGTAATGGATACCTTTTCTTTTTTCTAATCTTCTGGCAGGGTCTTTCTTGTTGGCTTCCCTCATACCGTTTACCATGATGTCCCGCATGGCCCTAAGTTTTTCCTTTGGCACTTCACAGTGTGGGCTGTCCCTGTAGCTTCTATACCATTTACAAACTTCTGAGGGATCATCAGATTGTAACATCATGTTCCAGATTCCCATTTCTTGGCTACCGGTTAGCGTACCCACTGGTAATTTACCTTCTAGGTCTTCACGGGGTGGCCTATTAAATCTTGTGTCTCTTCTCATTGGGTAGCTACCAGTAGGGCTTCCATTAGTTCATTTTTGATAAACTCAGATGACTCCATGTCCCCTCTTTTTCCCTCTAAATCAGACAAGGCAGACAAGGCTTTTGCATATTTATCGAAGTTTTCTTTATCGGAAGGTGCCTTACGAATTAAGGCCTGGGCTTTTTCGATGCTATCCATAGTTTACCTCAGTAAGTTCCCTTCCCTTAGAACAGACTCCACCAGTTCATATTCCGCTGGAAAAAGTTTTTTCATTTTGGGTCCAGCGAATATGTAACTTGAAAATAGCTCAGCATAGTGCTCTAGTTGATTTGTTTTACTGTATGTGCTAACTCTTTTGAAGCTATCGGGAATTCCAACTTCTTTCGCTTTGAAGTGAGCGTGGTGCCCTAGTTCGTGGACTAACGTCACCAGTGTATTATTGCTGGCTGACCCTGGAGCTTTACCCATAGTGTGTGGCAGTTCTTTACCTTGGGCGGCACTGGATAAGTGCTTTTCGGCAGTGGCCTTTATTTTCTTTACTTGCGGGGTAAACCCCTGAGCTGACCGAATAACTGTGACCCCTTCTTTATACGCTAACCCGCCCCAAGTCTTATTGTAGATTTTCTGCGAGATGGTGAAATCTGGGTTTTTGAAGTACCCTGAAAATGCGCTTCTGAAGGCTTCTTTGTTGCCTGCAATGTCCTTCCAGTCCATGAATAGGGTCTTAGTCTTATTGAAAATCCTCTGGAGAACTTCTACTCTGCGGGGGGCGTCTGGGTCCAGGGTTTTTAAATCCCGGATGGCACCCATGATGGAGTTCCTGTTAAAGTCTATCTTTAAGTCAGGGTGAGCTTTTACTTCGCCACTTCTCATTAGCTTGATGAATTTCCCAAGGGAATCTGCAATATATGGGCTTAATTCAACTCTGCAAACTAAACCCCGTTGAATGCAAGTTGAGCGACAAGATTTCCCTAAAGAACATCTTTTCTTCCCGGACCCCCCCATCTCTGGGGTGCGCCTAGGTGCTGAATGGTTCCTGCAATTGCAAAATCAAATTCTTTAGGGTTATCTATTTCGATCATTAGTCCTCGTACCTGCCTATGGGGAATTTAATAGATGACGGGGTATATAGTAGTCCATGAATAAGATTTACCCAGGGTCACACTAACTCCCCCCCCTATCCATTAAGCTTCGTATGCCTCCAAGATTTCTGCTATGATGCCGTTCCTGACGATGTCCCCTCTTTCAAATTTAACTCTCCCCACCCCTCTAATGGAGGAAAGCCGGTGATAGCAATCTAAAAGTCCATTTTCAGGTTTAAATACATCTAGGTCAATTTGCCTTGTGTCACCCGTAATGACAACTTTCGAGTCTTTTCCAACCCTACTGAGGACGGTTTTAACATTTTCTGGTAATGAATTTTGGGCCTCATCAAAAAGAATTAGGCACTCATTTAGTGATCTCCCCCTCAAATCCTCTAGGAGTGTGGGTTCTACAATCTTTTTATCTACAAGGTAATCCGCAGCCCCCTTGCTTCTAGTCATTACAACCAAATTGTCATAAACAGGTCCCACCAGTGGCTTCATTTTTTCTTCCAGGGTTCCAGGAAGAGCCCCCCTATTTCTTTGGTGAGAACAGCCTACGTCACTTCTAATGTAATAAATTTTTTGAATGTTACCCTTAGAAATTTCACTCAATCCCCACCATAGCGCCACTAAGGTTTTTCCAACTCCTGATGGGCCTATAGCAATGGTGACTGTATTCTTATTTAAAGAAGACCACAAGTCCTCCTGATGGTTTGTTTTCGGGTAAAAGGGTAGAACATCCATTCCCCTATAAGAGTGCTCAACCATTTGGGCGGACTCTGCGCGGCGCGATTTGCGCTTGTCTTTTGATCTCAACATTTGGTAAAGAGGGTTAATGACAACTGTGGATAACGTGTATGCTTCGTTGCTAATTTGGATTACATGATCCTCACCCCCTTCTAAACTAATAGGCAGAGTCATTTGTGAAAGGGAACTCTACGACCTTATTTTACCCTGCCCCTGGCAAAAAGCTCCCGTTAGAGAGCTAATGCATTAGAGAGACCACCATTTATCGTGGTTGAGCAACCACTCTATGTACTCATTCATGGACCCTTTCGACGAATAAGTCGAATCCATTAGCGCCACCACACCATCGGGAGTAGGAGTCTTTCGGGATTGTGTATTGAGGTCTTTTTTTCGCTTGGCTGAGGTATCGGTCAGAAGCAGGGTCGGTAATCAGGCAGCGGGTGCCGTGTAGCTCCTGCATGATAGCGGGGTTTTTATCGGTTGGTGAAATAGCCATGAGAAACTGTTGGTAACAACAGCAACTTTTTATGCGGTTGCGAATCGCAATTTGCCGTCAGGTAACGATGGGTAGTAGTTGACTGTAGCTAACTAAGATTGCACACATGGTATCGGACGGGGGCCCCAATGGAATCTGGGGGTCATCACATCTATTCAAAGTGCTTTGGATATTAGGATTGGAAGATTTCACTCTCCCTGAGTCTAGCATATGGGAGATAACGTTTAATGTGGGTTGTCTCGGCTTGCTACCTACGCAAACGTTTAACCCTAAGCCCTGTAGGTACACAGTCCAAGCTGCACTTACCATGGCGGATTCAAGTACAATTTCTTCCGCTTCGTATGCCTTAACTGCTAGGCTTAGGATTACTCCGACAGTTTTCAAGTCCCAATTGCCTTCGTAAGTGTCAAGGACATACATGTAGTCCCTTTTCTTTGTAACCCCTGCGATGCAAATACCTGTTTTATCAATGCTGCCGGCACTGAAAGCAGGATCAACAGAAATAATTACTTTATCTAATGGGGGGATTTTCGGTGTCGGTGAGCATCCCTTATAGAGCCAGGAGAACTTTTCATCGCCGATATTCCTTCTAATATGGTTCAGATTTTCGGGGGACCAGTAGGAATTGATTCTACTCAAGGTTTCCCCTACATTCCTACCAAGAATGTCAGCCTCTGCCTCTTCTTTACTTTCGATAATTGCTGACAAATTAATGTGGACGGCTCCTTTCGGGTTTGATACGGGGTCGAAAACACCGAATTTATCTAAGAAGTAGCCGAAAATGTCTTCATCGCCCCATCTTGACCCAAAAACAACTATGGCACTGTTTTGGTGGCGCCGGGTCATAATTTCCTTTTCTATCCAGTCTTTATTTACTGTCATATTTGAGGACTTGTGATAGTCATCGATTAACCAAACCCCTGGTACCCCGTTGGGTCCACCCCAAGGTGAACGATACCCGTGCGTACGCCAGGGGATGTTAGCCGATGTTACGCTATCAGCCCGCAAATCAAGTTTTGAAAACAATTCCTCAAAAGGAAAGGCACTAACCAACTGCTTAACTCTACTTACTGCTAAGTCGGTGATACCCCCATTGTAAGAAGTTACGAAATGGTTAGTATCAGGATCTTTCCCCAGGAGCCAAGACAGAAATAGGGAGCCCAATGTAGACTTCCCAGTACGAGGAGGCATCGATACTAAGAGGATTGGGTACCTGCCTTCGGCAATGTCTTCAAAGGCGGACCCCAAGACTTCATAAGTTTCCCAATTTAGCAAGGAGTCTGTGCCTTCCGTGGCGCGAGACAAATAGCAAGGGAAACTATATTGGGCGCACTCTTTAATGTAGTCATTAATTATTTCCTTAGTCGCGCCTCTCATTTCAAGTTCAAGAAGTCCCCTCCTATACTTTCTCCAGCTTGAATGTTCCGATAGCTGGGAAGCGTGTGTTATTTTCGGGTGTTTTGGTGTCATTTTAGTTAAGATTTTGTTGGCTTGTGTTGGCTTGTGTTGGCTTGTGTTGATTTTTGGTTTGCTCTAGGACTTTTTTTACCTGGGGTCAGAGCGATAACCCATAACCAGTGTCATCCCTATTGAGGCGAGGTCTGGAAAAAGACTCTGGACCGATAAAACCAGAACCAGAATCTAAATTATTGTAAAGTCCAGCCGAAGGTAAATTCCTCCCTACTCTACCAGTAGGTAAATTTGAATTACCCAAGAATGGCCTTCTGTTTCCTCCGCTCCACCTCCTCGCTTGTATTATAGCATCTTGTATCCCACGGTCAACGGTGTCTAGCTTCATCGCATAGTACGTCAGGGACCACACAAACGCATCCACCGAGTCATCGTGCTTAACGAAGGGGAATCCTGTTAGCTCCTTAATAAAACTATCTACCCATAACCCCTCAACAAGTTTAACCCTGTCATTCTCTAAGAGTGGGCAAACAGCTTCGAGTCTAACCGTTTTTGACCTAAGGGGTCTCATTTCTTCTACAGGTATTTTTGTTTCCCGTCTCAACATTTGTATCAAAGATTGGCCGGATGCTGCCTTTTCGATACAGATTACTTTTGGTTTGTAGAAGGAATGTAGTTGCTTAATAGAGGCAATCAAGTCCGGGAAGCCCCATCTCCCTTTAACGATTTCCCTAATGTAAACAGTTCTGGGATCTCTAGTCGAAATTCCAGCCACACAGACCGCAGTTTCGTCTGCACCTTCTTTTTCAGAAAACGCACAGTCTACACCCAGCCATACTACATCTAGTGGTGGGCACTTTTTTTCTTCTACCATGGCGATCCATCCGGCCTTTACAATTTGACCTTCTGCTGCAGTTGGAGTTCCCTGATAAAGGGCCGCAAATTTGGAACTGCCCATAGTTTTCTTTTGGGCCTCCAGCATATCAATCGAGAATGCCGGGTTATCAGGCCAATGGGACTCACCGATTTGCCTGCCTAAGGGGTCATCGACGGGGTCTTCACACAGGCCCGCAATATTCACCCATCTCCAACCTTCCGGGTTTTCTTCCTCATCATAGCTGCCGTCCGATTCTAAAACCTGGCCATGCAAATCATTGGCATGAAACCTGGTCGCAATAATTAGACGGCAATAATTGTTAGTTTTACGTGTCGATGCCTCTTCTTGCCACCACGTTTGGAGACTCTCAAAAGCCCTGGCAGAAGCTGAGCTTTTCAGTGGGTCGTCGATTACCATGGCCCCCACACCTGGGCTAATAATGTTTACAGACCCTGCCGTATGGCCAGTCAACACACCACCGACAGAAGTAGGCAGGATGTATCCGCCACTAAGCATCTCAAATTTAGAATCCTTGGCAAAACCTTTCCAATCGGGGAAGATTTTCTTAAAGACAGGTGTCTTCAACATGCCGATAACTTCCTTATGGAACTTATTGGACAGTGATAAACCATAAGAGGCAATAACGTGTTGAGTTTCTTGATCTCTCCCTAGTAACCAAGCCACAAACATTGATGCCAGCATTGATTTACCAGATCGAGGAGGACAGGATACGATCAAGTTATGGTAGCGTTTATTTGCTAGATCCTCAAAACCACTGGCAATAATTTCATGGAAATCCGCGACCTTTAACGCACCACCCTTCATTAAGTCTGCAAAAGCCAGGAAACAATACCTAGAAGACTCAAACATGTAGTTCTGAATGACAGAGTTTGGTGCTTCTAAGACATTAAGATGATGTAAACCCCTAATGTAATGGCGCCATGAGCTGTGCTCATCTAGTTGACTAGCGTGGTTTATTATCGGCCGTGGGAGTGTCATACTTGGGGTTTAAACTTCTTAATGAGTTCAGCCGCAGTACCTATATACTCCTTAGTGAGTTCCTTCTCAGACTTACTTTCACCTTCTGTCAAAGCAGCCGCATCGGAAATGAAATCTCTATGGGCTTTAACGGAGGAGTTAAAAATTTTCACTAAATCGTCAGTACTACACTCCTCCAAAGAAGCCTGGATAATAGTCAAGGAGTCCTCAGCTACTTGTAAAGTCCTGAGAGCTAGCTTTTCCTTTTGGCGTAGAATTTTTTCATTTTGATTCATCATCTGAATCTCCTATTACAACTTGAGCAACCCTGTGGTTTAGGGGTAGATTTGTAGGAGTGCAATCTTCTTAGTAGGGTTTCAGCTAGTTTGTTATCGCCGGATTTAACTGCCGTATGGTACTGAGCCCATAGGGATCTTGGAGTTTCCATTTAACAATTAGCAAAGTTGACAAGGTGTAGAGTTTCCTGCCTGCACATCAGATTGGGAGTTGCCACTTGGATCCCATTTTTACGAGGGCAATCATGGCAATCTTCAACACAGGGCCGTAGGTTCTGGCCCACCCTGGCAAACCCCACACCCAAGTTTCCACAGGGAATTCATGGAAGCAAGTTCAAATGTACCTTCTAGTAACCAACCTTTCCCTTGAGGGGATTGACCCACGAAGTAAAATCTTCCCTTAGGCGCTTGAATGAATATATCTGGTTTTACCCCAATTAATGAACCTCCCGCCAGGGTTTGGGTTTTTGCCTCTGGGTTTAGGGGGTCTGAGTAGAAAATTTGAAAAGCCCCCTTAACAACTGCAAATTCACCGGTATTCATTCCCTGGAAGAAAATGGCTTCTTTGACAGAATCGGATGCAATGCCGCTATTGCCATCGGTTGCCCCTTCCAGTGTATTCCTCCATAGTTCAACAGCATATCTAGCTAGCTTTTTCCCGGAATCTACATAGAAAACTTCCCTCAGTGGCTGCCTAGTTTGAGCGTCCCAAACGGTAACCACTAGGCGACCATCTTCGGTATAGCTATTGTTACTTAGCAAGTAAATAGGTTGCCCCAAGGGGTCTTCTATGTATACTTCGGAAGGATCGCAAATAAAGACCCAGTCTCCACTTTGAGTTACTTCATTACTCCATCTGATGCCAGACTGGTTGGAAAACTCGTATTCTGACGGATTAGCGCCAGGGTACCATGGGACATAAATACTACCGGAAGCCTCGTCTACTACTCCGCCTAGGGGCAATGTGGTAGCTACATTAAGTCCTGGGAACAACTGCCTGCAATCTCCCCTTTGGACGCAAGGGTCTAATGCGACGTATGGGTAGACTTCCTGTACTGTTACTGTATATAGTTGGGTGTATGCGTATTGAGATTGCTCGGTTATCCCCCTAAATTGGGTCGATGCGCAGTGGAACGGCTCAATAACTTGCACGAAAGAACCCGACGGCACCCCACCTGAAATTGTGATTTCTGAACCCATTAACAACTGAGTAGCAAAATCATGGCCAGAACTGGTTAGGTAATTTTGGCAAAGGAAATTCAATTCAAATTGCATCCTCTTATCGTAAATAAGGGGAATTTTATTTGTCACATTAGACGATGCCCCTACAAATCTAACCACAATGTTGTTAGTCTGATTTACCACACCCTCGTTATCCATGGCATCTGCCAGCCGTAGGACATTGACATTAAGTGGAATTAAAGGAGATGCTATTAGGGAGTCGCATAAGTACTGCTCTATGCGGGTTATAGTAGAAAGTTCAGCCATTGTTTACCTCATGGGAATATTGTATTTGACCCGCCGATGTCGTAGCCACCCGCATCATTGGGTTGTATGACTTGTGGGGTGCCCCCCAGGTCTTCATAATTACTATCTGTTATCCAGTTGGAGTTGGTATTATTTTGTCCTGTGGCGCCATAACCCAATCGGTAATCTGGGGATTGATCCCCGGCTGGGTCTGTATTCCAACCGCCGAAACCCTTTCCGGATACACCATTATACCTTTGTGGAATACGCCATGTTCGCATTATACCGCGTTTAGTATCAATAGCAGAGTCCCCGTGTCCTGCCCGAATAGCAGTCATTTGCCGTTCGGCATCTAGTTGCTTAAGAGCCTCTACATAATCACTTTTGATATCATCTCTTTTACGGACTGTATCAAGGTAGTATCTAGCAATAATTAATGCAGTCCTTCTGCGACTACTGGTAATTAGTACTTTGCCAGCCTTTCCAGACTGCTCAATATAAGAGTCAATTAGAGAATTAGCATCCTCAATGGCCATCCTGAGCTTAACTATGTTAACGCTAGTCGCAGAAGCATCATCGATATTTGTCAGTTGAACGGCTTCTTTAAGGCCGAAGGCTGTGATGAAATCATCCGGGGATGCGCTACGTGGGTCTGAACGGTTGGGCGTTAAAACTCCTGAGCGATCCTGATAGGGGAAGCCATAGCCGCCGATGGTTTGCCCTAGGTTAGACCCTTTTTGGGTGCCATCGGTCTTTTCGTCAGGGGCTAACGTATTTTTAACAGCAAACCTATAAAAGGCCCTGACGGCATTCCTCTTTTTGATTACATCATTTGAACCCGGTGGTATGGGCCCCCTGAGGCATACATTTAGGTCTAGTGGTGGTTCATACGAAACAAAGACTTCATCCCAAGGGGACAATGCAGAATCTAACCCCAGTGAGATCATCGTATCTGAGGAGTACACTATGGTGTTCACCCCATATTGACCGAAGCATACTGTGAAGCTGGAGACGGGGACAGGTATGGTAATGTCTAATGGCCCATCAAAGAATAGGACAACATTATTTGGGGTCGTTAAAGTGGATTCCTTTAATTTGGGTATTGCCATGATTATCTCAGAATTAAGTAATCGTCAGGTTCATTGGTTACGGGGAAGAAATTCTCTGATACCCAAAATGGATAGGCATCTCTATTGACTCTGACTAGGAAGCCTTTCCCCTCCGGGTACAAGCAATTGACCAATACCTGGGCAGCAAGTCTCAGGGGCCATTCGTCTCTCCAGTTAATCTCCCAATGCTCTACTGTAATAAGATTACCCACAAGAGTGTAATCGATTCTGGACACAATATAGCCGCCCCCGAAATCAGGTGCAGGATAGTCAAAAGTTTGCTGCAATGATTCATAGGGTTCTCCGTCGTATTTACCGAGGATGTATCTTCCTTGTTCTGGGCCATTTTCATAGTATAGAAAATCTTGAAAGGCAAATAGGTCTTGGCGATAAATTGAAGGTCGGCGGATAGCCATTGTTAAATCGCAGCGAGTACTGTGAATGTGCCATTCTGGGTTACAATTCTAGTTGGTCTAAACTCTTTACCAGCGACAATCAGGCGGTCGGTATTTGTAATATCATTTACCCTGAGGGTTTGTTCGCAATTTACGGGTTGCTCGCAGTTTACGGGTTGTTCGCAATTTACTGCCTTAAGAAAGTTAGTTGGGACCCCGACGCTAAACAAGTCTTTACTAAGCAAGCTGTCACCTACAGAAAATGATACATCGGCAAATATGCTTCGAGACGCATAAATTGAATCATAAACCGACAAATTATTAACTACACCAAGGGACTGATAAAAAACTGGAGCTAACGGGTTTGTGGCACTTTGACCGAACCCTTGATAGATTGGGAACCCTGGGTCATAATCAGCGTTGTAGTTACTTTCGAATGCCATTATTTGAAGGGGTTTAGTGCGGAAGTCAAAGATGAGTAAACAGTGTTTATAGTGCCTTGGGGATTTTGTAACGTTTTTAGTATGAAATTAGTTTGAGGGGAATACGATTGTAGGGCCGCCAATGCAGTTGACTGAATAAATGTTGTGGGATCTGATATGATGTTCCTTGCAGCCTCAGCGATAGAGAGGGCTTTTTGTGCTGTTTTTAAAGCGGTCTCCGCAAAGTTTATGCCAGGTATTGCTGGTAGAGTCGCTGGAATTTGTGGAGTCCATGCGGTAGTAAAAGAGCCTTTAATTTGGCCTTCTATGTACCCGGCATCCTTCCTCACAAAATCCATCGCAGCACCCATGTCTAGGAGCTTAGGGTCTTCGAAAGGGAATGGTTGTTTATCGCTCATCGGTGGAGGATTCCAATTAGCATCGACCCCAAATGGGTTACCAGTGGGCGCAGTCCCGAAAGCTGAGTATCTTTTGCACTGGCCATTGGATGTTGGAAAAGTACAGTCGCCTACCGTCCCGGCTTGAATGGGGTTTTGCCTATTTCCAGAAGAGTCTGGTGGTTGAATGGAATCATTAGCCCCTGCGTGTCCATGTTGCAAGTCACAATGCCTTACCCAGATATACTCACCGTTTCTTTTCAGACAGACGCATACCCAGTCAGAACTCATGGGGCCATCCTCTTCTATGACAGAGCAACCACGGTTCTCCTTGCAAGGTGGTGGCAGGCTCCCTGAGGGGTAAGCCGGGAGGCGGGTCATGGAAGAGTTATTAGGAATTGTCAACCCCCCTGCCGCTTGTTCTGTTAGGTTTTGTGGGTCGTAAAGGGTATCACTCAAGATGGCATAGTGATATTGGCCATTACTTAGTATGACATTTACTCTGGACCCTACCAAGTCAGGGGGCTGCTTACCGACAAATGCAGGAGAAGCGTCAATCCAATGGGAATATGAATTTCCTTTACCGTCCCTTGGACCCGAAAATAAACCGGCCCCTTCAATTTCAGGGATATCCTCCGGGTTCATAGCATCAAATAGTACCCTCACCCTACCGAGATTCTCAGGGTCATCGACATCGACTATTTTTCCCCTAACCATCCCCCTAGGTAAACCAGCATACTTAGCATTGGATTCTGCAAATAGCATCAACCTGGCTAAATTGTGAGTTAGCGGTATGCAACTGAGACTTTGTGCCATTACTTATGCGCTGAGAATCTAGGGGTATTTCTAAGTTGGGTGCGCTTTGGTTGGGGTTTGACTATCTTTTGTTCCCCTTGAGCTACTTGTGCCACTTGTGTGTCATCAACCGTAAATTGAATTAATTCATTTTTGTCTAACTCTGCAGTTTCCTCAGGCACTTTTGGTTTAGAGAGGGCTTTAAGAACTGGGCTTAGTTGCTTGGGGGTTATTTCCAAAATTGGTTCAGGGCTTTCGGGGGTCTCGGGGTTCCCAAGGGTCCCAAGGCTCCCAAGGCTCTCAGCGCCCTCGGCGCTATCAGGAGTCAAATCCTGAGTCTCATCCAAGTTTTTTCTTTTGGTGGTCATAATAATTTGTTTGTATGGTGGATTTTTACCCTGACTTTATTGTTACAGATCAATTATGGGCAATCCGGGCACGGGGTCAAATAGAGGGAGGTTCTTTGCGTACATTTTTTCCAAGATGTAGGATTAAATGGGTCGAAGAAAGTTTCATCAGCGGCCGACAAATCAGCAGCAAAATACGCATAGCCGACCTTATAGTGGTTGGCGTCTACTCTGTAAGATTCTTCGTTTATGACACAAGTAGTTGGAATTTTATAGATACTGGAATCCCAGAGTGGTGCGTCTACTCTTTCGATAATTGAATCTTCCAAGTCATTAGCCAAGTGGCCAGATAGTCTTCCGCATTCGTCAGCTCTGTAGTAATCCCCTTCCCAATCCCCATAGACTTTATCTGATGTGGCTTCAGTGGTCGCTCTACGGTCGTGGAGGGGAGCGTATTCCACTATTTTGGACCCTGAGAAATCATCAAAATCAATGTCCGCACCCGGCAATATGGCGGCATTTAGGTAGTCCTCTTCCAGACCTAGGCCGTACCTTACATTGGAATATAAGTAAGATTCAGAATACAGATAAGTAGGACTCGATGGTTCTAAACCGTATAGAAACACATCGTCGTAAATTCTTGGTTGCTCCTGCTGAGGGGGACACTCCATGTCTTCTGGAGATAAAGGGGACCCCCATAAGCCAAAATCTTGGCAAATCAGGTTTACTTTTTGCCACTCTGGTCCGTTCCTTTGGTAGGCTGGTGGTAACCTTAGGAAATAATTCTCCCAGTTATCATCGCCTACTCCTGAATTTAAATCCGCCACGAGGGCATTGTCATGCATGTCCAACTCTGGTACGGAATTGGCCACATACATGGGCTTCGTCTTCCAAATTCTCAAAGAAGTAGAAGCGTCCATTACGTTGGGGGACATGTAGATTTGTAACCCACTGAATACCAAGTTGGAGATGTCGTGTCTAAATGTGTAAGTCAGCGAATCCGTTATTATTACTGTCGGGAGTTTAACTTTTCCCTCGAAAGTCATTGTATTGTAGGAAAAATTAAAAGTTCCATTCAGGCTGTCAACTGTAAAAACTATTTGAAAGTCCTCAGTTTGATACGGAATAGATGGCTCTAGTGGTACACCGTTACAAAATACCTTAACAGCATCAAAATTGACAGCTGATGATGGGACAGCAGGGGTGAAACTATTGATGTCTACCCAGTCTCCTTGTAGTTCCCATTGGGTGCCCACCAACTCCCACCGATTATAATAGAAGATAGATGCCCCCCTTGTCTGTGGGTCGGGGTTACTGTAATCCCAAGATAATTCCCCATCTTGTAGCTCATCGCCAAAGAGACGGGTATCTCCGATGTACCTTAATTTGGACGGGGGTGAAATATACCAAGGACTCCTCGGCTGATTATCCCACCTTGATAAGATCAGGGGGTAAGGGCCCCCCAGGTTTGCCAATAGGTTGGCAATCACATAGCTACTAGTGGATGGGCTAAGGGATGCCGAATTCTCTAGTTTGATAATTACCCTTGCAGGTAAAATGGGGGCGTCTATGGAAAAGTTTGCCTCATCAGGGTATACTACGGACTGCAGCTGCCAGTGCCCCTCATCAGATGGTTTGAACAGGTCGATTTGGCAAGTACCGGATATGACCCCAGACAGACCTATAACTCCATCAGCTTCTGATAGCCCGGTGGCGTCTAAGATCCTAACGACTGCCCCGACTGTAATTGGGTCCGTATAGCTAGAGAAACTATTATAATCAGGGAATAAGAAATCAGGGATTAAGGGGAAATTACCATCTTCAGGATACTCTATCTCCACCCATGGGCCACAGTTGAAGCCGCCCCCGTCGTAAACCGAAAATGATCCTGTCTGGCTATTCCACCAGATTTGATTTTGTTTTGGGGACGGGGCAGTAGGGCTTACTGCTGCCTTCTGGTAGTAAATGAAATTTAAAATGTCATTAAATGGTATCTTTCTCTCCACTGGCGCCAAATACAGGGAGTTTCTTTCATCGAAACCATGTAAGCTAAGGCTATCAAATACGAAATTAAATGGTAAAAATCCGCCCTTATTTCCCCAGACCCCTGTAAAATTATCTAAGACGGATTTGCAATTCCAGTCACTATTGAATGACCAAGGCAGTACCAGGAAAGTAGAGCTGTACTCATCATACTTTAACAGGGCATTAATTCCAAGACCTTCTAATTTTAGATTTAGGGGGATGTCTAGGAACCATGACTTTGTTTCAAAACTATAGGTTGGATTTATGGTAACTTCTTCAGAAATGATGAGCTGTACGGGTTTATCAAAGTATAGTCTGGACCCCGCATAAAATATGTTGAATACATACGGTAAAGAGTATTGGTTATCAAAATCTGGGTGGAGAACTATGGAACCAGTCTCATTTACTAGGTTAACCAAAAATGAAGCATCAGCAGAGATGCCTGGAGTTGGCCTATAGAATGGGGCTGGTCGAGTACTTTCTATATCAATTTTAATTTGGCTACCGATAGAGTAATCAAGTATGAATTGATCATTAAACTCGCTAATAAACAACGATAAGGATTGGCTATTTTTTTGGACACCCTTTATTTCGTACGAGTAATCACCCAATGTCAAAATTTGACCGATTTGTATTCTGTTATCAGATTCAACGACAATGGAGCCTTCCCAGTTCCTAATTTCTTTGACGGCAGGAAATACAGAGCTATTGTAAACACCAAAAGTACCACCCAAGAGTTGTCGTTTTTGGTCTATGTTTGAAGCAAGACTAAACCAGTATTCATCACCGCTCCAACCTAATAGCTGAGCTAACCAATCTAATTGGTTACTAACTCTGGTTCCAACTTGTTGGACAGATGAAGCTTGACTTTCTGATAGGAATGGGTTGGAATACCCATAGAGTTCGTAGTCACCTATGTTAAAATTTGGGGAAATTTTGGTCATTTTATTCTACAATGATTAAATCATCAGATAGTGCTAAGTATTCTTGATTCATGCAAGTATTGGGGGTCATCCACAGGGTCGAATAATTATCCACTTGCTCGTATAGGTTAATCAAGTTGTCATCCCATGGTCTTGTAAGCCATTCTGCAATGGGTTGGTAATCTGCATTTACAGACTCTCTGATGTCAAAAATTTTCTTTACTTCATAACTCGGGGAAATATCAACTTGAGCAAGTTTACAATAGGTGACCGGAACCTCTTTTCCAGCACCATTGATTACTGTAGATGGCAGACTGCCTAGTGGGTGAGCAACAAGGGATACTTCTGATTTACCCGTTGATGGTCTCCTCAGGAGGGAGATAGTCCCTGAAACAGAAACAGATTGTATGGAAATTTTGGGGTCTGACCACTCGATTTTCCAACCAGTATTAAAAGTAGGTATTGCAATTTTAAACGTAAAGAATTGACCTATACTATCCCTACTAACTTCCACTGTTTCCACAAAAATCCAATCCGGATCAGGGCAGTATGGATTATCAGGGTGCGGTTGCCCAGGGTTATCAGGATCTTCGTTAAGACAATTAGTTATAGATAGGGTGGCGTTGCCCGTAATTACAGTGTTAGGTGGACAACGGAAAGTTATCTCAGAAAAAGAAGCCGCCCTGGGGAATTGCCAGTATAGGTATGGAGCCCCGGAATAATTTGGGAATAGCCCATCGTAATTTCTCCACTCTAAGGTCGTATCATCGCAAAAAGCATATTTAGGTACGAACCTCCACCCTACCTCAGAATCTGTGCCACTGACGACATTCATTTCGTGACCTGATAAGGAGTAATTCTCTACAGAATACAAAGCATAGAAGGGGGAATCGTCATAGGTCAATCTATAAGCTATCAAATATTGGGAATCAGCCATCCCCACCAATTCTAAATTTATAATGACTGGACCTATGGAAAGATTACCGTGTTCCCAAACTACGGTTCCAGGCTTGATGACTAAAAATTTATCGTCCCCTGATGGAACAACTTCTAGGGAATTAGGGCCAAACGGACTTTCCCCAGGCGGTAGATACACATAGGCAGACTTTCTATCTAGTCCAAAGTCAATATAGTATCGTTCCGATGCAGCAGGTAACCTACCATAAATAGGTCTACCATCTGGTACCCATTCAGTGGGTGTCTCAAACAGGTTATTAGCCTCTTGAAACTGAACGGATAATATAGTACCAAATGTAGGATTAGAAGATGTTTGAATTTCTCCCCTGCCCCCATTTAAAGGCGTGATAATCTGGCTCATAGACTTAAGGTTCCTTCTTTATAGTCAGGCGGTTGATAGGGGAAAGTAGTCCCAGTATACCAAGAAAGTTGGGGAACATCTGTATTGGAACTAGGGTTCTCCCATACATAAGTGATTTCCTGGTTGGAGTTGGTAAATCTTCCTGTATTACGAGGCACTAATGTTATTTGAGCTACGCCTAATTTAATCGAGGAGGTCTCCAGTCCAAATTGAGAGATAATTTCCTCTTCACACCGGTAAAAAGAGACGTACCTCAGTAGGTTATCGGCAAATTCTTCAAATCTGGCCGTATTGGTGACTGTCATGTTTGTCCAGTTGGTCACCGTTGTTTGGGGGGTGAATGCTCTCATTACCCTATAGATATTCCTGCCATCTTCTGCTACAAGGGTGTCCTCTGCGTATTTGACATACTCCGGATTAAAATATGGGACGTATGCCCGGGGGTCAAATTCGTTTGTTCCAGCTTCTGAGGAGTCTATGAAAATACCATTTTTGTAGTAAATTGAAAAGTCAAATAAGGGGCTTACGCTAGATGTGGCTGTATAGGATTTTACCGAATTACCATTTCTAAAGTAGGTTCTGTCCCCCCTATAGAAAGTAAACATCCTGATAAATGTATTTATTTCCGTCAGCCGGGGGTAAAGAGAGGTTATTTGGATTTGGAAGCCACTGCCGGTGCCGCCCAAGTAACTATTATCTATAGTCAGGACATCGCCAATTGAGTACCCCCTTCCAAAATCTGATAACTCGTAGGAAATAATTGTATTCCCTGAGACTACCAAGTTAATAGACCCGTTGACCCCGACCCCATTGATTGGGTTGCCATACACCAAAGGTAAGTTAGTATAGGCACCGTTTCGGTAACCTGATCCCCCGTTCACCAAGTTGGTCGTCTTTATTCTGCCAGATACGCTATTATCTACTAGATCGTCTAATTGTGACCTTAGCTCGAATGAGGGTGCAAGGTTGATCACTGAGCCATCATTGATTAAGTCCTGAATAGATGTGCTGCTTGGTGTGAAGTACTTGGCGGCAATGCAATAAGTGGGGATTCCACCTGAAACTTCCCTGTATTCTAAATACTGCCCACATTTGAATCTAGGTTTGTATTTGTAAATGGGTAGCCCGCCATTACCGTCTAGTACGGACACTTCTCTTATAATGCCTTGCTTGATTAATTCGCTAAAGTAATCTACGGTTAGTGCCCCATTGGGTTCGTAAGTAAAAGGTGCAATTACATAGGCGTACTTATTGACAGCCCCTTTCGTTACGTCAACATAGTCATAATGGGGGTCAGAAACAGCATCCGGACCGCTCCCAACCTGTGGTGTGTAAACCCAAGTTCCTGCTAAGTAGGACTGACCTTCAACTAGTTGATTGTAATTATTTGGCAAGCTAGAATTTAAAGCTGGTCCTATTTTATTTTCAGTCTGGCCCCCGGTAATGTCATTCGTAGAAGGGAATAAGATAAAATTCTGAGCTACCAGCCAAGCCAATCTTCCGACAGTAGTGGTAGGTAGGAACTCACCGTCTGAGTAGTCATATTCGACGATTTCTGGGTCTATTGTTGTCCCCAGTGAATATTGGTAAGTGTTATTTACGACCCATGCAGAATAAGTCTTTGCCGAAGAAATTTTTCCAGCTACAAAGGCACTGGGGATATCTGCTGAAGATCCAATTACTATGTTTTCAAGGACTACGAATAACTGATTGCCTAAAGACACGATGTCCCCTAAACTATACCTGCCAGCAGTAAGTAACTTTATTTGCTTTAAAGCTAGATTACCGTACACAGTTTGGTCGAATTTGTTCGTTGAATAGGGGCTATATGCTACTTCTACTGGGTAGTATGATGGGTTAGGGTTATTAACTACAATGAGGTCATCACTATTTAAAATAGTATTTACGGGTTCAAAATCATATACATTAGTATAAATAGCAGCGTCTTTACTCAGAAGGACGGGGGTATTGTAAGCTGCAGAGTAGTTAATTTGAGGGTCTTTGAACCTGCTGATAGAATCAAAAGTATTGTAAAAAGCTGCATCAACATCACTTACGGTCGGGTTCGTATCAGTTGGGAAAACATTTCCAGGGGTCAATACTGTGGAGAGCCTATCCCTAAAATTCAAAGTTACAGGCTGATAATTAGAGCCATAAATGCCATTAGCATCAACTTCAAGAGTGATGTTATATTGAGTTTGACTCAGAGTGATAGGGTACAGGTGGGCTTGATTTTCAATGGGGATCGAGAAATTAATTACATTTTGACCCCTTCTTATTTGGTCATCTGTTAATTCTATACCATTGGGTCCAAGCACAAAGAAAGAAACTTGTCCATTGGGCTTCGTAAAGTCAGACAAATAATTATAACCAAATCTGCTACTTCTATTGGGTTGAACAGAAGTCAGAGTCCCTAAACCAAACATATCTATGAAGAAATTCTCCCAGTCTGCTTGGCTAACGGGATTCCTGCGTCGGATTAGGGAGAAAAACCTTTCTTGGACTTGAGCATATGTTTCTACATCACTGCCCCCTACCGCAGGTTCTGGGTTGGTTACTACGGTGCTAGCTTCCCCGAGATCTGGGGGGCCGGTAATTGAATTAGCCGGGACATTATAGATGTTACCTACAAATTTGGAATAAACAGGGATTTCAACTTCGGTCTTACCGGCGGGTATTGTGACACTATATGAGCTTACATATTCAAATCCTTGGCCGCCCGATAATTGGGGGTTGGATGTAAATACAGACCCGGATGGTACAGATAAGTCTGAATTTCTTGGTGCTATTGACAACCTAACCAAAGCTGTAGCAGGAGTACCCAGTCTCCTTAGGGCGCCTAAAAATGGGCCTATCCATTCGATGAGGATCTTATTTGGTAGTTGATTCGCCCAAAATAAAAATTCACCTTGAGAAAAAGCCTGCCCCTCTAAAAGAACCGCAAGGGGATTCCCTGCACTGAAGTCATTGAGGGTTTTGTTAGACGCCTCGTATACTTTTTGCGCTGCATCTTGAACTAATTGTGCCTCGTTCCTTGGGTCTATTGAAACCGAGGGGAGGGGAGCATATCTTGGCATTTAATCCTCTAATCAGTATTCGCCGTTGTCAATGACTAAATTGTTTAGCAAATCGGCTAAGATTTTCTTGGTGATTAAGTCAGCATCATCCAATGACCCGAACTTTTGAGCTACTGACGGGGTAGGTGTCCCATTGGCGTAATTATATTTATTGTTTGTCGTATAACTTCTAGGAGCATTTTCTTTGATGTTTTCAGGGTTGACATTATTATTATTTTCATCTAACAAAGTAGGGAAACCAAACCACCATTTACCCAAGGTAACTTTATTGCCGGTGATAGGGGCTCCAGAAATGAATTCATTTAAGCTAGATAGCGTAGGCTGGTTGGTACCTAAAGTCATGTACCGACTATCCAATCCATTCGGACCAGCCGTAACCAGGGAGTTCAATCCGAGGGGGTCATAGTGCCAATCTAAATCTTGGCCATCGAAAAATATTTGTTTTGCTCCGTTCAACCATGCACTGGTTACAATGACAGCGGAACTGTAAGTTGTCTTTGCCATTATCCGTTGGTAATCCTGTTATGTATGTTTTACCCTGCCTACAAAAAAGCCCCCTTTCGGGGGCAATTATTGAACCACAAAATCAAGTTCTGTCCCAAATATTGACGGTCAGTTCCACTTCAATTTCCTGGACGTTTCCGCTGTCGCGATCAACGTTGGCAGTAGTGATTGATAGGAATTTACAACCGTAGCAGGTGTACGCGCCACCGGCTGGAGCAGATCCTGTACCAGTACAGTCCCTGGGGGTTACTGTAACGGTAACATCTTGACAATTGTAGTTTAACCAGAAGTTCTCTAATTGCTTGAAGATCGTAGGATCATACGGAGCAGTAAGAGTAACATTATCTGCAGTTCGTGGGCCAACGACATGGTACTTTCGGTTTCCAGTGCCATTGGCGTATTCGCTCTTTTCGGAAGAATCTTTGATACCACTGAATTTTGTGAAGACAGCGATTAAAGACACCCCGTTGGGAGCTACGAACGATACCTCGTATTGCGACTTTGTTAAAGGTCTGAGAATTGCCATGGGATCACCTCTTTATTTCCTATCCTTATCAGGACAAGATGTTGGTGATCATAGCGCCAGAACCGATAAGACCAGATGCACCGAGGCCAACCAAGTTAACCACACGTTCGATGGTGATTTCAGCACGCACGACACGGCGTTCGCGAATGTAGTACTCCAATTTGTTATCGTAAAGGCTCTTTATCCTCTACATCTTTGTATTTCTACAAAGTTCAGACTATATCTTTGCCTTACATCCTTATGTAAGACATTAGGCGCTCGTGGAGTTTTCATCTGTTCTAGATTACTAACTCTAGTCGTTGAACGTTCGTTTTCTCCCGAAAACGCTTCGCTGCTGATTGCCATGGTTTGAAGTTCAAACGTTAGGGTCCCAGCAATTCACCTAATTTCTTTTTATGTCAGACCCCAGTAGTTAAGGACGGACAGCGGGTGTTCCTGTGAGTTGATCATTTTTGTTAGCGTAAAGGTTATTTATCCTTCACTTCTTTACATTTCTGCAAAGATCAGACTATATCTTCTTCCTGAAATTTCTTATCAATCCGGTAACATGACTATCAGGTAGATTTAAGTGTCGTGCGAACTTGCGAATTGCTGGTTTACCCAGCTCTACCCAAAGTTCAAACAATTCATCAAACCTAGACCATAACTCTTTTCTCGATCTGGGGTTATTTATTCCCCTTACCTTTAGAGACAAGGTTTTCGAGATTTTCAGTTTATGCTCTTCAGTCATTTTTCTACCAGTCCAGGGATGATTTGACTTATCCTTGAAATGATTTTTATGCCAGTCACTGTTTTTTCTTTTAGCTTCTTCTGAGCTTCCTAATTTGGGGGAAATTAAACTAATCTCCCTTGAACCTAGCCCCCATTGTTTTGAACTTTTCCAAATTGCCCACCATAATTTTTTATTATGGGGTTGGGATAAACTTAAAAGTAAATGGGCTATGTAGTGTTCTCTCCGGGTCAGCATTACTAGGTTTGATACTTCATCATTCCCTCCACAACAAATAGGAATAATGTGATGTTTTTCAAGCCCATTTTTGCTTCCCCTTCGTTTGGGGATTGGCCGAAGTAAAAGTAAACGTGATGTGATAAGATTCCAATACCACTTTTCCCATTTATTAAGAAAGTGACATTCTATCAGGAGTGGGGCACTCGTGGATGGGTTATTATTTTCGGTATTCACCATCTAGTCGTTGAACCTTTTGACTACAACTCTATTATAGCATAGAGTCCGAAATAGTCAACTTGGC